CAACGGAGCGGCGGTCTTGGTGGCCTCATATGCCGCTTTCCTGGCCGCGCGATCAGCTTCTTCATTCATGATCCGCCGGACAACCTCGGCCTGACGCTCGCTGAGTGGCTTCTGAGACCTGACCACATCGGCCATGCCAGAGATGAAATCGCTGGAATAGTCGCCGAGAAGGTTGTTTAGGTAGTTGGCAATATCCTGGTTGCCCTCTTCGAGCCATGCAGCGAAGATCTTGGCCTTCCGGGATTCCTTCTGAGCTTGACGAGTTTCACGCTGCTTCGCTAGCCGGTCTTGATGAGCACGCAGGGAGGCCACAGCCGACTCAAGCTCAAGCCGGGTTGCTGTGGTGCCCCAGCCGGCTCCGTGGTTCGCTCCGCCACACGCACAAGAACAATTAGGCCCCGTGGCGCCCATGCATCGCGAATCGCAGCTTTCCGTGGTGGTCACAGCAGCTAGGCGGTCAACGATAATCGTGTGGCTGCAGCCACCTGGGCACATCACACATTGCTGCTGGCTAGTGGCCTTTTCACCTAGGTCGACCCGGTACGGCCGGTCACAGGTGGCACAGCTTCCGAGGTAGAGGTTGGTGCTGGCGATGTACGTGTCAATCATGATGACTCCCTAGCTCGCTGCTGTGTGCCTGACACTTAGTATATAGGATCCTAGTATCCCAGCGTTACCCCGGGAGGTTACGCCATATGGGTGAACTGCTGCGGTCTGGGTGTAGTCCGATCTTCTGTAGCCCAGACGGGCCAGGCCAGCCGTTCGGTACTTGGTACTTGGCAATTTTCGATGCCATCCGGCTGGTTGTTATTTTCGCAGCACTAGGTGTGGTGACGGCAACAGGCACAGCGTGGGCGCGCTCGGTATCGCACGGTGGCCAGCGAGATCGGTATCTAGCTCTGGCTTTCTTCTCGGCGGTGGTCGCAGGCACTGAAGTTGAGAATATGGGTAACTACGCATCGTACCGTCTTGTATTGTCAACAATAGGGGTTGCTTTAGCTATCCGGGGTTTATGGAGGTTTCGCCATGAGCAGCCGTCTGAGCCGGAAGGTTTGATTGATGGATGACATGCGTTCGCTCGCTGAAGAGTTTATTAACGAGCTGCGAGAACTAGTGCAGCCGCCCAAACACAAGAAGCTGCGTGTTGGTCGGTTACTTGCTCTCGTTGCTGGTCTAGCCGTGGCGGCAGCAGTCGCTCTTGTTGCGCGGGAATGCCAGAAAGTGCCCAGCTTTGATCCCTTGGATGATTGATGCCGGGCGGCTGGGCGGGCAGCGACCGCTCAGCGCGCCTACCGGCCAACTGGCCCCAGCTATGTGCCCAGGTACGCCGGAGGGATGGTGACCTGTGTTGGTGGTGTGGCAAGGGCGGGGCGGTACCAGGCAAGAGCCAGGTAGACCACAAACACAGAGGCGATGATCACCGCCTGAGCAACCTCGGCCTTATCCATACCACTCCATGCCATGCCCAGAAGTCCAGCGCAGAGGGCAACCAGGAACGGTGGCGGCATCGTATGGCACGGCCGGCGGAGAAGCATCCGGGATACCTGTAGCGCGCACTCGGATGGTGGGGAGTGGCAAGTAGAGCCCGTAGTAAGGCCCCTTGGTAGGTAGGCCAGCGAGCCGGCGACTTGGCCACCCAACGTGGGGATTCTCCACGGTTTCGTTACTGTGAATCGCAGCCGAAATTCATAGGGAATTGATGGCCTGTCTAGCTTGACAGGTGATAGCCGGGGGTGTACCCTGCCGCGCCTTTACCCGGCACCGGGAGGTACTGCGCTTAGCTGCCCACGCGATCCACCGGGTAAATGATCTTGGGATCTGGTGGTAGGGTTCGCGAACAAGAAAGGCCCCAAGCCGGTGGCTGCCAGCCTGGGGCGTGTCAACCTGTAAGGGCAGGTCAACATGTCTGATCGTACATGCTCGGTAGTGGGTTGTTTTAGGCGCCAAGTGGCACACACGCGGTGTGACCCTCACTACCGCGAGGCGTTAGTTGCTGGCGATGTAGTGCGCCTAGTTCCGCGATCTTCTTGCGCGGGGTGCCGTACGAAGCTACCCAATGGGGGCAGTCCCCAGCGTAAGTGGTGCTCTGTGGCTTGCTGTGAGCGTACGAAACGGCACGGCACAGGCATCTTGCCAGAGAAAACCTGTGAGTGGTGTGATAAGACTTTTATACACCGGATATCAACAACTCGGTATTGCACTAAACAATGCGGCTGGCTGCATCGGTCAGCAAAAATGCCTAAGCAGCCCACTCCTGAACCTAGGATGTGCCCAGAGTGTGGCACAGTATTCACACCACGACCTAATAAGGCAGCTAAGGCTAAATGGTGCTCCCAAGCTTGTGTGCAGCGGGACGTCAAGCGCCGGCATCGTGCGCGGCTAGTAGCGGCGACTGTTGAGCCCATCAACCCACAGCTCGTGTTTGAGCGCGATAACTGGATTTGCCAGCTTTGCGAGAGGCCGATTGACCAGGTAGCGAAAGCACCACACTCATGGTCACGAAGCATAGACCATATCACACCCCTGTCTCAAGGCGGGGCACACACAGACAGCAATTTGCAGGCTGCCCATTTTCGTTGCAACCAGCTTAAAAGTAACTACGAGGAGGCGATATGGCGGGACAGGGTAGGGCGCCTAAGCCTGTGCGTGCCCGGCGCAATGATACCGCTCGCCGAGATGCCGAGATGACTGAGGTTGAGTATGACGGTGAGTTACATGGGCCTGAATTGCCTGTAGGCGTTTTGCCCGATGGCGCGGATTGGCATCCCCAAACCAAAGCTTTGTGGGACTCGTTAAGAGAGATGCCGTTGCTTAAGAACGAGCCTTCTCTTGGATGGCAGTTTTTAATGGACACAATGCTTATGCATACCGTCATGTGGTCAAAGGGAAGATGGGAATTTGCATCAGAAGTAAGATTGCGTTTAGCGAAGTACGGAGCGACACCGGAAGATCGCATGCGGCTGAAGATCAAGGTTGCGACGCCGGCTGATGAAGCTAAGCGGCCAGCCGCAGCGGGACAGGGCTCAGTCTCGGATATCGCCAGCCGGCGAGCCCGGCTGTCGGGCTCCTAGGACCGTTCCGATGGCCCAGGCGGCGCGCTCAGAGCTAAAGCGGGATTGCCTGCACTCGGTCCACACGCCGTCCAGCCGCCAGCCCTCGGCAAGCTCAATCTCGCCGCGCTCGACGGCACGGAGGACGTGAGATCGCAGCATGGCTTCGATCACGGGCGGGTCATCGAGAACGCAGAGCGGCACGAGGCAGGCGAATCGCAGAGGTTCCAAGGTGGTCATCCCAGCGCCACGGCCAGGTAGATGGCGGCCAGCAGCAAGAAGCTCAGGCCTACGAGCATGGCCCAGGCGTAGGCGAGGGCCCGCAGCCAGGTCATCGACGCTTGCCCAGCGGCGACGGCACGGCGTTCTCGGCGAAGTCGGGCAGGCTTACCCAGCGGTCGCCGGATGACCCAGCGAGCCACACAGAGCCCGCTGTGCCGTTCTCCGGCCCTCTGGTCTCCTGCACGGTCACCACTTCACGGCCCCAGGGGTTGCCGAGATCCCACTCCCAGATAGAGCCGACTGCAGGCATGGCGTAGCTCGTGGGTTCGCTCACGTCCGACACCGTAGGCCATTCCCAGCCGGCGACGTCGCGCAACCAAACGCGGTCTTCCGGGGTCAGTGCCTCTAGTGCGGCAATCTCAGCTTTGACCTCGGCCACCTTAGTTTGTATTTCATCGATCTTGGTATTTACTCGGCGAGTATCGCATGCAACGGATACCCGACAGGTAATTACCAATATAATGATCCAGCCGGCTACAGCTACTACGATGTACCAGGTCATAAACAGTATTTTACTCCTAGCGAGGTGACGCCATGCCGCGCCGCCTCGTGCAAGCTAAATACCATGATCGTAATCGCAGCCTTGGATGGTTACTGCTGGCATGGATGGAGTATTTTACGGTCCACGGCCCAGGGGATGTTCAGGGCGACCCTGTACGGCACGGTGACGAAGTATCGAGCTTTATCGTTGATTGCTACGCACTCGATGAAGTCGGTCGTCGACTATATGACTCGGCGTTTTTCTCGAGGCCGAAGGGTTGTGATAAGTCAGGGCTTGGTGGTCGAGAAGGGCTCACGGAAGCTCTGGCGCCTTGCAGGTTCGATGGCTTTGCCCTCGGCGGTGAGGTTTATCAAGATCCTTGGGGTTTAGGTTTTGTCTACGAGTATCAACCTGGTGAGCCGATGGGCCGGCCAGTCAAGGTTCCGTACATCCGCTGCATGGCTACTGAAGAAGGCCAGACCGGACTGGTGTACGACACGATATACTTTAACTTGACAGACGGGCCGTTATCTGAGGTAACGGGCATAGATCCGGGCCTCACTCGGGTACTTTTGCCAGGTGGTGGTGAGATTACTCCATCTACTGCCTCCTCGGCCGCAAAAGATGGCGGCAAAGAGACTTTCGTTATTTTCGATGAAACGCATCTGTACAACACACCTGACCTTCGGCGCATGTACTCGACGGTTACCCGGAATCTTCGCAAGCGCAAGCTGATTGCGGGCACCTGGTACCTCGAAACAACTACGATGTTCGCTCCTGGCGAGGACTCGGTAGCCGAGGGGACTTATCGGCTGTCTGAGGCTATTGAGGCCGGCAAGACGCGGCGAGAGAGGTTGCTCGTTGATCACCGCTGGGGAGAATGCGACAAGACCGAGAATGAAGCTGAGTTGCGAACCGCCATCGCTGAAGCTTATGGCGACGCAATGGCATGGAATGATCTTGACGGACTCGTTGATGAATTCTACGATCCCCGAACCCACATCACAGATTCACGCCGCTATTTTCTCAACGCTGAGACTGAGACCTCTGATGCATGGGTAGCGGCTCGTGAGTGGGATCCGTGCGCTAATCCATTAGCGGTCCTTGCTGACGGCGACATGATTGCCCTCGGTTTCGATGGTTCGGTTAACGATGATGCTACCGCGCTTGTCGCGTGCCGAATTGATGACGGTCATCTCACGCTGCTGGCCTGTGAGGAAAAACCACCAGATGCGGGGAAAGAGTGGCAAGTAGATCAGGTAGCTATAGACGCAGCAGTTGCCCAAGCTTTTGAAAAATATGAAGTAGTAGCCTTTTTCGCAGATCCTCCACATTGGCAGGATTATGTGGATAAATGGACAGCTGAGTTTTCGGGACAGCTTGAAGTAAGAGCCACACAAACACATCCTATCGAGTGGTGGACGAACCGCCCGGCAATTATGGTCAAGACCTTGGAACGCCTCCGTGAAGCGGTTGCGGCTCGACGGCTCACCCATGATGGCTCTACTATCTTTCGTCGGCACGTGCTCAACGCTCGGCGTCGGACGTCTCGCTCAGGCATCACGATTAGCAAAGAATACCCCAACTCGCCGAAAAAAATAGACTCGGCTATGGCCGCCACTCTTGCTTATGAGGCTCGTGCTGACGCAATCGCGGCCGGTGTGTTAACTCGGCGACAGAACAAGTCTCGATCCAAGAGATTGGTTCGGTTCTAGGAGGCTTGATGATGCCTCAGCACGCACGCCTCGCATCAACTATTTCAGAACGCCTAGACCAAGTGGAGCTAGATATGTCTGCGGTGCATGACGCAATTGCCCGGCTGTCCGACCGGCTGGATTTGGTAGAGCAGGCTGTAAAGGATCGGGAGCAGTCGCATGTTGATGCGATCTCGGCTCAGGTCGATCGGGCTGACCAGATGCTTGCGCTTCTTCGTGACGAAAGTGCAGCTCAGTCCGCAGTGACAGAGCACCCGGCTGATGTTGAGTCGTCTGAGCCGACCTCGCACGATTCTGGGTTGCTGAGTTAAAACACACTCACTGCCCACAAGTACAGCTGGTAAGCCAGCCCCACAGGAATAGCAACAAGCAGTGGCACAACAAATACCAGGGCTACGCCTTTCTTAAACTCGCGCTCAGCGCGGTGCAATGAGTGTTTCATACTGGGTGTATCGCCTGCGAGCATCCCAACGTTACAGGGGGTTGGTGTGCTCGATTACGCAGCTCAGCCGAATACCCCTGACTGGTGGCTCCTGCGTCTCGGGAAGAAGCTAGAAACCGACCGTCATAGGCTTGATGCGCTTGACGCTTATTGGCGGGGCAACCACCCGGTGCCGTTCGGTAATCAAAAAATGAGAGAGGCCTACCGCAAATTCCAGAAGCAAAGCAAGACCAATTTCTGCAAGCTGGTAGCGGAGTCGGTAGTTGAGCGGCTCAAAGTGACGGGTTTCCGAACTGGCGGAGATGGGTCTGAGACGCTTGATAAGACGGCCTGGGGTTGGTGGCAAGCTAACCACCTAGACGCGGATAGTGGTTTAGTGCACCGTGCTGCTATTGTCATGAGTCGTGCGTATGTCATCGTTGGCCCGCACCCAACACAAGAAGGTTTGCCGCTGGTAACGGGCGAAGATCCCCGGCAAGTTATACACGAGGCGGCCCCGGACAATCGTCGTCGCCGCCTAGCAGCGCTGAAGACATGGTGGGATGACATCACAGGGCGGCAGCTGGCTGTGCTGTACCTGCCGGATTCGATTTATTATTACCGTAGCGCGGAGAAGACAGCTGAGCCCGTAGAGGGTATTTTCCGATCAGCCGGTAAATGGGAAGTTGACGATTCCGAGGAAGAGACCGGCTCAGTTGATAACCCGCTTGGTGAAGTTCCGGTAGTTCCGTTTTTGAATTGCCCGGATCTAGGAGGTAACACCCTCGGCGAGTTCGAGGACGTTCTTCCTATTCAAGATCGCATTAACACAGAGGTGCTTGATCGCATGGTGATTAGCGCCATGCAGGCTTACCGGCAACGGTGGGCGATTGGTGTTGATCTCACAGATGAGAACGGCAACCCCACTGGCGGTTTTGATCCGGGTGCTGATTTGCTGTGGAACGTCTCGGATGAAAATGCTAAATTCGGAGAATTTCAACCCGTTGACCTAGTTGGGGTGCTGAAAGCAGTAGAAGCGGATGTAATGCACTTTGGTGCGATCACCCGGACTCCACCCCATTATCTGCTGGGCTCTATGGTGAACATCTCGGGTGATGCGTTGGCAGCGGCTGAGACAGGCTTGACCTCTAAGGTTATCGAACGATCACAAGAATTTGGCGAATCGTGGGAGTTGGTTTATCAGCTTGCTGGTCGAGTTATGGGAACTGAAGTTCCTGATGACTGTGAGGTCATTTGGGCTAATCCGCAGTTTAGAACGTTGACTGAGATGGCCGCAGCCAGTGTTCAGCTCATGACAGCCGGCGTGCCGTGGCGTACGCGCATGGCCGAGCTGGATTACACCCCTTCCCAGATCGAGCGCATGCAGAGCGAGAGGGCCTCAGACGCCCTCTTGTCGGCCGCCCTGGCGCCTCAGGTGCCTACTCCCTCTTCAGTGCCTGGGGCGCCGGGCGGCGCGGCGGCGCCCGCCTCGGCGGCAGCGCGTGCTTTGGGAGGCTGAGCGGTGACGGCCCCTAGCCCACAAGCTCAAGCCAGCGCAGCCGCGATGTTGGCCGCCTACTTGGCTGCGACCTCGGTGCTGCGGGCCCGGCTGCTGGACTTCGTAGCCGCCAGCTACGCCGGGCAAGGTGACTACCGCGACGCAGCCGCTGCCGCGTTCGTCGCACAGACGGTGCCGGCGGTGCAGGCCGCTCAGCAGACCATGGCCAGCCTCACGAGTGCCTACCTGGCGCACATGATCGCATCAACGGCTGGTGGCAGCTCAGCGCCGATAGGTGTGTCTGCTGATGTGCTGAGCACTCTGCGTGGTGTCGATCCGGCTGAGGTCTATCGGCGGCCTTATGTGCAGGTGTGGACGGACCTAGCTCAGGGCAAGGACTTCCCTGCTGCTGTGGCGGCTGGCGGCCGGCGTGCTGCCAGCTTGGCGGCTACCGACCTGCAGATGGCCAAGACCAAAGCAGCTCAGGTGGTGATGCAACATGACGGACGCGTTACTGGTTATCGTCGCGTACTTGTTGGTGCGCATTCTTGCGCTCTTTGTGTCCTAGCTTCTACACGCTGGTACAGCCGGGGTGACTTATCTCCAATCCATCCCGCGTGTGATTGCGCGGTAGAACCATTATTCGGCGGCGCTCAGCCAGATGAAATACCGGCCGCTGAGTTGCACGCGATTGTTTCTCGGGATTTGGGGGCTAATTATGTGTCAGCTTCAGGTGCGCAAGGTCCGGTGAACTACCGAGACATTGTGATTACTCATGATCACGGAGAATTAGGTCCGGTGCTAGGTGTGCGTGGCCAGCATTTTACGGGGCCTTCAGATATCCCAGGAGGGTAAGTAATGGGTAATTACAACACGGCGCAACGAGTCGCATTGCTTAAACAAGGTAAAGCTTTGCCGCCCGTGGGGGATGGCCCACCACGATTCCCGATCGATGACGGGTCAGATGTCGATAGTGCGATACATCTGGCCAAAACCAACGAAGAGCGAGCCCACATTTATAAGCAAGCTAAGCGGCTCGGCCAGCTGGGCAAGATTCCGGCTAACTGGAAGCCTGACGGCACAATGCGAGGGGATGGGGCATGACGGAGGCTGCCAAGCTGAATCGTTTGCAGATTATATGGCTTGATCGGAACTACTACATTCGGAAACGACGCGAGAAGATTGTACGTTGGGTTGCTTGGCACCTTCCACATGAACTAGTGACGTGGTGTTATTTTCGGGTGGCGGCTCACGCAACGGGTATGCAATACCCGACATCGAACGCTTGCGATGTTCTCATGATGGACGCTATCAAGCGGTGGGATACTGCGAAAAAGTGACTTCTCTGCAATTCGGCAGAGCTGCGTGACGGCCACGCTCAAGAGCCGGCATTGTCGACGGACATAAAACGGAGAGGTTGAATCATGGCTGACGAAGACACCAACAATGACGCCGAGGGCGGGCAAGACCAGCAGGATCCGTTAATTGGTGGGCATGATAAGCAGGGGCCGGCCGACACCAGCCGCCAAGACCATGAGGAAGATGTCAAACAAGAAGCCGAGGATAAAGGTAAGACACTTTCTCAAGCCGAGGTAGACAAGATTGTCGCTGAGCGCGTCGCGCGAGAGCGTAAGAAGTTCGCAGATTACGAGGATCTGAAGAAGAAAGCCTCGGAGTACGACAAGTTCCAAGATAGTCAGAAGACTGAGCTGCAGAAGAAAGAAGATCAGATAGCGGCTCAAGCTATCGAACTGCAGAAATACAAGGTATCTGAAATCCGGCAAGCTGCGGCGAAGGCTGCTGGGCTTGATTCTGATTTGGCTGAGTTCATTACTGCAGCCGATCCGGGAGAAGCGGAAGAGCAGGCAAAGAAACTAGCTGAGCGGTTCAAAGCTTCAGCGAAGCAGCCTGACTTCAAACAAGGCGCCCGGCAGACTCCTCCTCCGCAGCGTTCTCGGGATGAATTGCTGCGCAATTTGGCGGGTTTCAGCAAACAGTAATCACAGGGCGTGCTAGCCCTGCCTTTCAGTGTAAGGAGATAGGGTCAGCATGACCACATACAATACCGGTATTAACCGAGGTAGCCCTCCGTACAGCACAGACCCGCTTGTTCCTGAGCCGTTGGCTGAGGACATCATCCAGATGCTGCCTCAGCAGTCGTCGGTTATGAGCATGGCACGGAATGTGCCGATGTCCACCCGGACTCAGCGGCTGCCCGTGCTAGATGTTCTTCCCCAGGCGTACTGGGTTTCCGGCGACAGCGGTTTGAAGCAGACGACATCAATGGTGTGGAAGAACGTCACACTGGTAGTTGAAGAGTTGGCTGCGCTGGTGCCAATCCCTGATGCGTACTTGGCAGATACCAACATTCCGTTGTGGGATGAAGTACGGCCGAGGTTGGTGGAAGCCCTGGGGCGTGCTGTTGACGGCGCGTGCCTCTTCGGCACTAACAAGCCGGCTACATGGCCTTCTGCCATCATCCCGGCGGCCATCGCGGCGGGCAACATCATCACGGACACAAGCCCGGACATCCCTGCTGCCGTGGCGTCGCTGGCTGAGCGCGTCGCACTGGACGGGTATACCAACATCAATGGTTGGATGATCCGGCCTGGATTTAAGTGGCGCCTGCTGCGCGTCCGTTCGAGCGGGTCTGGTGAGCCGATCTACATGCCGGATTTGCAGAACGGCAAGGGCGGAAGCCTGTATGGCTACCCACTGCAGGAAGTCAGTAATGGCTCCTGGGATCCGACTGTTGCTGATCTGCTGCTTGGTGACTGGTCAATGGCTATCATAGGCACTAGAAGCGATATCACCTTCAAAATGTTCGACCAGGGTGTAATCGTCGATGACACAGGCAAAGTTATTTATAACGCCGCTCAGCAAGATGGCCAGATTATGCGTGTCGTAATGCGTCTTGCGTTCGCGACAGCCAATCCGATCACCAACCTCAACAGCAACGACGCCACCCGCTACCCGTTCGGCGTGCTGTCTACAGGCTCGGCCTCGGCGAGCTGATCACGGAGTGTGATAGGCTGACAGAGTAAAGCCCCGGCAAGCGATTAGGCCCGCCTGCCGGGGCACGCCAAACCTGAGAGAGCAGGTCTAGCATGGTTCAGGGTACACGAGTCTGCTATCCGTGCGGTATACCACTCGATAACACAGATGTTCGGCGTAAATACTGCTCAGGTAGATGCAAAGAGTGGGCTCGTTTGCACCCTGGAATGAAACGGTACTCGACTGAAGATCGTAAATGCTTATATATAGGGTGTAGAAAATCACTTAACCATCGCAGAATAGATGTGTCGTTTTGTGATCAGCTATGCTATGCGCGATTTATCTTTGGTCGCCCGGCAGTTCCTTTGTCATTGGTTTGTGAGTGCAGTACAGTGTTTACGCCCTGTAATTTGCGTCAGCATTTTTGCTCCAAGCCATGCAGTCAGCGTGCGGCGGGCCGCAAATGGCGAGCCAAAAACCCTGTGTACGTTCGACAGGTGCAGCATTTTCGCCGACTACAGATTACAAGCCATCCAGATAGTGTGAAGGTAACTTATCGAGACTGGCAAAAGCTTTGCCGCCGGTACCGTGGGTGCTGTGCTTATTGTGGAAAAGCCACGCCATCTCCACACATGGATCATGTAGTGCCTATCAACAAAGGTGGGCGGCATGGCATAGGTAACATCCTGCCCGCGTGCTTGAAATGCAATATCTCGAAACATGATAAACTATTGGTGGTGTGGCGGCATGCGCATTTTGTTTATGGTGCATTTGTGGTTACCCCAGCACTGCGCTGGGGCTGAGACAACCGCAGCCGCGTTTGCTAAGAAGCTGATCGATGATGGCCATCATGTCACGATTCAACTCTCTATGCCGCATCCGATGTACGTTACAGGTCCTTACATGCATGAAGGTTCGGCAGTTTACCCGTATGTAGATCAGGCTGACCCGCTGCGATGGTTAGCGGCACCGGAAGGCAAGCCTGATTTGATAGTCACGTACTTGATGAATACACTGCGGGCCTCGATACTCGGTAAGATGCATGGCATCCCGGTAATAACGCTTATGCACAATGATCACATGAAGAGCAGGCATGATCTGAAGCATGGCACGGATCTGGTAGTTTACAATACCGAGTGGATGAAAAAAGCTGTCGAGGACTGGTATCGGGACTACCTCGGCGAACCGCCGCGCGGTATTGTCATTCGGCCACCCATCTTCCCAGCCCAGTACCGGGTAACCCCGCCTACCACAGCTAAAGGGCGTGTTACCCTAATTAATTTGTTTGAAGACAAAGGTTCCGAGATTTTTTATGCGCTGGCTGAGCGTTTCCCGCGCTTGAAGTTCCTTGGTGTTTGCGGGGCCTACGGCAAACAAGATGTACGGAAAATGCCCAACGTCGAGATTATCCCGCATGTAGCCGCTCACCACATGACCACCCAGGTCTACGCCCGGACGCGTGTGCTGCTCATGCCCTCGGTCTACGAGAGCTACGGCCGTGCCGGCGTCGAGGCAGCGTGTTCCGGCATCCCGACCATCGCTACGCCAACGCCGGGTCTGCGGGAAGCGCTGGGCGACGGCGGTGTGTTTGCTGAAGCCAATGACTTCAACGCATGGACAGCTGCGCTGGCGGTCCTCACGACGGCGAAGGGCTGGCTTGCCGCCTCAACGAGAGCGAAGCAGATACCCACTCGTCTCACGACTGAGGCTGACCTAGAGCGGTGGGCTGGGGCAGCACAACGAACGGCCCGCATGCCGGTCTTGACCTAGGAGGTTGCAATGTCACTACCTCCGCTGATCGCACCAACAGATGTGGTCGCCCGGCTACCTTCCACCTATGTGATTGAGAATGCACGAGCTATAGCGCTTATTGCTGATGCCTCAGCGACTGCTCGGCGTATCTCCAAACAAGATTTCACAGTAAATCAGTCTACTGTAGGTATTCGCCCGGTCGGCTACAGGCTTATTCTTCCGCAACGGCCAGTTATCTCAGTGGATAGTATTGCTATCAGATTGCCTAACAGTTCTTCATTGGTGACTATTCCCGGCTGGTACTGGGATGGGTCGGATGAAGTATGGCTCACTGACGGCGGCTCGATTATCAACTTGGCTGAAGAAGTGCTGTTCGCTTTGCAGTGGCAGAGCCCAATGTGCTTTACCACGTACACGCACGGGTATACAAGCATCCCTGATGATATCGTTGGGGTTGTGTGCTCGATGGTAATTCGTATTCTTACCGCCCCTGGCCTTGGCGGTGTGATCTCAGAAACTGTGGGTGAGTACTCGTATCGCCTCTCGGATGCAGCGGCTCAGGGTACTATGGGTGTGACTGATGCCGAGAAGAAGATCCTAGAGTCTTACCTGCCACGTCGGACATCAACCGCTGAATTGAGAGGGTAGAGAATGAAGAGTGCCGAGATCAAGGGTTATCGGGAGCTGAGCGAAGATGATATTGAGTTGGTTAACCTGATCAAAGACGCTGAGATTCAAGTAGCTAAGGTATGGCGGGTAATCGAAAACAGAAGCGTTAGCGACCGACGTTGGGTGGCTATCGCTAAGACACATTTTCAGGATGGTTTCATGGCATTGGTGCGTTCGGTTACGAAACCTGAGGATGTGTTCTAGGGGGTCTGATGTTCTTTGCTCACCCTCAAACAGTGCGGGTAAATCATCGTGAGATTGACCGTAACGGAGATTACGTGGTCACAGATTCGTATGATTTGCCCGGATGCGCGATAAGCTTGGCAAGCAAGACCCGTGCTTACGAAACAGAGACGCCCGACAGAGACACCGTGCGGGCGCAAACTATATTGTTCGCGCCCAGCGGCTCGGATATTCGTACCAATGACACAGTTACTTTGTTAACGGACAACACCACCTGGCATGTGTGGGGTTTGCCGACTGGATTTCAGAGCCCGTTTACAGGGTGGGCTCCTGGGATGCAGGTGCCGCTGCGGCTGTACGAGGGCTAGACCGCCGCACGAGGGTCCACGTCAGGCCGGCGGCCAGCAAGCCTGCCGTCAGTGCGGCCACGATGTTCACAGATGCCACGCTGATAGCCACAAGAACCAAGAACACCACCCAGGCCCAGCCCACCACACGAAGTATTCTAGTGGCCCACAAGGGGCCCGGCGTGCGCCTGGTGACGCGTTGCTGGGTATTTTCCCTTCTGGTAGCGAGACGTTCTTTCCGTGCTACAGCCCGTTGGTGCCTTGCCTCTGAGGCTGCTACTCGGCGTTCTCGCGCTTCCTGCCGCGCCGCACGCTCACGTTCGAGCTTGCCAGGGTCAGCAATCTGCTCCAGCAACTTTGTCTGAGCCTGCAGCTCTCGGAGTTGAGATTTGGCGACGCGTTGTTTCTTCGAGCTGCCGTGCACGAGCCCGCCGGTGCCGAGCATGAGCGTGCCTCTGATGAGTCCCATCGGTCTGCCTTCCTACTTTGTTGATGTGCTTGTGGCCGGTGTATCGGATCCTAGCTACTGAGTGTTACAGGGGGTTGATGTGGGATTCTCGCGTGTCTCGATCAGCTACCCCGGCCTGGGTGACTACATGCGCACCTCGGAGGCGCTTCGTGTGGCGCTGCGGGCCCATGCCGAGGTAGGAGTGAGGTTCGCTAAGTCCATTGCTCCGGTAGGTCCGTCACGAGACAAGCACCGTACCGAGTTCCGCGACAGCATCCATTCCGAGGCGGATAAGGGGCTAGACGGCCGGTCTGCTGCGCGCATCGTGGCATCGCCGATCTGGCCGGAAGTCGGCCGTAAGCACATGCGTCCATACGCGGGCTCACACACTCTACGTCGGACAGCCCAGTATCTCAACGCGCCGAAACGGAGCGCCTAGATGGGCCTTAATCTACCTCCTTTCGCCGACGCTGAAGAGGTCGCCTATGTGCTGCTTAGTACCGTAGGTAACGTAGTTAAAGGCACTCCGACTAACATCGTTACACCGGTTATTGTCATTCGCCGCATCGGCGGCCACAGCGACTATGTAACGGACTTTCCGGAGATCCATGTTTCGGCTATCGGAGATACTCGGATGCAGTCCTCGCGGTTGCAGATACTGTGCCAGCAACAGATAGAAAACTCTTTCGCTACTGAGGTGACGCTACCTGATAACTCGGTAGTGCTGATCGACGGCACAACAACTCTCACTAGTGGGCATATTGAGGCATACGAAAACGTGGATCTTCGTGAAGTTTCTGCTATATATCAGATACGGATGCGCCGGCCAATCATAGCCGCGCACTAGGAGGAAAGCAGCTGTGGCCGACTACACCAGTATTGCTCATCGTCAAGCAACCCTCATTCGGAAAGCGTTGGAAGGCTCGGTATTCATTGCGCCTTACACGGCGGCGGCTATCACAAGTATCACGACAGGCGCCTCTCAAGATATTGCACCGTTGCCTGCCGGGTATGTCGACGTTGGAATGATTGATAAGAAGGCTGCGCCTACGTGGGGCAGCAAGGTGACATCACAGGAAGTGATGGCCTGGGGCGATGTTTATGCCGCACGACGTGATATCACGAAGATTGACGGCAGCCTCAAATTCACCATGCTTGAAACGAACCGGACTTCCCTGCAGCTGTACATGGGTCAAGACCTCACCGGTGTAGCACTGGCGCCGACTACTCGTGAATTGGTCATCAACCAGGCCGCCCGGCCTTCGCCGATCCCTTACCGCGTGTTAGGTATCACTCAGGACGGCACAGGCGCGAACGCCATCTACGTCGGTCGATTCTACCCACGCGCGTTCGTCACAGATATTGGTGATCAGAAGTGGGATGATGATGCCGAGGCCCTGGTCTGGGACGTGACCCTCACTCCTCAGAATGACATCACGGTTGGCGGTCCTGGCGGCTCACCGGTCGTGCATTACTTCGGCGGGCCAGGATGGCTCGCACTTCTTGCTGCTACAGGCTTCAATGCCAACCCTGGTGGCAGCTGATGATACACTCTCAGTAAGGACCCCGGCAGCTGTTGGTAGCAGCTCCGGGGCGTGGTCGACCGGTAAGGGGTCAACATGCTTGAGTGTACACGGTTAGTCTGCGAAAATTGCAGTATTCAGTTTCTACGGCCGTCTAAAGATGGCCCTGTTCCTCGATGGTGTTTGTCTTGTCGTGCTGAACGTGCACGAATCAGACAACAAAAGTGGCAGCGAGCAAAAGCAGCTGAGCTAGCGGCACAAGCAATGCCTAAGATCGACATTTGCGCAGAGTGTGGGGTTAGTTTCTTTCGTCCGTGCTCTAATGGGGTTCGGCGACGATGCGATTCTTGCCGGGCAGATCATAATAAAACCAGGCACAAGCTATATCAACCGAACCCCGATCGGTCACCTAAGCCGTGCGAGCTTTGTTTTATATCAATAATTCCTCAACCTGTTGGGCCCGTAGCTAGATGGTGCCGTCCGTGCGCTGTTATTGTGCAACGGCAACAACGAAATGCTTGGTTGAAAGCTCGCCCGGAACTGCAACGGGTTCAGTGGCAAGCACATAAGCAACGACGTCGAGCTGCGAAGCGGACTACTGAAGTTGAGCGGTTTAGCGTAGCTGAGATTTATGCACGTGATAAGTGGCGTTGTGGGATTTGCTGCAAATTCGTAGATCGTGATTTGAAATACCCAGATCCGCAATCGCCATCGTTGGATCATGTCGTCCCATTGGCACGCGGTGGGGCGCACACTCGCGCTAATGTCCAGCTTGCTCACTTACGCTGCAATTGTCTAAAACAAGATCGGATAACTGGTGGCCGCCTACAAACTTGAGCGTTATCGCAAAGAAGCAGAGATCTCGCCTTTTGAGCTGGAAATCGAAGAGGGCCGAGTTATCTCTATCCCGGCGCCCGATGGCGATACGGTTCTAGATTTAGCTGAGATTCCGCTCCAAGAGCCCCGGCGCATGCTTCGATTACTCCTCGGTGACCAATACGAGGAAGTGATCGGCATCGTCGGCAAGGACCCGTCAGGAGTGTTGCCGGCGCTCACGGCTGATATGCTCAAGCACTTCAAAATCGGGCAGTTGATGAATGCACCGGGGGGATCAAGGGCGTTGCCACGCTGATAGAAAAGCATGGCAATGCCATAGAGTATGACCTTCGGCATGAGCTGAGTATTGATCTGCGGGATTATATCCTTGGTGAGCGCCCTTGGGCTCAGCTGCACAGATTCTTAGAACGCCTCCCCCGGCATTCTCACTTCCATGCTTCGGTGATGGCGGATGGCGATTCGGTAGCTGAGATGCTGCGCCGGTCCGGCGGAAAGGATAGTAGGTCGTTTGGTCTTGTCGGCTGGACATATGAGCGTGAATTACTGACGCTTATCGTGGATGTACTAAATCAGCTGCACGCAACGATCGTGCAGGCTAACTCAACAGATGGTAAAAGACCGGCAGTCGAGATGCTGAAACGACCGGTTACGGCTCTTAACAAAATTGAAGCTCAGCAAACAGCACGAGATCACCAAGAGCGTGTTGCAAAGTTCCTGCCTAGGGGGTGAGCTAAAGATATGCCAGACTACAATGTAGGTTCGGCATATCTTTGAAGTAGCTCTCTGTGCTTCCCGATATGTCGACGTTCGGGGCCAAGGTTAGGGAGGAGTTAGCTAAAGATAATTTTGATGTCGCGGTCACGATCAAGCCGGATACATCAGGCACAGGTAGTGCTGCCACTGCAGGTGCCGAGTATGGTGACGCATTCGGTCAGGCGGCCCGCAAGGGCATTGAGGCAGCGCTTAAGGATCTTCCTAACCCATCTATCGACGCGGATAGTTCGCCGGCTGAGCGCAAGATAGCTGAGCTGCGGACTGAGCTGGAAGATCTCAAAGACAAGAAAATTGGCGTTGATATCACCGCCGATGAAGTGCTGGCCAAAGTTGCCGAGATCAAGGCAGCTCTCGAAGACATGGCCAAGGACAAAAAGGTAGACATCGCAGTCCGAACGGATGCGGCAGCTGCCTTCGCCGACCTGGCAGCCGTGAGCGCCGAGGCTGACGCGCTTGATGGCAAAGATGTTCGGTTGAAGGTTACCGATGATGGCTCGGCCAGCAGCACAAAGAACGATATCAATGCTTTGATGACTGCGGGCATTGCCCTTGGTCCTGCCATCATTCCAGTAGCTGCCGCTGTTGCGGCCGCGTTAGCCGGCATCGGTACCGGCGCCGTTCTCGGTGCTGCGGCTTTTGGTACCGTGCTGCTGGCTACCCACGGAATTAGCACAGCTGTCACTGACCTCACGACTGCTCAGCAGCAGCAGGGACAGAATGCAACACAACTCGCCGCTCAGCAACTCTCTGCCGCTAATAGCGTTTCATCCGCTCAGGATGGCGTGCGTAATGCCATTACTGGTGTGGAAGACGCGGAGCGCTCGGCGGCTATTGCTAATCAGCAAGCGGCTGAGCAAGTAGCAAATGCTGAGCGGTCAAAGCAAGACGCGATTACTTCTGCGGGAATCGCTATTCAAGGCGCTTTACAGTCTGAGAGCAGCGCAGAGCAAGCCCTCGGAAACGCAGAGCAACAAGAGCAAGTAGCACAAGAATCTCTCACTCTGGCCCGGCAGTCTGCGCAACGCCAAATAGAATCGCTCACACTGGCTGTCGAGGATGGTGCGCTAGCTGAGCGCCAGGCTCAGCTGAACATTCAATCAGCCAAGCAAGCTCTTGATACTGCCCTCGCTAACCCAACCGCCACAATACTGCAGCGGCAGCAGGCACAACTCACCTATGACCAAGCCGTTCAGCAGCTCACGGACGTTCAGGCCCGCAATGCGAATAACGCACAGGATAAAGCCGCTGCGGACGCTGCTGGGGTCAATGGCTCCCAGCAGGTACAGGCTGCGCAACGAGGCGTTGTCTCGGCTACTCAGGCGGTAGGCAACGCGCAAACGGCCTTGGCCACGGCGCAGCAAAATGTTGATCAAGCTCGGGCCAAGGGTGCTGAGCAGATCATGGTGGCACAGCAGGCCTTGACCGACGCCGAGGCGAAGCAGGCGGAGACTGCACGGGCTGGGGCTGAGAGCGTTACCAAAGCGCAAGAGGCTGAGGTATCAGCTAACCGGGCACTGGCCGGCGCGCTGGCGCAGCAGGCGGCTCAGCAGGCCACGGTATCTAGCTCGGCGCAGAAGCTCGCCCAGGACATGGCTAACCTCTCGCCGGCTGGCCAGCAGTTCGTGTATTTTGTGCATGACTCCCTTGAGCCGAAGGTCAAGGAGTTGCAGGCGACGGCCCAGCAGGGTTTATTGCCTGGGGTTGAAGCGGGTCTGCAAGCTATGTTTCCGGTATTCCCTGAGATCAATGGTCTCATCGGCACGGTATCGACCTCCATAGGAGACATGGCGCGCCGAGCGGGACAGGCGCTTAATGATCCGTTCTGGCATGGGTTCATCGCGTTCATCAATGGCGAAGCAGGGCCGAGTTTTAAGATCTTCGGCTCGGTCCTCGGCAATTTTGCTCAAGGTGGCGCGGCTATCCTTGAAGCATTTAAGCCGGTGTGGGACCAGATGGGCGCTGGGGTACTGGGCCTATCCCAAAGGTTCGCTGATTTCAGCAAGAACATGGGCCAAAATACACAGTTCCAAGCTTTCTTGGCCTATGTGAAAGAAGAAGGCCCCAAGGTTGTTGCATTCCTAGGTGATCTCATTACAGCGTTTGTGCACCTAGGACAATCCCTCGGCCCGGTAGGCGGAATTGTCCTCACAGTAGTGGATTCTTTCGTCAAGTTCATTGCATGGATTCCTACCCCGGTGCTTGGGCCGTTGGTCACTGCTTTGTATCTCGCGTACTTGGCTTACTCGGCTCTCAAAATTATCGAGAATGTCAATACGTTTATCAAAGATAATACGTTGATCACGAAAGCTAGCGAAGCGGCTCAGCTAGCATGGAACACAGCCGGCGCAGCTGGCGCGTACGTGATGGGGGCTATTCGAGATAGCACCCTCCTTGCTACCGTGGCGACTTACGCGCAGAGTGCCGCGTCGGGAATTGCTACGGCCGCTCAGTGGCTGTGGAATGCAGCCATGGATGCTAACCCCATTGGGGTTGTGATCCTTGCGTTGGCGGCCCTCGTTGTTGGAGTGGTCTACTGCTATACCCACTTCCAAACATTCCGAGATATTGTTGTTGATGTTTGGACAGTGATTAAAGACATCATAGAGGCGGTGTGGAATTATACTATTCGCGTTATCTTTGACGAGATAAATGCGGGTTTGCGCATCCTCGATGACGCGTGGAATGTGTTTCTTGGCGTTGTCCGGCTGGTTTGGGACGGCATCAAGGTTGTGTTCGATGCACTAACTGGTAACTGGCAGGGCGTTGTTAACGCTTTCAATGACGGCATGAACACTCTGCAAACCATCTGGAACCGGCTTGTTGACATCGCGAAAACTCCAGTTAATTTCGTTATTGACACCGTCTACAATCACGGCATCGTGCCCGTGTGGAACGGGATTGCCGGGGTCTTCGGGCTAGGCACCCTGCCGCCGGCAGCTCTGCTGGCCGAGGGTGGCGTGCTCCCAGGCTATGCCCCTGGTCGCGACACTGTGCCGGCCATCCTCTCAGCTGGAGAGGGTGTGCTTGTACCTGAGGCAGTGCGCGGGCTAGGCGCTGATTTCGTGCACACGGCAAACTCACACTTCTCAGGAGGACGAGCAAACTCACGAGGAGTCACGCACTTTGCCGGCGGTGGCATCGTCGGCACTCTTGCCAGCATTGTGGCTGACCCTGTGGGATCGATCAAGAGTTTGTTCAGCAATGTTACGAGTGCGGTTATTCCGGGCTCTGGTTTGCTGCACCAAGCTTTGGTGGACATCCCAGGCAAGATCATTGATGCGATAACAGCCAAGGCCAAGAATCTCGTTACCTCGATCGGCTCGGCATTCAGCGCTGCTTTCACCGGAAGCCCAGACCTGGCAGGATGGATTGCACAAGCGATCAGCCTTACCGGGGTTCCTGGGTCCTGGGCTGGGCCGCTGAGTGTGCTTATCGGTCGAGAATCTGGCGGTAACCCGAACGCTATCAACCTCTGGGACAGTAACGCAGCGGCAGGGCACCCATCGCAAGGGTTGATGCAGACCATTCCGGGCACATTCATGGCCTACCACCAAGCCGGCACGAGCTTTAACATTCTTGATCCTATCGCGAACATTGCGGCAGGTATCAATTACATCAAAGCTCGGTACGGTGACATTTTCCATGTGCAGCAAGCCAATCCGAACCTACCCCCGCAAGGGTACGACTCGGGAGGCTGGCTGCCGCCTGGTATCACCATGGCATACAACGGGACAGGCGCGGCCGAAAGAATTTTGACTGCACCGCAGTATCAAGCACTCTCAACGGCAGCGCAAGGCAGTGGACAGCAACCTATCAATGTCAATGTGTACCCACGGGCTGAGCACTCCGAGGCGGACATTGCTGACATGGTGGAACGCCGGCTTTCTTTTGCTTTGCGGGCCGTGACGTGAGGGAAGGTGGGATTTAAGCGTGACGTTTCCTATCTTCCCCACAGTCACTCTCGATGGGCAGACGTGGTTGTTTCGAGTGGAGGGTGGCCCCCTGCCTCTCGACGCTAACGGCGTGGAGTGGATCTTAACCAAGTTCGATGGCTGGGGCGGCCGGCCAGCCCCACGCACCGCGCGCACTGACCGGCAGGGCCACTCGGGGTCTTTCCGCTCAGCGGCCTACACAAGCCCGCGCATCATGAACCTAGAGGTTGTGGCCACCGCGCCCAGCGTCGCGGCCATGCGAGCGGCTGAGACTGCTATGGCCGCCATCTGCTCTGACGGAGCGAAGCTCTACGAGATGGCGGTCTCTGAATCCGGCTCTGCCCTCTCGGTCTTCATTGAGCTGGACGACGCAACACTGACCACGCCGCGTCTGTGGAATCAATCCGTGTTCAGCTTGCGTGTCGCTGCCCCGGATCCCCGCAAACATGATTCATCGTGGCAGAGCCCCATCGGTAACCTGGGAGTCGCGCCGACCGGCGGCGCAGCGTTCGCCACTCCTGGTTTGGTTTTCTCGTCGTACGTCGACTACGGCACGCCCGGTGTGCCCTCGGCAGTGACAGTACATAACGCGGGCACCACGGTTGCGCATCCGTTGTTTGTTGTCGCTGGCCCAGTGGCGACAAACTGGCAGATAGCTGACATCACTAATGGAACCATCATTACGTACACTAAGGCGCTGGGGCCGACTGACGTCGTAACCATTAACAGTGATGACTTTGTGGCTCAAGGCTTCCCGGGGCATGGAGTGTACCTCAATACCACTAACAACCAGCGCTCCTCACTGCTAACCCCCGGCGGCTGGCCGTATGTGCTGCCTGGCCAATCAGTTACCTACAATTTGCGATCAACCGCATACTCACCGGCAGCTTCCATGACGGTAAATCTTAGATCGGCATGGAACTGATGAGGCCCCACAGGCATCCTGCGAATATCGCACTGCATGACCGGAAGAGCCGAGTAGATGCGGCAGTCGGGCGATTCGTGGTGTACTTCGGTTCATTAAAGTTCATCACACAGCAGACATTGATAATCATTCTATGGATCGCAGCTAATATACTCGGCATCATTCGCCACTGGGATCCTTATCCCTTCATCCTTTTGAACCTTGTCTTTTCTACTCAGGCAGCGTACGCAGCCCCGTTAGTGTTGATGGGTCAGAATAGGTCAGCTGAGCATGACCGGCTCCGTGCGGAAGAATCGTTTGCCACCACGAACAAGACGCTAATGGAGCTAAGTCAACTCCGAGCTGAGCATGCCGAGTTCCGGGCCGAGTTGACGGCTCTCCTGAAGGGAAACTAGTGGCTAATATCTCACCGCATCAACAGCCGGGGTATGTCGATAAAGACACCACCAATAACAACGGTGATACCGCTCAGGCGTTCCGCTACGCGGCAGGGGCTCTTGCCCAACCAGCTCCCCTTCAAACTTTCCAGTGGGCATCCGGTATCTTTCCTGGTGACTCGAACGCAGCCGTCATTACCGACTACCAAACCACCCAAGCGAGCCCCTCGGCTAACATGACAGTGCTCGTGCAACCTGGCCAGCTCATCGTTAACCGCTCTTCCGGTGGCCCCTATATCGGCACAAGCAACGCGGCCTTTTCTGTCACAATCCCAGCCTCGAATACCAATCCGCGCATTGACTATGTGATTATGCGTGTGCGTGACCTCGGCATTGACGGAGTCAGTCTGGCCGTGCGGACCTATGACGCGGTCGTGCTATCTGGGACGCCCGGCGGCAGCCCAGCTGAGCCGGTTGGCCAGCTCACCGACGGAGATATCGTCCTTGCTGCTATCACGGTGCGCGCGAACACCACAAGCATCCTTAACTCAGACATCTCTGATCGACGTCTCTTCGTGGCGGCTCAGGGCGGCATTTACCCGATGTCGGCGAACGATACTCGGGTAGGCGCCTACCCTGGGCAAGTCCGATACAACATGAATACTGGTAACTACGAGGGATGGAATGGTTTAGCTTGGGTGATCATCGCATCCCCAGCTGTGTGGTCCTCGTGGTCGCCGACGCTGCATTATAACGGTGCTGGTGGCATCGGAGCTGGGACGGTCAACCTCGGTACCGGCGGTACCGTTGTCGGGCGTTACATGCAGCAAGGCAAATTACTCAACATTGCTTACACCTTCACCTGGGGATCTACCGGGTTTAGTGCGGGGGCCGGCCCAATCAACTGCTTGCTGCCACCCGGATACACTTCGCGAAACCTCGGCGAAACGCATGTGCCGTGTATGTGGTACTCCGGCTCGGTTACCAAGACCGTGTGGTCTGGCTTGGCTTACATCGGGCCGAACAGTAACGGCCTTAGCCCTCGTTTCCCAATCGGGCCTGGCAATCCAAGCATCTGGGAACTAGCGACTCAAGGCTATGGCGGAGTGACCGGCGTAGGCACGGGCACGCCGAATATAGCGGGCGCATTCAGTGATGGGCCAGCAGCAGTGCTGTCCATCATGGGAGCAATCGAAATCCAGTAGTTTTGACTACCCTGTGTTATACCAGCGAAGGTCGTTGTAGTACACTTAGATCATGACCAGAGCTAATAGCGACTTCTACACCTGCTTGAGCTGCGGAACCAGTCGAACTGGTGACGAGATGAGATACCCTGGTAAAACAAAGGGCATGCCACGGATGGTATGCCAAGTTTGTTGTCTAGCACGCCCTGATCAAGCATGGTGTAATGGGCATCGAACATTCCATCTTAAAAATCAGTTTCACACAAATAGAAAACGACCTGAGGGTGTCACCGAATCATGTAAAATTGTGTTGACGATTCATCAGTACAATTATCGTCATGGATACCAGTCTGATATTAGACTTCGCACTTGTATGATCTGCAAGGAGAACAAACATCCTTGTTCGTTTCGCGGCGGGATAAACAAGCGGTACATATGCACGATTTGCTCAGAGGGCCATCCTGGAAAATCTTGGTGTGTTGGGTGTGAAGATTGGGGTCCTTTAGATTGGTTTGAAATAAGTTCCCGGCGTAATCCTATGTCATGGTGTGCTTTGTGTTGGGCTCTTCGCACACACAACACAGATCTAAAAACTGTACTAGCTCGGCAAGGATCTGTAAAACCTGACTGCGCCGTTTGTAGCCTAAACGACCGGCGTTGTCTTTGTGTAGATCACGATCATCGTTGTTGTCCCGGAGATCGATCATGTGGAAAATGTGTGCGAGGTTTATTATGTCGAACTTGCAATCGCATCGAGGGTTTGTTAGGAACCACATCTAAAGCAACTCGTATGCTGGCCTACATGACCAAGGCGGATGGTGCCTTTGGTGTATAGAAACGAGGAATAATGAGCTTCCAGTGGTACCGTCAGGCACCTGTCCACGCTTGGAACCAAGAAATCAAGTTCACCGCAGATACGATCAAGGCAACACTACACACAAGCACGTACACCCCATTGCCTGATACCCATGCTTACGTATCCGACCTCAGTAATGAACTGACGACAGCCAACGGATATACAGTCGGTGGGCTCACGCTGGCCAGCTGCACATGTGCCTACACGGCTGCTAACTCCTGGTCGACTGCTTGGGCTGCGTCGACTGCTTATGCGCTGGATTTCGTCATCCGGCCGTCGTCTGGTAATGGGTTTCTGTACCGATGCGCGGTTGCTGGCACGTCGGGCGCCTCGGCCCCTACTTTCCCCACGGTGGTAGGTACCACGGTCACAGACGGCGGGGTGACCTGGGAATGTGTGGGCTCAGGTGTTGTCGTCTTCAACGCCACATCTCCGAGCTGGGCTACGGCCACGTTCGGCCCTTGCAGGTACTTGGTTCTTAGCGATAGGACTCCTGGCACCGCTGCGACGCAGCCGTTGATCGGCTACTTCAACTTCGGTTCAGACAAGACCGGCCAAGGCGGTGCATTCACTTACAACTTCAATGCACAAGGCATTGCTATGATTTTCGTTCCGTAAGATGTTTCATTGATGGAAGGAGCCGTGCGTGGCTACACGGCTCTACTTCAATAACACAGCGGCACCCTACACTCCAACCACTATCCGGGGCACGTGGAGCCTCACTACGGGTGCAGTTACTAAGTTGCTGGGTGCAGCTCACGATAGCGGGGCGCCTGCCACAGTCGCTGTTGCTGAAACTAATAGTTCCACTACATATAACGTGCTGTGGGGGCGATGGATTTCCGCGCCGGCAGCAGTTAGCGGAAATCTCTCTGGTGTTGTCTCTTGGGCTGTTGGTGTTAAAGAGTCAAGCCTTAGTGCGCTCGATGTCCTCCGCGTGCACATCTATGTTACTACGGGAAGTAGTGATACTCCGCGCGGCACACTGCTAGCTAACTACACCGATACTGTCAGATTCACCACCACCGCTGCCGGTATTTCATCGCTTGACGTAGCGATCAGCACAGTAGCTGTAACGGCCGGAGACCGCGTTGTTGTCGAGATCGGCTACGAAGCACAAAATAGCTCGACATCTTCATTTACCGGAACGATGAACTACGGCGGTAACCAGTTCTTCCGGGACTTGGTTGCCGCCCAATCTTCTGGCAGCCATGGTACCGATCCCACCACAGGCTTTGGTTGGGTGCAGTTTTCTGACCCTAATAGCGTGCTGGTCGCGGCGCCGACGTCGAGCGCCAACAAGTGCCCTAACCCAGCGGCGAAGACCTACCAGGACTTCTGGTCAACCGTATCGGGAACCACCGTCACGCAGCCCGCCGAGACTGGATTCAGTCGTACCACGGGACTGCATATTGTCATGGGCACGGTTGCGTCGCCGACCGATCCGAACATCCAACCAGGAATAGCGCCTGCCTCTGCCGGGGAAACCTGGTCATCATACGTTGAGATCAAAGGATCACTCACCTCTCCTGACACCACAACGTGCTGGCTTAACTTCTTAGACGCTAGAGGCAACTTTCTTACGCCTAACCCGTCGCAGACTATTACGCCGACAAATACTGCGCAGACGGTTATTTTCAACGGATATACAGCTCCGACTAACGCAGCATCAGTCGGAATATCTGTTGAAGGCACCATGTCAACAGGTGACACGATGGACGTCACTTGTGTTCGATACGATATTGCCGCTTCCCTCTCGGCATACGCAGATGGCGACAGCACGGGATGGTCTTGGGATAATGCTCTAACTGACGGCGATTCACCGTCACGCCAAAACAACACACCTACCAGTATTGCAGGAGATACTTCAAGCGGGCAGCGTTTTAGCGGCCCTACTGGTGCTAACGCTATCGGTGTTGTCACTACAGGAGACACGCCAGCTGCGCACCGCGCGGCGGGGCCGTCCGGGCTCGGCCCTAATGTGGCGCCTGCCGGCGACTCCCCAGCCGCGCAGCGCAGCGCGGGGCCTGACGGTGGTCTAGCTCTAGGGGTATCCCTGACGGATAGCCCCTCAGCGGCTCGCCAGGCCGGCCCTGACGGACTCATGGCCATCGGGGTATCCCTGACGGACAGCCCCTCGGCGCAGCGCTTCTCTGGGCCCGATGGCGCGGCCGGCGTAGGTGTCACGTTCGGACCTGACACCCCAGGTGCCCAGCGCAGCGGCGGCCCCGATGGCACGGCTGCCATCGATCTCAGCAGCACGGCTCCGCCCTCGGGGCTGCGCAGTGCTGGGCCTAACGGATCCCTGGCCTTGGGCGTCACCACCACGGACACGCCCTCAGCGGGCCGGTACGCCGGCCCTGTGGGCTCCGTATTCGCTGATGTGGGCGGAAGCGTCAGCCTCACCGATACCCCCTCGGCGCGGCGTGTTGCAGGACCGGACGGCGCGCTGGTGCTGAGCATCGTGCTCGTAGGGGATTCACCCAGCGCCGCACGGTTTGCGGGCCCTGACGGCGTGTTGGCCATTGGTTTCGTACTTACTGACACCCCCTCGGCCGAGCGCGATGGCGGCCCAGACGGCGTGGTTATCGCGATTCTCAGTGACTCGCCGAGCGGGCTGCGCTTCTATGGGCCTGACGGAGCGATGGGGATAGATCTCCCCATTACGGCGGATACACCCTCGGCGCCCCGTTGCGCCGGCCCTGTCGGGCTTGTGGGTATCGGCATCGGGGCCGATGTCATTGCGGGCACGGCCGCCCCTTCAGGATCTCGCTATGGTGGCCCGCTGGGTGAAGTACTGCTGGCGATGTTGCCCAGCCGACCGCCTTATACCCCCTCGGCACCCACAGTGGCGCCCAGTTACACACTATGGGTGGCCGATACTTGTACTGGCCGGATGCTGTGGGAGCTGCCGGCGGAAACGCTCAGCTGGAATAACAAGCTCAATGATGTGGGCACGATAACAACATCACTCTCTGTTGAGAGCATCTGGGATGCCCTTTCTGACCAGGACGAGCGAGATCCTCGGATCATGCTTAGAGAGATCCTCAGCGGTCCTTGGCGATTCTCGTTGGTGCTGAAGTGGGGCAATAACGCAGTTTGGGCAGGGCCTTATCTCACGATGTCTCGGCCGACCCCTCAACATGTTGTCCTCAACGGTGCCGAGATAGCTAAGATTTTCTCTAAGCGCGCACTTATTAAACCAGGGGCTATCTCAGCAGTAGATCCGACTGCTGATACGTCGTTTGGTCCGGGCGCAACGAAATCACATGTGGCGGCAGCCTTGGTGAGTCAGGCGCTAACCGGCACAGGTAATAGTCTACCTATCACTGTCACAGATCCGGGCGGCTCAGGCACCGATGCCCGAGTTTACTACGGATATGACTTGGCATACTACTGGGATCAATTAGTGGCATTAATGGCCGAGGTAGACGGCCCAGAAATCCGGTTTGATCCGCAAATTACGCCAGGCTCTGACGGAGATTACGTGTCCTGGGTAATGCAGGTCGGCACCCCTTATCTTGGACGCGATGCAACAACGTGGGTGTTTGATTCGGATGTTACGTCAATTGTGGGCATGGATGCGGATAGTTCTTCCATGGCTATGGGAGTGTGGTCTTCAGGCACAGGCCAGTCTCGGGATAAACTCATCGCTCATTCAACAGACACAAGTCTGTTGAATCTTGGGTGGCCGATGCTGGAATCTGTAGATAACACGCATACATCAGAAATATGGTACCCGATCCTAGCGGCGCACAATGCCGGGGCACTTGATGCTTACAAGCAGCCTGTGGTGTCTTTTAACGTAATGGTGGCTGCTGATTCCGACCCCATGGCCGGCACGTACCGGGTAGGACAGGATTTCTCAGTAGACGTGCACGGTGACCCCATTATCCCAGATGGGTTCTATACCCGCCGTATCGCGGCTATCAACGGCACAGAGAAACCCTGGGTGACTATCACAGATGTTGGCCCTGTCCCGTTGGCGGCTATCGGTCCACTCACAACTTTAGGCGGTCCGTAGAATGCCAGTCACTCCTACGCCTACAGGTCTTTTGCAGACAATAGCCGCTATGCAGCGTCAACTCGCTGAAATAACCCGCAACGCTGGCCGACCTACCGACCAGATGCGAGACAATAATGATAATGTTGTGCACATGGTGCCGGGCACCTCTTATCCGGTTTTAGGTGCCCGGAATCAGGATGTGTCGGTTGTCCTCGCTAATGGTGCAGCAGCCATCGGTGACGGTCAGGGACGAGACCCTCGCCCTATCACAGCATCAACATTCTACGGACCGGTTCAGGGCGATACAACGGGAGTGCATCACGGGGATGTAGGTACGTCTACCGAGGCTCATCATCATTATGGCGACGTCACAGGTAATACTTTCGGATTTCACTATGGACCGGTAGGCGATGGCGTCACGCAATACCAAATTAACGCACTAAATGTGTTCTCAACAGGATTTTTCGGCAACGTCGGCACACCAGGCCAAAACTGGCAGCTGTGCGGCACGGTTATTGCTCCCTCGGAACGTCGGCTTAAAGAGGATTTTCGAGAATTCTCTGCTGGTGAGCTGGTAGACGCGGTGCCTTCTTACCGCTGGCGGTGGCGTCGTCGGCTCAAAGATGACGAACATGAGCATGCCGGCCCGATGATCGATGACTTGGCCAAGCACGCTCCTTGGTTAGTGCGGGGCTCCGACACGCGCGGGTATGCCGTACAAGATCTCCTCGGTGTCTTGTGGGCGGCTCTCCGAGAGGAAAGAGGCAAGACGGCCGAGTTAGAGCGTCGAGTTTCTCAGCTGGAGAAAATTGCCAATTAGGGGGCCGCCCCGTGGGGTTAAGCACTCTCCTTAATTTTTTCAGTAAGTACGGGCTAGCTGGGGTATTCATCGCGATACTGCTCTTTGCGGTGGGTGTGATGTACCTGCAGCTTATGCAGAATCTTAAAGATGCTAATGCCCGCGCGGATAGATTCGAGGCTGAGGTCAAGTCACTCAACGATGAGATACAAAAATACCTTGCACTTGGCATCGCTGCACGAACGGTCATGGGTGAGGCAGCTAACGAGATGAGAAAACTTCAATGACTATGCCGCCACAAGGAGAGTACAACGCAGGAATCCATGCTCAAGAGCAGACTATTGAGATATCGCTGCAGACTCGGCGGAAACTAGCTGAGTTGATGGATCAAATAGACGAAACTGTCGCAGCTCTGCGCCTTGAGGTGGAGCAGGCGAAAATCCGTAGGGGTGAGATATGACAGTGCCACAAGATCCGCATATTGCCCAGACTCCTGCCGCGATGAGTGATGTAGACAATGCTCTTGCTGCACGTATGGAGAGTCTGCGGAAAACGCTTGCCGAGTTGACACCTGAGGTCACTAAGCTGCAAAACGAGCAGAAGTCAACCTGGGCTTGGCTCAAAAGCGGGGCGGGGTTCATTGCCTTCGATATCATCATCACAGTAGCCGGAATCATTTACGGGTACAACTTGCACACAATCGAGCACCAGAATGATGCGCTTCTTAGCCAGTTGCAGGCTCAGCAGGCCCGGCTAGGAACGAGCATTCATGAGACGTGCAACCTCTACGGCACGTTCATCAATTTCTACAGTCCTGCCGCCGCTGCCAGATTCGCCAGTGGCCCAGCTCGGTACGACCAGCTCTATATCGTGCTGCAGCACAGCGCGGACAACTTGCAGTGCGGTATCAAGCACGTAGTTCCTGGGACGTGAGGCGGTCATGATTAAGAAGCTCATCAAATGGGTTGCCGAGTGGAAAATCATCAAGAAGCTGTTTGGGGGCTCTAAGGAGCAGTAATGATTATTTTCGGGGCTGATGTGCACCCGGTTTTTCAGGCAGGTTTGCCTATCGAGGCCCTCCCCTCGGTGGGCATAGAATTTTTAAGTGTCAAAGTATCTCAGGGCACTAGCTCGGTGTACCTAGATCAGGGTGCTCTGGGGTTTCTCCAACGAGGAGTGGCGGCCGGCATGCTGTGCGTCGGCTACCACTGGTTAGAGCCTGGCAACGAGGGTGCTCAGGCCTCCGTATTCGCTGCTGCACTTCAGCGAGCGGGTAACCTGCCCGGTGTGAGTGATGTAGAGGACATCACTCCGGCTCGTGTTCCTACTTTGAATATCAGCGGTATTCGGGCTTTCCACAATGCTTGTACGCAGCGAGGCGCGCGAGTGCCGTTCATGTACCTGCCTCATTGGTACTGGCAAGCCATTGGATCTCCTGATTTAACCGGGCTGCCCCAGCTTTGGGCATCGAGCTATCCGACCAACCGGACTGGTACCCCTCAGCAGCTCTACCCGCTGGTGGATGACGCGCGCTGGGCATCCTATGGCGGGCAGTCTGTTGGCCCCCTGCAGTTCGCCAGCAGTGGCATTCTGGCTGGCTATCAGCCTGTGGATGTCAACGCCTACCAAGGCAGTCGAGCACAGCTCGCTAAGGCCCTCGGCCTCCACACACGATATAAGGAGCGGCCTGAGATGATCAAGTTACCGAGCACGTCAACTCCTGCTGACCCGAAAACATCGCCACTAGCCTGGCCACAACGGAACTTCGATGTTCCATGGAATGTGGTAGGCGGCTGGGAAGGCGACGCGGCCTTCAGCTTCGGTGTTCAGGACTGGAATAGTGGCCGCTCAGATGCAGTACGTGGGCTCCTACTGCTGGCCAGCTGGATGATGCCGGGCGGCAAACTTATTCCAGTAGATCCTATTTTCACTGTTTCCGGCGGAGGCCAGGCACTCACCGCGCACACCCTCACCAAGGAGTACCCGGCGCCGGCTGGCTGCGTCGGAGTCACGCTGAATTACGCGGCTCCGAATGAGGCCTATGTCGCTATCGGGCGTTCAGGCTAGGCCGGCGTGCGGCTCCCTCGGCTGCTGCACAACGTGCTGCTCACGGGGCACATCATCGCAGCGGCCGGCTGGTTTGCGTTGGTAGCGGTGCAGCTCGTGGCGCCGAGGGACGATGTCAGGATCTACCTGGTCCCCTCGGCCGCTACAGCGTTGGCTACTGGGCTTGTGCTCGCTCTGGCCAGTCAGATAGGTCTAGGCCGGCACTGGTGGGTGCTGGCCAAGCTCCTGGGCTCTGCGCTCGTGGGCGGTCTTGGCGTGGCCTCGCTGGCGGGATACCAGATCCCAGATGCCGCCTATGGCGGGCTGCTGGGCCTCTGGGCCCTCGTGTGGCTCTCCGTCGCGCGGCCCTGGGGCAAGACCCCTTATGGACGGGAGATGGCGCGTCGTGGCCGGCATGGAAGGTAGGGGTCCGGGGCGAGGATGATCAAAGAAGCAGCCAACCAGCCACGAGAAGTCTCACCTTCTCTGCTGCCCTCACCCCGGCTCTTAGGGACTACCCCTCCCGTATCTCTGGCTGTTGAGCCCTACCTGCTGTGTATTCTAGCCGATCTCTACTCCGCCTTCTGGGTTCTGCACACACTTACCTCCTTCTCTCGTCGGAAGTTTTAATGCAGGCAAGGCGCTCTTGCGGATCTGAGTGCGAACGCCATGTACCGCCGCACTCAGACTGATCATGATCACTTGGTGCGTCTGCATATGCATCAAGATCTTCTTGATCAGTTTTCCCAAATAACCCTCCGAACATTTTATACCGCCTCCTTTCTAGGAAATATTTTTGTTTACTGCCATTTCTCGTTTTTCGATTCGGTCGCACGTAGCGCACATTCGCACTTTATCCGCGCCGAGGTTGCATGGCCACCAATCTCCCATATTGTCATGAAGGCACCAGTGTCCGTGCGTCATCAGATAACGCAGGGCCCGCATCATATTCTCAATTGCTAATCTGACTGTCATTTAGGGTTCTTCTCTCCTGGTGGTCGTAATTGGTTACTTACCTCGGATAAAATGTGCCGCGCGGTCTGCCGTCCCTCGGCAGTGAGTTGGTAGTACGAGCGAACGGGGCGCCCGGCTGTGGCCGGATCGATAGCTTCTCGCTCACAAACTACCCAACCGTTTTCTTCGAGCCTTCGCAACAAGGGGTAGAGAACCCCAGTGTGTTGACCGACAGTTCGCATTAACTCAAATCCGTACCGTGGCGCACAGTCGTTGTCCAGCAGAGCCCGCAGCACTTTGAGGGTCTGCAGGCTCAGCCGGGCATCTTTGTCGATCATGAGGCTAGCTGCTTCAACGCACGGCGCTCAGCCTCGGTCGTGCCTCCGGCGATCCCGGATGTGAGACCCGTGCTGCAGGCCCAGCTCAGGCACTCGGCCTTCACAGGGCACCGCCGGCAGATAGCTTTAGCCCGCTGCAGCTGTCCTGCCTCGGCCGCAGTGAACACGTCGCCTAGCGGGAAGAAGATCTCAGGGTCTGCGTCACGGCACGCGGCGCGGTGCCGCCAATCCTTCGTTACCATCGTGTTCACCTTCTTTCGGGCTCGACATATTGGACAGTTCTTGGCTTTCCCTCGCTGCTTGAAGGCCCGTTCCCGATAGCGGTCACCCTCCCAGGTTCGAGCGAGCTTCCACGTGATGCCCTCGGCCGCCACCACTTCCAGCAGCCTGGCCCCTCGACCCTTCGCGTGTGCGGCTAGCCGGGCTTCGAGATTTGTAGTAAATCCGAGATAATGCTTGGCATGCTTGTAAGGTTTACTAAAATGCAATAAATAAATGATGCCGGTTAAATTACGCATTTCTAAACCCCATTTATCCGCGCGAATGGCCCCCATGTAGCTAAAACAAACACATCATAGGCTCTCGCCGCTATTACAGGATCTTTGAACACCCCAATGTGAACATTTTTACCGTTCACTTTAGCTTGAGACTTCCAACCCATGCGGAACGGATATACACCACGATATGTGTTTGTATGGTTACGGTTGACACTATTTTGACTTCGCGAAGCACATCTAAGATTATGCCGCTGGTTATTTAAGCCGTCGCCATCTTCATGGTCTACTTCTTCTGGTGGTTCGCCCATTAACTGTCGGTGCATGTAGAGTGTTTTACGACGCCCGTCTTCTTGAGTTATCCATCGTGCGGCATACGCGCCGTGTCCGCAGCTGCGTGGTACGTACGTCCAACGGTGCCGGGATAGTTCAGGTAAATCTTCTTCGTCTACCTGCACCACATGACCTGCTGATATGGCTAATTCAGTCATAATCACTCGTCCTCGATTCCATGCCACTAGACTATCTAGGTTCCTAGCATCCGTCAACCCTTTTAAGGAGGCCCAGTGCCTGCGACCCCCCGCCGTCACGTGGAAAATCTGATTGTGCCGGGTATGCGCCTCGGCCGCCGGCCGCATGACCCTGACCGGCCAACCTTGAAGTTATCTCGGCTCTTGACCGGTGTGACGCCGGCACACCCAGCCACGGTGGATCACTTCAGCCTCGTACCAGTGCAGAGCTGGGGTGTGTTGGGTAATGATCAGTACGGAGATTGCGGGCCCGCTGATGTCGTGCACGATCGGATGCTAGTTTCCAAGTACTTGGGGAACGTCAGTTCTACCCTTGGCACGGCTGACGCCCTCGACCTCTACAAGCGGTCCGGCAACCCGAATTTTCCCGTCGATGATAACGGCGTGGTCATGGCCGACATGCTCAGCGAGGTCCACACAACCGGCGTCGGACCCCCTGATGCGAACAAGAACCGCACGCGGTGCGTCGCCTACGCCTCGGTCAACGTGGCTGACCTCGATGAGGTCAGAGCCGCTATCGCTATCTTCGGCTCAGTCTCCACGGGCGCCGACCTCTCCCAGGCTCAGCAGGCTCAGACCACGGCCGGCGGCCCCTGGGACTATGACGGCAGCTCCCCTGATTGGGGCGGCCATGCCTTCCTCTCGGGCTTCTACACGGGCGACACGACGGCTGGCCGCCCGGACGTCGGAGGTTTGACGTGGGGATTCCCCATCGGCATCACTGACAAATTCTGGGCACAGCAGGCTCAGGAAGCTTGGGTAGTGATCTGGCCAGAGCATCTGGCAAATAAGTCTTTCCTCACCGGAGTTGACCAGACTTTCCTGGCCGCCGACTACAAAGACCTCACCGGCCGAGAGCTGCCCGTGAGCCCGATCCCTCTGCCTACTCCTGGCCCGGCGCCTGCTGCCGCCGTGGTCACCTCGGCTGAGCTAGCAGCCAACCAGCAGCTCGCCACCATGGCACATGCCTTCATCCGGTACGCACACAGCGGCCTCGCCGGGCAGATGGCTGATGAGCTGGCTCGGTGGCTTGGCGCCTGGGGGCTGTGATGACCGAGCCCAGGGCGATTTCCCTCGGATCACTGCTCAGTGACTTGGCAAACGTTCCCGCAAATGTCTCGGAAGTACTCCGAGATGTCAGAAAAATCCTACGAAATCAGGAGATACAAATGGCTCTTGCTGATGACCAGCGTGCGGCCCTTGACGACCTCAAGGCCGAGGATGGCGTGATCGTGACGGCTCTGGATGACTTGGCCACCAAGGCATCGCAGACCGGCTCCGTCTCGGATGCTGACGTTCAGGCCGCGATTGATGGTATCCGGGGCGAGATCAACCGCGTGCACGCAGCCGTAGTCAAGGATGATCCGGGCGCTGTCCCCGCGCCGCCAGCTCCGGCAGGGCCGTAGGCAAAATCCGGGGGCTGAGCCAACGCGAAAGCCCAGCCCCCGGACTCCTTACCGCTCAGGGTCTCCTTCCTGCCACGATGACAGCACTGTGATCTGCCTACCATGGCCTTTCAGGCTATGTGATCGCAAAGGTCGGCCATCGAACGCTGATCGGCCGTGTGGTGCGTCGTCCTCTCCGTTGTCATCTTTCTTGTCGGGAAGCAGCCCAAAGCACGCCATACAACCTCCTAGTTGTCGAATAAAACGTAGGCCGCCTGGGACTCGAACCCAGAAAAGGCGGATGCTCTACCAATTGAGCTAACGGCCCTACTCTCAGCAGTGAACTTGCCAGTCGGATAGTTCTGCCCCTTCCGGCGAGATATCACCTCCTCCATCCGGGTCTTGCGCGATGAGTTCCATGAGCTTGGCTAGCTCAGCCACATCGCGAGTGTCTGCGTCTACAGGCACCTCAAAATCGTGATACGAGATCCACGTAGCGGTGACTCTGATCTTCTTGGTTTCTGGCACTTAGCCTCCCTGCATGATGTTAACCACAATGGTCAAGCCGAGGGTGATAACGATAGCAGCTCCTAGCGTGATGAACGCGGTCACGGCACCTGTAGTAATCACACCTCCTACTGTGACCGCAACGATTGCGGCCAGTAGAGTGAAGATGACAGGCATTGAAAGCTCCTAATTATCGCTGTACGTACCGACTGGAAGGTGGGTACCTGTGGCGCGTTCGACCAAGTCGGCGAACGCAGATTCTCGTGAGCTAAACTCATAGTGCCCACTCATTAAATCCCAGTTAAGTACGCCAATCGGTGAATCGTCGCAACAGATTACGCAATGTGTGGAAAACCTGTCGGTGTTCATGTCTGCGCTGTGCTGTGTGATAGCGAACGCGCATGCGTATACACCTGAGCCGCCCGGCCTAAAGCTGATGACTTCAAGCACCTGAAAGTTATTGATCAGCGCGGGCACGCTAGTTCGGAACTGCGTCTCACTGCGTCGGTTGAAGCGCACCACGTCTGACATCGGAGCCTCCTCGATTTTTGGTAGCCGGGGGCTGTGGTATCTAATACACCAGTCCTCAGCTTCTACATCTCCGCCTGGGTGTGGCCGCTCGCAGTACATTTGCTGACCCATGATGGCTTCTTTCAAAGAATAGGTTGGGGAGGTTGAGTGCCTCCCCAGACGACTTATTTGGGGCAAGGCAAATCAGGGTCGGGCACCTGATTGCCGGGCACTACCGAACGGCCGCAGCGGAAACAAGTTGCCTCCGGCTCAGCGTTGATAGCCTCTAGCGCACTTTCCAGAGTGGAGAACGGTGATCCGGGCACAGCCCCAGTGGGCATGCCGTCAGTGACCCGCTCGACCACGTACAAACCCCAAACCTCAACGAGTTTGCAGCTACGGATGAAGGCGAACCGTGAACTACCGCCAACGCTCTTGTTCCACTTGATGGCGTTGCGAGTCTTGGCAGACATGGTGACCTCCCGGTCTGGGGAAGCCCCGGCGGGGCCTCTGTAACTGGTATATCGGATCCTAGCATCCTAGTGTTACACCTGACAAGCAGGAGGCCTAGATGTCTGAGCACGGCCAGCACGAGAAGCTAGAAGCAGTCGTGTCCGCACCAGCACCGCCAGCTCCGGCAGGGCCGTAGGCAAAATCCGGGGGCTGGGCTTTCGCGTTGGCCCAGCCCCCGGGCTTTCTTACCTAGTTCCCAGAATCTGTTACTGCTCCACGGGTGCCGTGAATTACTAGCGGGTCGCGTGCATCAATCTCGCTACCTGAGATAACTCGCCAGTCGAGCCAAGGCTGTGCGTTAGCTAGCTCTCGGACAGCCTCAAACGCGCTATCTCGATTAACAGTACCTCGAATGCGTCGCTCCCAGGGCGTACATACATTCGGGTTACGTGACTGCACGTAGTACCTGGCCATAACGCTCTCCTAGATTCTGATGGTCTGTGCTGCTCTCGTACCCGGTATATCGGATCCTAGCATCCAAACGTTACACACGTCAAGGAGACCTCGGTGACCGATCATGGCCAGCATGAGAAGGTAGAGGTTTCTGGGTCGCCGGCAGCTGGAGGTAACCCATACACCAAGGCTTGGGCCATCGGCACCGCTGACCGCGCGTTGAAGAGCTTTGCCGCCACGCTGATAGTCCTGCTCGGAGGGGGTACAACGGCCCTCAACATCGACTGGCAGGCTGCCCTGGGCTCGGCGGCAGGGGCTACGCTGCTTTCCCTCCTCTTTTCGGCTGCTTCGGCGCCGCTCGGCGAGTCAGGCACCACGTCTTTGCTGCCTGGTGGCCGGTAAGCGCCACATGCTAGAATCCGAGCATGACGAAACCCTTACTTACGCACACGAGCGCCGAGGTGGCGCGGGTGTTTATCCAAGCACCTGATAAAGAATACTATGGCGTGGAGATTTGCCACTGCTCTGGCATCGCCCCCGGCACGGTGTACCCCATGCTTGACGAGTGGGGTTCGCGCGGTTGGCTGACCAACCGGCAGGAATCCCAGGCCGACGCGCGCCAACGCAAGGCCCAGGGACCGCTGCGCCGATACTGGAAACTCACCCCAGAAGGGCGTACCGAGTTAACCAACTACGTGCATCGTTGGGATTCCCGTGCAGCTCGGTAAAGCTCTGGGGTTTGCTCTCGTTGTCACGCTCACTGCGTGCGGCTCAGCCCATCCCCACTCCCCGATAACTTTGCCCCTGGCCTCGACATCGGTTTCTGATAAACCATGTCACGCCCGGCATGTCAACGAAGCCGATCCGCAAGCCTGGCTGCCTGATGCCTCGTGCACACCGGGGGCCACCAATCCGGCCGTCACCCTCGGCCAGCTGTGCCCTGTGGCGCACACGAAGCAGTGGCGACCGCCGGCCCGCTACACAAGCAAGCTCAAAGCCGCCCAGCTGGCTACCAAGTATGACTACGTGGACAGCACGGGAACACACCCCATGACCGCAGTTGGCACTGAAGAAGACCATCTCATTTCGCTAGAATTGGGCGGCTCCCCGACTTCAGTTTTGAATCTATGGCCAGAACCGCACGCATCTCTGAATGAGAAAGACAAGGTGGAGAGCGCCGCGCACGCGGCCATCTGCACAGGCCGGCTCACCCTCCCCCAGGCTCAGCAGGGCATAGCCGCTAACTGGATCGAGTTAGGCAAACGCCTCAACGTGAAATACTGAGCACTCAGTGTAACTAGCTCTGTGACAACGGGTGAGTAGATCTTCCCTTATGGATGACAGCTCTAAAAACCCGTGGCACACTAAATCCATGATGCACGTGCATATGGGCGTTGAGATCGGATGATGGCACTCGTGCTGCAGCTCACCGACACGCAGGGCTGGGAGCATGTAGTGACTGACGAAACGATGCAGCTCGGCCGGCACACCGGCCACTACGTCACCCTCTGCGGAGCCACCGTGGAAGCGGCGAGCATGGCGGCCCCGCCAGGGCGACCATGCTCCGCGTGCCGGGCGTCTCCGCTGCGGTAACATGAAGAAGTGCTGCGCGGCTACGCAGCACAGTTCCTCTCTCGGCCAGCTAAGCCGGCTCAGCACCTTCGGGTGTTGGGCCGGCTTTTCGTGCGTCTGGGATACTCTCTGGCCGATGAAGCACCGTACCTACCGGCGCCGAGGGTGGCTGGTCTGCCCCTCCCTCGGCATGCCCACCACAGGCCTCAGCAACGTACGTGAGTGCGAGAACTGCGGGGCGCAGGTCTTGACCGCTGTAGGCAGCTGCACGGCCCTGGTGGATGCCGGCACGCTCGATCCGCAGTGCCTCGACTGCTGGCTTGACGCTGGAGGCAAACCACTGGGCATGCACCCGAATGTAGAGGCCGAGCTTGATGCCCTCGGCCTCTTAGCCCAAGGCAGGCAGCGCCTTAGTGAGATCAACACGAAACTAGAAGAGTAGCTAGGGCAGCACTCGGGTATCAGTGCGATCAATACCATACTCCCACGCATCCGACCAGTCATCAGGGCAGTGCCTGCAGGCGGGGTTGCTGCATACCCAGCCGTCCGCAGTGCGTTCCCAAGTTGCAGAAGCGCCGTGGAAGTACTTAGTGCCGATTGGCGGCTCAGGCGGAAGAGTAGTGTAATCACGATGCCAAGCTTTATTGGCAATTTCTAAAAGAAGGTTTTTCAGCCGCTGGGCCTCTTTAGCCCAGTACTCGGCTTCTTCTCGGTAAAAATCTTCGTTGCTTGTCATAGCACCACCATCACGATAGTAGTTACGAAAATCCAAAACCAGTGCCACGATTGATCGAGCGCGTAGGCGCCCGTGCCAAGGGTAGAGTTATCGTCTTTGTTAAGGCGAGGTTGACCGAGGTGGTAGAACTTGTCTTTACCTAGGCGCTCACAAAATCTCGCCAATGTGAAACGTCTGTCAGCCCAGTAATGACTAGCGGCGGATACCAGCAGGCCGAGGGCGATACCCTCAGGGTTGAGCGGTAGCCGGAAGATGAACATCAAAGCGAGAACAAATACAAGCAACGTAGCTGTGTAGCTCGCTACGTGAGCCGCACATGCTCGCCGGCCTGGCCAGCCCGGTAGGCCCTTGTTGCGTGCCTGAGCGTCTGTCTGCACCCAGTGGTCAGCAACGGTGTGCGCAACCAGCAGACCAAATCCTAGAAGCCCGGCAGCTTCGATAACGTCGGTTGCCATGGTGCTCCTCTCACCTCCTTAATCCAGCCAAGTAAAACCCGGCTCAGCTCGGTTTGCCAAACTTCTGGGAGATCTTCGATTGAAGTGTCGCCGGCAAGTATGTCCAAGTACTGGTCATCTGCGTTGATGTTGGATAAGTTCGTCATACTCTCGTATCGTCTACAGGCTCCCCAGCGTTACGCATAATCTCTTCCAACCCCCGGATAGCTCGACTACAAGCAGCTGCCTGAGCTTCCGCCACGCCCTTGCTTATTGAGCCGCTTGCTGCCCGATGAAAACAATCACGATTGCTTCGTAGTGTCGTCAAAATTCCACGCCACACACCAAGGTCTGCTGTAGTAGCTAGACGTTGTTTGTAGGGCTCTTCCGATGTTTCGCCACGGTAGACAGTAGCCGCGTCAAGCACCACTTCAGCAATCTCTGCGTACTCGGTGCCTTGCCGCGCGAATCGTGGTCTATCTGAGCCATCTCCGTCATTCCAGCTTTGGAGTCGTGCGGCAGCTACCTTAACCACTTCTGGCGTGCCAGCCATCACCTCGGCCAGCAAATCAACGAAACGATCGGCGTTGAAAAACTCGTTTTCAACGAGATAAGTAAGAAGTTTCTTCGCTTCGATTCGGCGTACCGGGTTTAGCATCTAGTCTTCTCCGTCTCCTTTGTGTCCCTTGCACATGTCTTTGCACTCCCCGCACTCGGGGCATGGGCCTGGGCACTCCTTGACGCACCGGCCGCACTGGTTGCAGGTGCGGTGTCCTTGATCCCAGCAGATGCCGCAGATCCGACACCACCCAGGGCAGCACGGTGCGCCGTCTTGGTGGCTGGCCGGCACGCGGTCTTGACCCTCGGCCGTGGCGCGCCTGCAGCGGCCGTGCAGGGCCCCAGGAGGTACCCGGTGCCAGCAGCCCCGGCACTTCGGCCACTCGTTGATCCGGCCGCTCTTGCCGCCGAGCTGTCCGGTCGGCGCGCCGCCAATTGGCGGGGGCTTACGACGGAAGGGCCACATGACTAACCTTCGTCAAATTCGACAATAACAGCCCTATTGTCATCATCAAACTTGACATAATCCAGTTCTTCGTCATCGATGCTCTTTACCGGGTGGTCACCGTACTTCGTTACAAGCTCAGACAGTTGGTTGATTACCTCGGAAGCGTACATGATCAGACCCCGGCATTCCTCGGCTGCGACTGTGGCGACAATGAGCTCACAGTCTCCCAAACCTCTTTGACCCGCACCGGGTGTCCGGTGTCGCGCACATGCTCATCACATTCACTGAAATCTTTAGGTGCCCAATCGCACCCCTCGGTGAGACATTTAGCGGTAGTGAGCGTACGGTTCTTTGTTTTATTGACGATGATGTGCTTTTCCATGTTTTAGTCCTCATATCTTTTGTTAGTGATGTGTACCCCGTGTCTACTTCATCCACACTATTTCCCCCACTTGTTGATAATTACTGCTGCGATGATTGCGGCGAGACCAGCCCAGCCTACTGCAATGAACATAAACTCAATGAAGCGAGCATTGATCACTCAGCCCACAACCATTCGGACACCACAGCAACGATTCGCTCAACCTCCTCTGGCAGTGGCTTGGCCCATCCACCAGGGGTCGAGATCACATCAGCATCTAGCAGTTTGCCGCGCAGAATCAAACGAGCTTTGGCTCGTGCTTCCTCAACGGAACCAGCTGTCTCGCTGCTCATAGCCTGTGGCTCATACGGAATCCAAAGGGTCCGGGCAGACTGAGATAGCAACGGTGCAGGAACGAGCGGTGCCGGGTAGACCGGCGATAGCGGTGCCCTGAGAAGAGCAGGTGCACCAAGAAATAGATGATACCGAGGATGATCAGCATGTGGAGCATGGCAGCTTAGACCTTTCTCTCTCAAAATCGGATGCGTGAGCACTGCATAAAGGAACATCGTAGATGATTTCGCCTGCCTCGATTGGCCGGGTAGTAACAGCCAGATCGAGGCATCGGCCCATACCGCGCCAGCGATGGGCGCATTGCCCGTTAACCAGAGACTGCATCAATTCCTGCTTCCTGGCCTCCACCAACAGCCCGGCACCGCGTCTACCTGCGTGTCATTCCGGTCAAGATGATCCTGTGACACTGGCGCCTCAGTCACCCCCCGATCGTTAAACTCATCTTTCTTTTCCCAATCACGGGTCTCTCCGAATCCAAACATTATTGCAGTCCTTTCTAGGCTCTATCAGAGCCAACCAAACCTATCGGTTTTAGGGTCATAGTGCTCTGTGTCTGGCTCATCTACAGGCCAGCTGGACTTACCTTCTATGCCAGTAACGCTGCAGTGCTCTTCTCCATCTGGGATGTTTGTGGCGCTCACTTCGGCGTAGTGCTGAGTGCAGAGGTAGATGGGTCGGCTGTTGGAATGCGGGTTGTAAAGTTTGGTGCCCGGCTGGTCACAGGGTAAAGCGCACGGGCCGAAGATCGTAAACAGCAACCAAGCCCACATGATAGCTCCCTTCAGGAGTTGCGGATGGCGTCGGCGAGGTCAAGCATGGCATGTGCCTTAGCCGCTTCAACACGCAAATGGTAAGATGTGCCATGGCTGAATAAACCCATACTGGCGAGTAGCTCTTGAGCTTTCAGCCCATCGGCCGAGGGCGGCGCCAGCTCGTTGGCCGAGGAATCTACGATTGGCATGTCAGGCATTGCATGTCTCCTTAATCCCAGCCCGGCATGCCGGGCTCTGCGTAGTGATGCGGGCCTGAGCACAGCAACCCAGACATCCCGTGCTCACAAGTTGGGTACAACAGATCAAAAGTAACCGGGTGGCGCTCAGGGTCAACGGTGGGCTGCTTTTCGCTCCAATCCCACATAGCGCAGTAAGTCTTGCGCTCCCAGAAAGCAGCGGCGTTCGCATCGATCTCAGCATCGGTGCCTGTGAAGACTGCTTTGTAGGACCGACGTTGATCGCAAATATGAACTTCGAGCACTACCCGCTGCGCCTTCACGGCTACTCCTTGTCTAGTCATAATTGGGGCCGCGTCGGTGGCACTGCTTACCAGTCCTGCCAGTTCCTTTTAATTCCGATATTTATTTCGCGCGGCCCACTGTTTAGTTTTGGTTTGGGGTGTCGCGTCGGTGGCCTGCTATGCCAGCCTGTGTTCCGGGTTATCCGATATTCCCGGCTGAGTGTCGGTTATTCGCGCGACTCAACTATTTAGTTTTGGTTTACACAGGGGTGTAGGCCCTGTCGTTAACTATGGTGACGCCGTGCTCATCGCACTTTGTGCAGATGTCTGGATCACTATAGGCTAGCGTCGTATCACAGCCGAGGCAGGCCTTGCGAGCTACACGCCCAGTATGGGAGTCGTAAGGTGTTCCACAATTCCGACAAAACCACGGGCCGTAGAGAGCCGAGTCAGGAGGGCGGTGCAATCCCGCCGCGCAGCACGGTGACTCTTGATCGGAGTATTCTGGCATTTCGATCAACATCTTTGACGCTCCCTCGGTAGCTCTTGTGCTGCTGTCGACCTGTATATAGGAATCTAGCATCCTAGCGTTACAGCTGTCAAGCCCGGCAGGCTAGATTTTTTACAGCCTTACGAGCGGAGTGTGCAGCGAACGGTTGCGGCACCGCCCGCATTTCAGGACGAGCCCGGCGTCCGTCGAGGACTGCACGTGCTGGCCGGTCCGATCATTGCAACGCCGGCAGGTGGCGGCTACATACTGCCCGATTTTGTAAGTACCTGAGTCAAAAAATCTAGGGGTGCCGGGCACAGTATTTTCAGTGATAATGATTTCTGGCATTTCTCAGCCCTCCTTGGCGAGGATCTCGGCGCACTCCGGTTGTTCGATCAGCTTGCGGGCCCATGTGGCAGCTTCTTTGTCCTTGCCGCAATTTTTGAAGGCGATTGCCTTGGCGAGCGAGCGGTTGATCTCCTGCCGGTCCATGTGGGGCCTCCTGGCCTCGGCGACTGCTTGCTATATAGGAACCTAGCAACCTTCGGCCAACCTGTCAAGCTCGACAGTCTCAGAACATGGAAGAGGGCGGCACCCCCGCGTCTGGGCACCGCCCTCTAGGCCTCCGAGCTACTTACGCGGCGAGGTGGGCCAGCAGCTCAGGATTCTGCATCCGCCACGCCGAGATGGCTACCTCAGGTAGCCGACCGCGCTTGGCCAGCGCGTGGCCGTTCGCCTCGGCGTAGGCCCGGACTTCCTGTCGCTGCTCCTTCGTCAGACCTGAGCCGCCAGCCTCAACGGCAGCCGGGGCACTGGCGGGCTTGTTAGCCGAGCCCTTCGGCCGGCCGCGCTTGACCGCCCCAGCCGCCTTCCGGCCCTTCTCGAAGTAGACGCCGAGAGCGTCTCGCAGCTCACCATGCTCAGCCTCGGTGAGGTCGATCTCGATAGCCGAGCCATCGAAGCTCAGCGTCACGCCGTGTGCGTCGGGGGCATCGCTTAGGTCACTCAGGATGTCTACGGTTACCTTCTGCGCCATGGGTGTTTGTCTCCTTTGTGAGTCGGATTTTTCTGATAAAGCCGTTGATACACCTAATAATATATTCTTGTCAACTCGCAAGGCGGCCCGCGCGGTGTCTAGTTTCTTGCTCGGCCTCTGGGTTTCCTTAGCCGCTATCGCGTTTCTGCTGGCAGGGACCTTGACGCTAGGCTTCTTGGGCCTAGCGCTAGCCCTTGGCCTCGCTGCCGCCGGTCGGGTGATCTGGCGGCGAAGCTGGTAGCCTAGCTGTACCGATCCCTACGAGGCCGGTGCGGTGCCTGACAACACCAGACAGAGCAGGGCCCCTAGGTACTCCGACCTGGGGGCCCTGCTCTTTGCTGTCTTACTCTCTCTCAGGCAGAGCTACCGGTCCTTCCTCAGGCAGGTGCGCCTTGCGCCATGCCTGATTTTTCGTCTTGCCGACCGCTGCGCCGACGCGCGCCCAGACATCTGAATTTTGTGGTCGGTACTCCTGGTAGAGCCCGTGGTAAAGAGCCCTCAGCAGATACGGTGCTCGGGCTACAAGCTCTTCCAGGTTCGTCACAGCTTTGATCAAATCAGTTTCTCGATCATCACCTAACTCCCCTAGCACCTCACGCAGTGCATCGCTCTCCACGACGCCGTACGACACCACGTCTGGTCTGTCCACTCGGTGCTTCTCCTATCTCCTGCAGGTTTGCATGGTCAGGGGCCCCAGTATGGCCTATCTAGTTGCAATTTCGCAACCGAAACTCTAGGCTGTCGAGCACGGCGCCCTAGGGGGTGCCCGGCCAGTCGTCGGCCACGACAGGCCAGCCGCCTGGGATGTGCTCAGTCCCCGACCATCCCAGGCGGCGCCACCACAGGGGACAGGTAGGCAGGGCTGGTCTGGATGACCACCGATCTCACGGCGTTGCAGCTCACCCGGCAAAAGGTCAATACCGGCATCTGGATTTGTGCTGCCCTAACCATGACTGCTTCGGCGATTTCGGGCGTTACGGCTTTTGTCTACCTGCAAAAAGACGGCTGGGGCATTGCTTCTGGGGCCATGACTGCCCTTGCGGTTGATGTCGCGCTGTGGGTGGCCTTGACCGGTGACCGGTTGATGGAAGCTATCGGCATCCCTTCTGGCCCCTGGGCTCGGGTAGTGCGCTGGGGCACGGCCGCGATGTCGGTCACCCTCAACATCACAGCGGCGGCCGTGGCCAACATCCCGGTTACGCTCAAAGTCCCACTGATCATCCTGCACGCCTTCGTACCGCTGATCATGGTGTCGCTGGCCGAGCTGCGCGGCGAGTATGCACAGCAGCTGGCGCCCGTCGAACGCGCGGCTCTCGCAGAGATAGAGGCCCAGGAGCGAGCTGCTGATACCCCGATCGTTGCGCCATCCGAGCGAATCTCGGCTACTAGCGACCAGCTCGAAGCTCTGGGGCCGGCACTCGAAAGATCACAACGTCCGTTGGATCTAGGGCCCGCAGTTCCAACGGTAACGCCGTTTGCTTATAGGTCTGAGCACGTCGACAACCAATTTGCTCGCCCACGCTCTGACCAGCGGAAACACACTCGATCTTCTCGAGGACAACGCCCTGACCTGCGGGTTTCCACGCCGACTGGCCAGCCGGCTGTGCGCCGCTCGAACGTGCGAGATGCCGCGTTCGCCTGGCTCGACGCTCACCACAGCCCCGACACCACCGCACGGAAGCTCGCCGAGGCCCTCAACGGATCCGAACACACCTGCAAAAAGTTGCTCGGCGAATGGCGCCGGCAGAAGGCGGCATCATGACAATCACAGATATTCGACAGTTTCCTGAGGATCGTGCCCCCTGGTGGCGACGGTGGTTTGACCGCCAGCAGCCAGAAGCTCAGTACGGCGACGTAGTGAGCACTGAGGTAATCAAATGGGAAGGCTCGCCGGAGGAAGAGCCGAAGGGTTGGGCCTGGGTAGAAAAGCACGCGGTAAGCCTGCCGGACAAGCGGGCGGTCAAAGCCAAGCTCAAGCACGCGGCATCCAAAATGCCTGGCATCCTCGCCAAGCACATACTCGTTACGATTCCTAGAGGTATGTGGGCTGAGGTGGTTCAACCCACCTGGCGCGGCGCCGGCAAGTGCATGACGGCATATCACCACTGGGTTACCGCGATCCATCTCGATGAAGCGCAGAAAGTAGCTGAAGGACCCCTCAAAGCTCGCACGTTGAAAGATCGACACAGCAGCCATGGGTACCGCATCTGGGCCTCGATCATCGCTGTGCTGTCGGCTGCCGGCGGCATGACGTACCTCTACTACACCCAGCTCAACTACTTCTTTGCTGTCCTTATTGCCCTGGTTTGCATCCTCGATCTGATCGGCCGAGCCGGGCAGGAGAAGAAAGAAGAGTTTGTGCCGATCTACCGGGAGCCTCTCCGAGAGGGGATGCCCTACAAGCAGCTCACCGCGTCGATACAAAGCGCCTTCAACGAAATCATCGGGGTAGACGGCAACGGACACCCGTTGGTGCGAGTGGATGGCATCTGCTCATATGACTTCGATCGTGAAGAGTGGCGGCAGAATCTCTCCACTTTCCAAGAGATCAAAGAAGAGCATGTGCGGACACTGGAGCGGTCTATTGGCGCGGCACTTCGCTCGGTTCGCATCCTTGAAGTACCAGCCGTTGCCACTCGGCGGATTTTGAGCATCAAAAATGGGGATCCGTTCGTTGATGTTCCTGTGGCGCCTTGGCTACCAACCAAGTCGCAGAATATCGCAGATGGGCTTCTCCTTGGTAAGTCCCAGACTCCGATGCCGTACCGGGTGCATTTCGCCGGTGTGCATGTTGGTGTAGTCGGTGGCTCTGGTAGCGGTAAGAGCGAGGGCACTATTAGTGCGATTATCGAAGGAATACTCTCTTGCTATAATGCTGTGCCGGTTGGTATTGACCTTACTGAGGGGCCAATTTTCCCGATTTATGGTGACTGCATTCAGCGAGTCGCTTACACCCCGGAAGATGCGGACACACTTCTTGACTGGCTGCTTGCCGAGATCAAAGAACGTGCCAAGATTCTGGGCGATATCGCGCGCAGCAGTGACCCTAACGATAAGGGCCGCGAATGGAATGTTCACCTTGCTGCGAAGTACAACAAGCCCAGTGTCCATCTCATTGTGGACGAATCCCCACAGGCGATGAAATTTAATGGGCAGCCGAAGGGTACCATCAACCTTGCCGCTAAGCTGGAAGTAATCGCACGTACGGGCAGCAAGCATTGGGTGACCTTGGTTCTCGCCTCCCAGAAGACCGGCAAGTCCGATGCCGGCAGCACTGGTATTTCTTCACAGATCATGACTTGGCTCGTCGGCCCTTGCACCCAAGATGATGCTAATGAGATCTTCTCACCAGAGTTGCGGCGGGCCGGTTGGGCGCCGAACCTGCTTAAACCCGCCGTTCGGAACATCTCGAAGAATGATGCCGGGCGTGTTTATGTGAGCGCCGCTGGCTTTGGCCCTGACATTTGCATTAGCTGGACGCCTATGCCAGAACCAGAAATCAAACGTCGGCGAGACCAGCGGCTGATTGATGGGTTGCCTCGCATTACCAGCGGGGTTGGTTTCCCTGGGGACAGCAATACCGTAGAAGGCAAAGTAGTGCCGAATACCCTTTCAGCCTTGGCCGCCGCGCTCGATGATATTGAGCCCCCGGACGGCAAGCTGCCCAGCGCCATGGCTGCTGAATGGATCACTGAGCACAGCAATCAGGAAGTCGACGCCACGGAGCTGGCCAAGCAGCTGCGCGCCGAGCTGGGTGACCTCGCGCCGAGGGCCAAGAGCATGCGCAACAAGCTGCGAGGCAACTGCTCTTGCTACCTCGCAACCGACATCAACGACGCCATGGAGGCGCTATGAGAACCACAACGTCCGGCTCAACGGACGAACCCCTAGGGCTCAACCTTCAACGCTTGTTGAACCCCCCTGTTGAAGGCCTGGCGGGCTCTAAGACTCCTGGGGTTGTCCGGGTATCCGTGCAGGGGTCGAGGGGCCCCAGGGGTCATCAGCAGGGGTACTCAGCAGGAGGGGTCAAGGGGTCATGCACGTCTGGGTAGGGGTCTTGCTGTTCTTGGGGGCATGGGGTCTTCACATCTGGAACAAACCCTATGTGACCTGCTCACACTGTGGAGGGTCAAAGCGTGAGTACGCCGCAGACGGGGTGCACTTCAGCGAGGAGGAGTGCTTCTGGTGCTACGAGAACGGCTACCGCTACCGCTGGGAGTTGAGGTGGTTGACCCTCTTCTAAATGACCCCCTGTCGAGCTTGACAGGTGCCTAGGTGTCCGGCTACGTTGTTACTAGGTTCCTAGTATGTTGAAGATCGGAGAAGCCATGAAGCTCAGAATGCCCGTTATCGCCTATGCGGTAGCTCGTACCGGGGCGCGTCGAGTGATCACTGCCTTGGGGGCCTTGGGCCTCAACGTCCGGGATAGCTTCGTGGGCCTCGGCAGCAACGTCCGGCCCTGGAAGCGCGCGGCCATGTGGATCTGCCTTGCCCTGAACTTGGTGCTTGCTTTTGCGCTCGCAACGCGCGGCAACGTCGTGAGCTTCATGGCCTTGCTCGGCTGCTGCACCGCTCTTAACTACCTCGACAGCACGATGCCCAGAAAGGTTAGGCCATGACAACCATCGTCGATGCCCGCTACCACGAGGTGCACTGGTCGGGCGCCCTGGGTGATGCTCCTATCACCACTAAGCTCTATGGCAGCGCCCAGTTCCGCCCTTTCAAAATCAATGTCCGATACCGTGCGACTGCGGGTAAATGGGAGGCTGAGTGCGCCGAGGTGGCGGGGCCTCAGGTGAAGAAAGATGGAACCCAAGGCAAGAATTGGATCACCTCTGAGTACTGGTTTGACCTTTCTGAGGATGTCCCTCAGTGGATAACTGATATCGCAGCTACTTACCTTCCTAGGATTAAACCATGAGCAGAATCGTCCGAGTGATCGTGCACCATGTACTAGAGGTCGATGTTGACCGCCTGATTGATGATTGCGAGATAGGCGAGAATCTCGACGTCGACACTGACACACTAAGCGACGGCCTAGCAGCGGATCACGTTGCCGGATTCTTCGACCCAGACTGCTGCATTCCCCGATGGGCGCGTGATGGTGTGCGTGTGATGACCAGCGATGCCCAGGAGGTAGAAGATGTCTGACAAGGTTCGCAGCATCATGCAGGTAGTCAATTCCCGCGACCAGCAAGCTGTGATTGTTGTGGAGCGTGATCTCGCTTCAGGAATTATTACGCTAACTTCTACCGAAGTGTCAGATATGCGGGTGTACACGGAAATATCCACGCTGTCTGAGACGAATTACGAAGAGACGCGTAGCCCATGGGTAACTGACTTCAACGAGGCGAAGGTGCCAAGTGATGTCTGACGCCATCACGTACCCAGCCCCTGAAAAGGACGAGACCGGCGCCGAGTACTGGGAGCGGGTACGGCAGCTTGGCCTTCCTTTCCCTTGGGAAGCCGATCGATCACTGCCGCCGGGCGAAGTTAAGGTAATTGAGGAGTGGGCTAACAAAGATTCTTCTACCGGCAACTATTGGCCCTGCGACGAAGCAGCAGTAAAGCGCACTGCCGCCAAGGTGGCGAGCTGCACAGTCATGCGGCGGATTCGTTGGGAATCGGCTGGTCCTTGGGAAGAGGTGAGCTGAGCCATGGGATTTTGGACTGGCGATTATGGACGAGCAGATCAGTACGTTAATGGAGCCGCTGCACAGAATGGGCACTATAGCGTAGATACGCACGTTGCTCGGCAATGCCAAGACAGTGATAATAAGAATCAACGAAAGGATCGTGTCACATCAGCAGTGCACGACGCGGTACAGAAAACTTCAGGGCTTTTAGACTGGTTGAGTAAATAATGATGGGTCACGGGCACGGCTCCTTCGGCCTCTTCGCTGGCCTCGCTGTCGGAGATGCTCTGTCCTTGCCGCCGGCTGCCGTGATAACCCTTGGCCTTGCTAGCGCAGGAGCCGGGTTGCTGCCCGATATCGACTGCAAGGGGTCCACGGCCGCTACCGCTTTCGGCCCGTTCTCTCAGTTTGCGCACTACGGTGCCATCGAGCTGCACAATGTCGTCTCAGCCTCGATCAGCACTGACCGGCATGAGCACGGCGCGCACCGGGGCTTAACCCACTGGTGGCCTTTCTGGGTGGTGTGCGGTGGCGCTGTGTGGGCTCTGTGCACGATCAACCAGTGGGTTGTGATGGCGGTGCTGGCCCTGCTGTTCGCGCTCGCAGCGCGGGGCCTCACTATCCCCGATCTGCCAGCCGAGACGCAGGGTCGTTTCAACAACTCTCCCCGCCACCACATGATGATGAAACTCGCCTACGGCCTGCTCAATCTCAACCCCTTTACCTTCATCATGCGGCGCGGCCGGAAACACGTAGCCAAGACGCGGCGCCTCGGCTGGGCACGGTTGGGTTTCCGGTTTGGCGTCGGCAAGGTCTTGACCGCAGCGGCGGCCAGCGCACTGGCTTACGGACTCGTAGCGGCCGGCGTCGCAGCCACCATCGGTCCGTGGCTCGGGCTCATTGTTGGCCTGGGGATGGCGTTGCATTGGTTCGGTGATTGCCCGACGCATATGGGTGTTCCTGGTATTAAACTTCATCAAGTGTGGAAGCTTCCGTTTTGGGCTTCATTCTATGCCGGCGGTCCGTTCGAGATCATGGCCATCTGGTTCAGCCTCGGGTGGCTCAATATCGTGTTGATTCCCGGACTACTCAGCCACGCACATGAGATGACCGTGTTGATTTGGGCAACTTCTGCACTCGCAGTACTGATAGTCCTTGCTATCATTGTTGAAGCAACTAGTGTCGTTAAACGAAAGAGGTACGTATAAAATGTCACACTACACAAGTAATGCTCAAGGGTTCTTCGTAGGCCTGGGTATGAGAAACACAGCCACCACATTGTGTGGCCTTGTTCTTGACGAAGTAAAAGATTACGGTTCGCCGTCCGGCGGCCAGCACGCAACATGCCCGGAATGTCGACGTCGCAATGGCGAAGACCGCACCCGGTTATTCTAGAAGAGGAGAAAGTAATTGAACCTAGATCGGTTTAGACCGCCGCAAGACGCGGTGTCGGCTGTGCCGCTCACCATGGTGGTAAACGGTGAGCAATACGTGCTGGCCTCGGCGGGGCAGCAACGAAGCGGCGAGCTGTCCCCTCAGGACAATACGCTGCAACACCATGGGGTTATCGCCTATAACGGTGAGCCGCACATCATGACGCCGAACGGGATTGCACCCTACCGGCCAGTCTCTCCCTACTCGCCCGACCCTGGGCAAGTGCCGAGGTGGATCAAACACCCGTATGGCAAGGGGCTGGGCATCTTCGCCGGCGCGGCCATCCTTGGTGTGTTTCTGCTCTGTCTCGGTATTGCCTTGTACGCGTTGGTGAACGTTGTCATCGCGCACGCTTTCGCCATCGGTCTCACCATCGTGGCGGTCTTCCTCGGCGGCCTGATGTTGCTGGGCGCACTTACGAAATCACGGCACGGCTATGCTTCGAGGAGATGATAAATAATGTGGCCATTCAGTCCAGTACGCGAAGAGCGATGCCCAGGTACCTGGGGTCATCGTACTTTATTTGGCACATGGCGTTGCGATACATGCGGCGGAATAGTAGAACCAGAGAAATCAGAATCTGATAGCTATCCCGCTTGGAGGCTTTTTTAACATGGAACGCTTGCCTGATACCCGAGTATTTGAGAACGTCACTATCACACCAAACGGGAAAACAGCGGCTGTGCTCGAAGGCCGTTGGGATGACATCTATATCACGTTGATCAATATCCGCGATGATGGTGTTCTCGTGCCTCATGCGCAGCGTCCGGTCGACCTCAAAGACGGTCGGATTCGAGTGCATATAGATCTCGTGCCGGCAGTGGCTACACCATCCTCGCGCGTGATTCCGGTCAAGCCACAACGCAAAACTAAGATCCCTCTGCCTTCTCGCGCGGCCCTGCAAGCTACCGGCCTAGGCCTCGTTGCGGCTACAGGCGCAGCAGCTGTGACCGGACTCGTCTGGGTAGCCATCACAGTCGTACCCGCTGTGATCTCGTTCATCGCCACGTGGGCCTTGCCCGCCTTGGTGCTAAGCGTCATCGCCCTTGGCCTCGGCGCGGCCATGGAGACCAGTCATCGCCGAGCGGCTGTGCACGAAGAAGAGCCGAGTATCTACCCGCCTGGGTATTCGCCGGCTGAACCTACTACTCCGAGTCGCTGGCGGTGGGGCACGAAAACGGAATCAGTCAAACACCACTGGCTCACTGGAAAACCGGTTGAAACGGAAGAAGCAGCTGCAGAAGCTAAAGCTGAGGCGAAGGACGTAGAACGGGAGCAGCGACGAATTAAGGCCGAGACAGCACCCCGGCACCATTGGTTCAGCGGTAAACCAATCGAAGATGAAGAAGCTAAGGCCGAAGCGAAGGATGTAGAACGTGAATTGCGGCATTGGTGGGGCGGATTAACCAAAGAAGGAAAGATCGCCCAGCAGCAAGAGCAGTTTGCTCGGTTAGACCCCAGGGCTCAGCAGTGGGTGCAAGATTTGCGTGATCCGGCAAGTAAGCAGGCCAAAGGCACTTATGATGATAGCGCGGGTCGTTACTGTGCGGTAGGTCTAGAGACGCATCTGCATCGCCGAATGACTCATCAGCAGATGCGTCGAGCGTTCGGACCCAACTTTGTCTATGATGTCGAGAAATACAATGATTCCACTAACGCGACATTTGAAGATGTCGCCGATTTCATCGTCCGGGAACTAAGCTAAGGAGAAACGATGAAAGACATAGGACGTGCCATCTTTCTTATCATAGTGCTCTGGTTAGGGTGCCAGGCAATTGGATACATGGGCAGTCACGGCATGATCGGCCCGGCTCCAGTCCCAGCATCCGACAGCACGAGCGAGCCAAATTGTTTTGCTGTCCCAGCTGACGGCCAGTCACACCCCTGCAATATCCCAGACGCGCCGGTCACAAAATGGACCGTCACGGATCACGGTGCCTACCACGCGGACGGTAATTGCTGGTCTCTGGGCATGACGCTGCCGCCGGCTCCCGGCATGGATGGTGGTGCGTTCACGCGCATGTGCGTGCCGAGGTCGGATTATGACGCACACCCCGTTGGGTCTACCTACATCATTGGTGGCCCAGGTACGGGTCTCTCCGGCGGCACAGCCAGCCGGATAACGGACGGTGGCTGAAATGTGGCCCTTTACACCACTCGGCGGAGATGACTCAACATCTAGGTACTATCATCGGGCCCCCGGAAACAGCGCAACAACTTATTGCGGCATCCGCATAACTGGTGCGGTGCCGTGCGGACCGCCACCCTGGGGCACAGATGCCTGCCCTGTCTGTGAGGCGAACCGATGAGCCTCTTCGAGCCTCAGCCTGCAACTCTGAGCCCTGACCCGCGAAAAGTGGCTATCGCTGAGCTGCGAGCTTTAGCCACATACCTACGGCAGCGTGCAGCGCAGGCAGTCAGTGTGCCTACCTCTGTGGCCTTCCAAATCAGTGCTGACCGCGCTGAAGAGCGCGCCGAGGCACTAGAGCAAGGTGCCCAACTCCACATCTAGCCCTCACCCGTTCGGAGTATTGCTGTCTAGCTAGGCAGGCACTACTGTCGAGCTAGACAGGTTGAAAGAAACAAAATCCGAGGAGTCGGAATGAACGCGCAGGACTACGACAGGCAAATGATTGAGAGGCTTCGAGAAGAGGCCGACGACAGCGGCCATTGTCAGGAATTCCGTAACCAGTGCCGGACTGAGGCTGACAAGCTCGAAGGAGAACTGCAATGACCACCACAGAGCCCCGTCGCCGGTCCCACAAGATCTGGCACTTGATCCGCAAAGATGACTACGGTTATGGCACCCACACTGAGTTTGTGATCGTTGCCGAGACTGAGCAGGCCGCGCGCTTCGCTGCGAGCGACACCGCACGGCAGTCAGACCGGCATGTGTGGCTTGACCCGCGTATCTCGCACGTCGAGCTGCTGGGCAAAACCGATGCCGGTGCCTACGATAAGCCGACCGTGATTGTAGCGGTTTATCGTGGCGAGTGATGTGCACAGTCTTGAGCCCGGCCATTACCGAGTTCTGCATAATGGCCGGCTCATAGGCATTATCAATGTGCAAGGGATTTGGTCGGATGGCTGCGATCTCCGAGATTTGCTTAAAAAGCGTGAAATTAAAAAGGGCGACATACTCGAATACAAGGCGGTGAAGCTGTGACTGACGCCGAGCGGCTGCGAGAAATCAATACCACAATAAGTGAAGGCCTAGCTGTCTTGTTGTCGGAGACAGAAATTATCTGGCTTATTCAGAGAGTCGAGCAGCTCGAAAAAGAAAATCAGAGCTTGCGAGACGCGCTAGATGTGTGGAGTAAAAAATGACGGATGCTGGCAGCTTAGCACTGAGAGGGTGCACGGGGTGCTGCCGAAACCTTCCACTAACCGCGTTTAGTAAGCACGCTAATAAGCGAGATGGTTTGCAGCCTCGGTGCAAATCTTGTGTGAAAGAATACTATGACACTTTCGTGCCCGCAGATGTGCTAACTAGTACTAAGAAATGCACCACATGCAAACAATATCGACCTAAAAAAGATTTTAGTCCACATAAAGGCAGGCGCGACGGGCTGCAGTCTATATGTTGCGTCTGTAGACGAGATCAAGAAAACTTGCGGCGCCGAAACGGCAAGGCTCACATAACTTGGATCAAAACTAAATATGGACTCAGTCTGCAAGCGTATGAACTATTAGTTCAGCAGCAACAAGGAGTGTGCGCTATATGCGGGCAGCTTTGTGTTTTAGGTCGATTATGTGTTGATCATAACCACACCACGCACAAAGTTAGGGGACTTCTCTGTAATTCGTGCAACACAGGATTAGGTTATTTCAAAGATAATCCCCAACTGCTAGAAGCTGCTGCACAGTATTTACACAACTCCGCTTTGCCAGTTGGCTTTTAGGAAAGGAGATAGTGATGTGCGATCACGCGGCGCGTGGCACGGAGTTGATAGTCGCCATGGAACAAGTGACCAAGGAGTTTGAAAATGACCCGCTGGATGCCGACTACCAGTATGATTTGGAACGTGAGCGCCATGCGAATGGTTAAACGCGGACGGCCCGATTACGCAGCCGAGCGGGATACACATGCGAGCACAGCGGTCCTGAATTTGCAAGCCGGTGATAGCTCAGCCGCTACTGCGGCGGCCTTGCTGGCTCTCGAAGCCCAGTTCGGTCGAATCGCTGATGCGCAGCTAGCGAAAGAAGATCACATCTGATGCCCGAACGTCCAGCCGCTGAGTTGGCGCACCTGGCGGATATGGCTAGGAGGCTCAGCACATCGCTCGTGTACTACCAACATGCGCTGATTGCGGCCAGGCAAGCTGGGGCTACCTGGCCTCAGATGGCCGAGGTGCTTGGAACGTCCGAGGGTGGCGTGCGGTGGCGCCATAAGGCAGCTAGGGACGGTGGAGAGGTGCATCTGCGTCTCTGGCCGGCCAACGAACCTCAGATACCGGCTCCACGAAGTGAGGAGATGTCATGAACGAGACCATCAAAGAAGAGTGGAAGAAGAATCTCAAATCTGGAAAGTTTGCCCAAGGCAGCGGGCAGCTTCGCGCATGGAGCGAAGAGGATAACTGTTGGAAGTATTGCTGCCTCGGCGTGCTGTGTGAGATGTCCGGGCTTGGTGAGTGGGTAGAAGTAGTAGTGGACGACGAAGAGCGTTACTCTACTTATTACCTTAACAACAAATATTACTTGCCCTGTGAGGTGGCCGAGTGGGCTGGTATCGATCCCAGTAACGATGAAGACACAGACGTACAACAGCGTTTAGGAACTGCGAATGACGAAGGCAATACTTTTACCGTGATAGCCGATCAAATCGGCACGACTTGGGATTTGTGATAATATGCCTGAGTCACTGAGTGCTTGCAGCATCAAACTGTGCTTGTCGTGCGAGCTGGTGTTCAATGAAATTACGGCTGGTATCACACTTGTTTTAGCTCCACTTCCTAATGTAGTGATGCAAGGTGCCCACAAACACCTTAAAGTGCATAAAGGAGATAATACTAATACCCCTTTCCCTCGGTGCAAACGTAATGGTCGAGGGTGGAATGGCCCAAATTTTGTGCCCACGAAGCAACTTGTAAATTGCCGCCGTTGTTTGGTTTGTGATGACTAGCCGGCTGCTAATCACTGGCTCACGATGGTGAGCCTCAGAAGCAAGGCATCCCAGTATCACCTTTTGAGAAACGGAGTTGAAGAGCAATGACGTTAGCTGAGCTAGGTTACCGGCTGGAAGCAAGGATGCCGGGATGGATGACTTCGGTGCGGTGTCTCACTTTTATTGTTGCGGCTATGATTCTTCTGGTGCAGGGGCTTTGAGGCATGGCAACTATGCGTGTACCCCTACACATCCTTGGCGCTGTGCACCCGAGGCCTGGCATTGGGTGGGAGTGGACCTGCAACTACAAAGAGTGCAACGGTCATGGATTTAGGATAGACCGAGAGAAAAGCTACGCTGCTATCAGCACGCACTGGCGAGAGCGGCACAGAGCTTTGGACGATAGGCGATGATTTATGTGGATGATGTCGGCATACCGGCGAAGGTGTGGAATAAGCGTACGGGCCGTTATGTCGAATCGCGTTGGTTCCACTTGATCTCAGACCAGATCGACACAGCCGAGCTACATGCATTCGCCGCGCGCCTCGGCTTGCACCGCTCCTACTTCCAAGAAGGATCCGATCTCAGCGGTCAGGTTCTAGAACCTTGGCATGATCATTATGACGTGACGGTTGGTAAGCGCAAGCAAGCTCTTGGTCTTGGTGCCCAATCGGTCTCCTGGCACGAACTGGCCGAGATCACAACCGCTAAGGGAGAGGAATGTCACGCGCGCCATAGCGTCGATCTGAGCGGCTATCTGTGCCCCGCGTGTGTGCACCTTCTTGGAGAGCACGAGCACAGTTTTGAGCCCGCCCCTCAACCGAGTTATGAAGTTTGGGCTTGTCAACACCCGACATGCGACTGTGTGATGGAGCGATGATGATGAAACAACCTATTACCGTGGGCGGTATTTACTTACACTATAAGGGTGATCGTTACATTGTCTTGTACGCCGCGCAAGACTCGGAAAACTCGGATAACCGTGGATACCTAGTGATTTACATGTCGCTTGATGGCCCGCAAACGGGGCAAATCAATGTGAGGAGTTTATCTGAGTTTAGAGAAGACGTCGAGATGCCCGGAGGCGGTAAAACACCTAGATTTAAATACCTACGGACAGCACCAAGGGACCGCTGATGACTACGCTACAAGAAGCTCAAACTTGGCTCGGTGAGCAGTTGCGAGATAAGGGCACCACATGCCCATGTTGCGGCCAGATGGCCAAGGTTTACAAGCGCAAACTCAACGCCAACATGGCGCGCTCGTTGCTAGTCGGCTACCGGGAGGCTGGGCTAGATTGGTTCCACGCCCCCTCGGTTGTTAAAGATCGAGGCGAGATGGCCAAGCTGCGGTACTGGAAGCTGGTAGAGGAAGAGCAGGCACTGCGGCCGGATGGTGGCCGAGCGGGCTGCTGGCGGGTCACCTCGGCTGGGCAGATGTTTGCCCTCGGTCAGACAGTGGTCCCTGCACACGCGCTGGTCTATGACAGCCGGCTAGTTCGGCTGGACGAGTCGAGCGGCAAGATCAGTATCTATGATGCCTTGGGTGCTAAATTCAACTACCAGGAGCTGATGCGTGCCAAATTGCCGGCGTTTACTGTGGGTACGTAGCTCCCAGGAAACTCCCAGCTAACGAACACAACCCCCCTCAGCGATACAGCGTCTACAGGATGCACATCAACATGAGGAGGAGTTTTGATCAGAACACTTGCCGCGACGCTAGCGGTTGGCGCCTTGACGCTGGCTGGCGCGGCACCGGCCTTGGCTGACACGGCCGCGACGCAGGCTAGCGCTGCGCAGCCTTACCGTGGGGATTTCTGCGACAACGAGCGCAACCAGTGGGCCCCACAGTGCCGTAGCCACGACAGCTGGCGCTGGAACAGGCAACACAACCGCTGGGACCACTGGCGCTTCAACGACCGTGACCGTCGTTGGCACCAGAGGTAAGATCTTCAGCATAGAAAAGCGGGGCCTCTGAACTACCTACCAGGGGCCCCGCTTCTTGTGTCTAGCTGCAGGCGAGGACGTCGCCGGTCTCCCGGCAGCTCGGCGGGTTGGGGCAAAAACCTGGGGTGCTGCCGCACGCGAGAGCTGGCACCTCGGCACTGAAAAGCAGCACGAGCACAAAGACGCCGGACGCAGCGGTGATCATGGTACGTGATCCTACGGGGTAGAGGTCGGCGGTGGCGCGGTTTTCTTGGTCTTCCTGGGGCCTGTGGCCTTCGCCTTGGGCGCGGCGGCGCTGCCCTGAGGTTTGGCCCCTGGGTGCCGCCAGCATTTCTCTCCGGCCGTGCCTACCGGGTTGTTGCACGGGGTGCCATCATCCGTGGGAGCCCCGCACTTGTGGCCTCCGCTGCCCTTGGGAGGGTTGCCGGCGGCGCGCGGCTTCCGGGGCGTCTTCGGAGGCTTAGCTGGCGGGTTGGGGTCACCGAAGAACCACGCTGTGCCGGCGGAGATCCCCTCGGCGACGAAGAACATCTCAGCAGCCGCACTCCAGCTCGCAAACTCCACAGCAGCGGCCGTGAGCACCGTAGCCGCCACAACGACCGTGAAGAAGCCGAAGAGCATGCCTCGGCGCGGCGGCCGGCGCCGTACCCGGCGAGCTTGGGGCCTAGCCCCAACGTTGAAGACGCCAGCGCGCCGGCCTATTCGAGAAGACGGGCGGCGCGGCGGCGCTGTGTGCACAGCTACGAGCGGTCGCTTCGGCCGTGCCTGCCGGGCTGCCCGACGTGCCCGGATGTTGTCGCTGATGTGCTGGCCCAGCTTCGGCCTCGGTACTTCGCCCGTAAATCCTACGGGCGGGGGCGGTGCAGCTTGTTTCGACGCCTTAGCCATGGTTTCCGTCCTGACACTGCGGGTTGGTGTCCGGTTACTATGGATCACCTGTGTTTGATGTGTTACACGTCTGTGAGCTGCGTAAAGGCCAGCAATAGCCGGGCCATGCTAGCCTCCCTCCACCCGGACACTGTGTAAGGTGTCAGGGTACCAGTTGCGGTTTCGCAATCACAACGGAGCAAGGGAGGATCGTGTCCGTAGACCCGCGTCAGCTTGTTGAGCTGCTGTGTGTCGACATGAGCGAGACCGAGCGAGCCAAACAGCTGGGAGTAGCTCGGTCCTCGTACTACGGCGCGCTAGAGCGACTCATCCGAGATGGGATCTTGAAAAGCCGCACGATGTTGGCCGGGGGGATGACCTGCACAGGCGCGCATCCGCGATCTAAAAATTCACCCACCAGGCACGCTCCGGTGCTGCATGTGTCGTGGCTGGCAGGACTCGGCCGCTGGTCAGTGCAAGGTGCGTTGCTCGACGCATGGGACAAGGAATCCAAAAGTGAAGCTGTGGTTATTATTCGGTGGGCAGGTAAAACATTGGACATTTATTCATTTGTTGTGGTGCCCCCGACGCGATGGTCTACGAAAGATACTAATCGATACATTGGCAGCCGCTGGTTACTGACCAGAACAGCTCTCGAAGAATTAACGATCGCTATTGCTAGGGTGCTCGACGCTGAGGCTGTGCTTATACCGGAGGGCTGGTGATGTACCGGGTTTTTAAGTATTGCGTGGGGCTATCTATTGTCGCTGTTTTACTAATTGTTTTTCTCATCATTGCGGTAGGAATCTAGACTAGGAGGATTAGTATGTCCGATTCATCGAATCTACTAGACTTCATCTCTGACGAACCGCCGGCTCAGATCGACATCATCGAGCTGGCCGTGCAAGCACTGGCCGAGGCGATGGCGTGGCGGGTAGACCCACTGAACATCCCCGCGCCGACTGCTGACATGACCCAGCGTGCGACGGATATTGTCTCGGCGGTGACCGACCTGGGCGGCCGGAAGTTCGTTGTGCTTGTGTGCGGCTCTGAGGCAGACGCCAAGCGCCTCGCCGTGGCATGCGGTAAGAACGGTGACCACATCGGCGAGGCGCTGCGCGTGCTTGATCTGCTGGCCGAGACGGAAGAGGCCCTGCCTAACTAGCAGACAGGGCCTCTATGCAAAATAGGGGTTACTGACCGCCGGCAAGAAAATAGCCCGAATTCATGGCAAGAAAACCAAGGGAGCCAGCAAGGAAAGTGACCAGGATAATTCTGGTGAGCAGGGGTATCGAACGCAGTCCATCTTCAAGCCACTGCAAAAAATCTTCCATTACTTTACCGCCTTGGTCATGTCGGCTTCCTGGTAAGTAAGTGGCTTAAGAATTTTACCATCGGCTCGTGCGATGCATGAGCCATCTAGCAAAATTTTCGTCATATTCGACCGATGCACCTCTCTAAAAGCAGTATCTGTGTTTATTTCTGGTCGCGCGGCAGCTCCCACAATCACGTACATCAAATCGGCTGATTCTTTGGCCATAGGCTTGGCATCGCCTGTGTCTACGAAATGCTGCAAGGCTTCGCACCACTCGGTATATTCTTCTTCAGCGAGCTTCCAGCGAAGCTCAGCCCACTCTTCAAGAGGTAAATGATCCCCGCCGGTTGCTTCACTCCACTCTTGTAACATCCCCGTATAGCTGGGCCGCAGAGCCTCGTAGGCGGTGAGGATCTCGGCTAGTGCAAAAGCTGCAGCCCCTGGGTGGTCGTATAATTTGCCTGCATGGCGGTCGAGGATCTCTAGTAGCTCAGCTGGTACGTCTTCAATCTTCATGTCGCGATGGTCCTTTCCGGGCACATATGCCCCTCGGTTGCTTCGATGTGATGGCAAGTTGCGCATCGGATCCACAGACCGCATTCAACACATTGCCGAAAATAGCTGGCGCCGACCATGTGGATCCACGTCATGTTTTCCGCTCGGCAATTGTAACAGTACCGTTTCTCGGAGGCTAGCATTTATTCAGCTCCTAGGTGCGCGAGAGATCGAGCGAGATTTTTACGTGCCTGCTGGCCGATGGTCTTCGGAGGGTAACCGAAGTGAGCAGTCAAGGCAGCTGTGCCGAGCCCTCGGCAATACCGCAAATAAATATACTCCCGTTGCCTGTCAGTTAGCTCGGCCATTGCATGCGCTATCTCTCCGTAGTGATAAGCGGTTTCGATCCCTTCAAGATTTGTCAGCATCTCTACCCAGATAATATCCGAGGCTTTGCCGGTAAACTCGCTTGTGTGGTCATCCGAGTAGGCTTCGATCTTTTCCCACGGGTCGCCGGATAGCTCAGTTTTCCTTGCATCTCGACACTGTGCCGTCCAGTGTCGAATCATCACACGCATACGATCTGACGCGTTGCGCAAAAGCCAATAATCTAGTGTGACACCCCTTCGGTCATCGTAGGTCTTGGTAGCCTGCCATAGCGCAATCCACGCTTCTTGTGCAAGATCATCTGATCTGTCTGGGAACTGCAGAGTCATACGAGAGGCCATCCGGCGCAATTTGGGTCGGTACTGTAATAGTAACTCCCGTTCTTCCGTTATGTTCATAACTTCTTCCTAATTGTTCGCATAGTTGTCGAGCAGGCGGGTTAATGAGATACCAAAAAATACGCAAGCCTACATCCGGGTTGTCTCGAACGCGTCTACCAAGGAACTGGTTACACTCCCCACATAGCAGTCCCCGAAGTAAGTCCGTTTTATGATCATGATCATTAGCGAGTCGTTTAGTTGCGCCGGTGGCCAGCCGACAGATCCAACACAGGCCATTTTGGAATGCGTACAATAAGTCGTAAAAATCTGTGTCCGTGTCGTACACTTTGGCGGTCATCGCCCGGTGCGCTGCTTCTTTGCGTCGCTTGACCTCAGGCCGCCAGCAGGTAGCGCAGCGCGGCCCAGGGTGTGGAGCCGGGCGTTTTTGATGTTTGATGTCTTCCCCCGCATTTTTGCAGGGCTTGAGTTTCTTCACGGGCTAAGTCCGATCTACTCCAGTAGCGCCGAGGTCCCAGCGAGGCGACCTCGGCGCTACGCATCGGGCTATCTACTGCTGCGGCTGCCAGCCTTGGGGCGGAGCACCCTGCTGGTTACCCCAGGGGTTCGCCGGATCGGGCGCAGACGGCTGGTACCCCTGCTGGGCTTGGCCGTTGGCAGCAGTCGGCGGCCCTTGTGGGGGGCCCTGCTGAGGCTGAGTCCATGGGGCTTGGCTGGTAGGCGGTGGGCCAGCCTGCTGCGGAGGCCCTTGCTGCCAGCCCTGGGCGGCCGGTGGCGCCTGCTGAGCCCACGGGGCTTGGCCGTTAGGCAGTCCCTGGGCAGGAGGAGGCCCTTGCTGCCAGCCCTGACCCTGAGCGGCCGGCGCTTGCGCCGTCTGATACGGGTTGCCCTGCTGCGGCGGAGGGCCTTGCTGCCATGGGGTCTGGCTTTGCTGAGGCGGTGCCGTCTGTGCTGGAGGGCCCTGCTGCGGCGCTCCGTTGGTTTGCTGAGGCGGCCCTGCAAAGAAAGAATCATTGCGGCTGCCTGCAGGCGGCGGGACGTACCGGGCGGTATAGGTGAACGCCGGCATTCCTTTCTGACCATTCTGCTGAGTAGTCTGCCGAGAACCTGTGCGGGTCACCCACAGCTGGCCGCCGATCCTCAGCCGGATCTCACCTGTGTTCGCCGCACGCATAGCCTCGGTGACAGCCTTGGTGACATCCTTAGATTGAGGCAGCCAAATTGACCGCATACCGGTGTCCTCAGGGTCATTCGGCATTCGTTCATTAGTTTGCAGCGTCACGACCTTAATCATGATCGGTCGGTCACTATTCGGCCAAAACATCGGCTGCTTGGTCTTCTGATCGGTTTGCTGCCGTTCGCCGAGGCCAACGATTTCGCCGCCTCGCTCGTAGCCAATGCAAGAATCGTCACCAAACGACATGTATTTACCGCCAGTGCTGCTGGTGAAAAACTCATCATCGCCGTCTTCGTTAGCCGAGCTTGGCTGCGGCGCAGGCGGAGCTTGAGGCGTTTGCTGCCACGGCTGGCCCTGCCCCTGAGCGGGCGGCCCCGCCTGGGGCGGAGGGCCTTGCTGGGGAGGCGCTGGCTGCCAGCCCTGGTTTGGCGGTGGCCCCTGAGGCGGTCCTTGCTGCCATCCCTGAGGCGGGGCCCCTTGCTGCCACGGTGCTTGAGTCATTGTATTAGTTTCCCTTCTCTGTTATTTAGTGAGTCGGAGTGAGTTGCTGGAAAGTGGCGAGCTTGGCATTCGCCGCATCAAGGATATGGCCGACCCAACTCTCTGGGCCGTACGTGTTCGTCCACTGCTGATAGATCGCCCAGAGGCGGTCTTGTCCCGGAGCCTCACTGATCGCTTTCATGACCCCGTCATATGTCATATCTACGATGCCAGGCTGCTGGCCCCAAGGAGCCGGAGCGTTATTTTGCTGCGGTTGTGGGTCTTGCATTGCAGGCTGGGGCTGTGCTCCATCGCGATTACGCATCGCGTGCTGCGCCTTCACACATTCTACGATCATTGATGCGAGAGGCTCCCGGTGCTTGCGCAGCGAGGCTTCATCAATCCCAGGGCTGATCAGCCTCAGCATTGGCTGTAGCTGCTCTTTCTTTGAGAGAGTGGCCAACTCTTCCACCATCTCTGTGTAGAACACCTCAGGATCGATACCGGCCCCGGTCCGAGCGATAAGATCTTGGATGTACTCGGCCGGCGGGGTGTTCTTGCTGGACCCCTTCGGTGCGGGGGGTTGCGGGCCTGGCGGCACGCCCTGAGGCGGGGCCTCAGCTGCCGGATACTGCGGCGGCTGAGATGCCGGGCCGTGAGCCACCGTGCCTGGCGGGACGCCTGGAGGCAGCTGCTGGCCGACCACCGCAGCGGCTTGGGTGTTCATCTGAGCTACCTGCTCAGGGCCGATCGGTTGGCCAGACTGAATCTGCTGGTTGATGACTTCCTTGATCTGAGCTGCGTTGCCGTTTTGAGGCAATACAGCTTGCGCGGCAACCCACTCAAGCGGGGGGCAGCCCTGCTCGGCGGTGTGCATGTAGCCACATGTGGGGCACTTGGGTTGAGGCTGCCATTCGCCTGGCTGCGTAGGTGCTAAGATTCCTTGAGATCCTGTGTCGTCGCGAGTGTAGGGCTGAGGCATTACTACTTGAGCGGCAGCAGCGAAGGATTCCGCGACGCCTTGAATCCCAGGCACGACAGCCGGGGCAAGCCCAGTGCCCGGAAAGTACTCGTGAATGTTGATTTTCTGCTGGTGCCAGGCACGGTTATCCTCAGCAATCCGAGCGCCGACCCAGCCGAGGTCAACCGGCACACGCAGAGCTTTAGCTTCGCCGGAGCCCGGACGGCACCACACCACAATAGAGAAGTCTCGCCGGACGGGCGGCATCGGCTCGTACTCGTGCGTGTCGTAATTCATGACGACCTCGGCATTGCTGTAGTAAGCCTGCTGAATGGTTTTGCCGCTGGGGTGCTCTACCGGGTCTTTTTCCGTTTTCCAGTCGATAATTACCCAGGTGCCGTCATCCAATTCACCAATAGCATCAATCCTGCCACCCCGGTCGTAGATACGGCAATACACCACACGCTCATTGTAGCCGGGAACGATCTTGATTTTCTTCGCGATCAACTCTGCTTCCACAGCTTTAATATCCGCATGGAAGTACTCGGCGATAGTATCTAAACTCTCTCCTTTCCCGAAATACCGATCGAAGACGTGGTGCTGTGCAGAGCCGAGGTTGGCACCTGAACTGCCCCCGCCGGCCTCGAACGCAGCTGCTTCGATGGAATCCATGAGCTTGTCGTACCCAGGATCGCTGGGGTCGGCGGCCCCGGCTCGTGCCATGAGGTCCGGCCGTAGGCCCATGCCTCGGATCACGGTCCGGCGGCGCCAGATAGTGAGCCCGTAGCCGCTCTCCATGGTGCCGGCCACTGTAGTTACCCGCGTGCGGCCCTTCACCTCACCGGTAGTCATGTCGGGCAGCAGGTACCGGCCTAGGCCGTCGCGCGGCACGTCAGCGTCGCGCACCTCCCCGCTGGTTACCTCGGTAAAAAATGTGTCATCAGTCATTAGCTAAACTCCTTCCTATTCATTCCATCCACAAACGCGTCCCACTCGCCTGGATCGAACCGAAGCTCAAAAGCCGGAAAATTAGAATCTCGGACAGCCACCGACCCATCGGCAAACTTGGCGACCTCGACACAATTGCAGTCTTTCGGGCGGTCAATAGTTTTCTGAGCGCGTCGCCACGTCAGTTCATTAGAACTGCGGGCATACAACTCGGTCTTGTCTTTCATTTACTTACCTCCTGGGTATCCGAGCACAGAGCTTAGATAGTTATTAACTTGTGCTAGCTTTGCGTCTAACTGAGCCTGCATCAGCTTCTCAAGGTTCTGAGTAGCATCGCGTTGCTCTTTCGCGAAATAAAGCAGAAGCTGGCCGATGGCTTGAGTGGCCAGAGCGGTGCTTTCTGGGTATGTCATAGCTGAGCGTCTAGCATCAGCAAGCAATGCCTCTGCCCTATCGATCTCATCAATCTTGTTAGTCATTCCCTCTCCTAGGTAAATACTGCTTGACTTCTGAATCTGGATATTGCTCATTCCATACCCAATTAAGCACAGTTCGGGCAATATCCGTGTCTGAATCCCCTGCTTCTGCATCAACAACTTCATCAAACCGATCTAGCATTCGCTGCACTTCATGTATATCTCTCATACGGATACCTCCGTTCTCGCTTCTTGATAAACGCTGCGGTACACCGGGCCGAGGGTTCGGCTGGCAATTTTAATCGTGATGGCGTCGGAAGCCTGGGCCATTGTCATTCCGTCGACACTTATATTCAGCGTCTGGGCGAAGCTCTGCTGTCCCGGTGTCGCGGTCCGTCCGGTCTGCCGCCACGCAGCTTTTTTGTGGGTAATTGTAGGGTCATCATCGAGAGCCGCATCACTTCCTATCCTTGCCGCTTCCATGGGGGTAACGCCCTCGGCCAGCCAGTAGCCGCCGGCAAAAGTCTTGGTTGATCCTGTCACGCCGACGTTATACATGCCGTTGATAGGCACCATAAAAAATATCCGAGCGCGTCCGCACTTACTCTTCTCGCTGGTTGCGATGAAGGGCATGCCGAAGTCAGTTTCTAGCCATCGTGCCGACGTTCGCTCAAAGAGATCCACATGATGAACACCGGTAATTTTCTTGGCGGTCAGCTCTCGCTCTTCAGGCTCTATGTCAAGGAGCTTGAAACACTCCTGGCAAAGGTTTTGGTCAATGCGCGACACATACCGAAGCACCCGGTACTCACCGCACTCATCACACTCTTCAAGCTCTTGGTCTACGTCCTCGCCCGGCTCAGGTGTCTTAGATAGGTCAACCGCAGCGGCCATGTCTTTCTCGTCCAGTGTGCCGACGAAATCAAGGATCCACGCAAGCTCCTTTCCTACCCACGGACGCAGCGCGCGGCCGATCTCTTGGATGAACCGACCTGCGAACTTGGTTCGCCGAAGGCAAAACACTCCATCGCAGCGCGGTGAATCCCAGCCCTCGGCCAGCGCCGAGCAAGTCACCAGCACTTTAACCGCACCGGTCTCAAAACCATGGAAAGCCCACTTGCGGTCTTTTGGTTTGGTGCTGGAAAATACCTCAGCTACGGAAACACCGGACTCTTTCAACGCTTCAGCGAAGAAACGCGCACTTGCCTGGGTAGGAGCGAATAGGGCTATGGATTTGCCAGGGGTGATTGTGTGGTATGCATTAACCACGGTGTCTCGGAGACTATCAACCATGACCTGCTCTCCGAGGTCTTTCTCGCTATAATCACCATCCGCTGCGGTACGCACCTGAGACATGTCAAGGTCGCCGCCAAGCTGCAACGAGTAGGGCTTGACCAGGTACCCTCGGTCGACGGCCCAGCCGATCGAGCGCTTGAAAACCACCTCCTCCCATATGTCGCCTAGCCCTAGTTTGTCCGAGCGCATCCACGTGGCTGTGAAGCCGGCTAGGTAGGCTGAGCCCCCTGGCACGGCTCCGATCCATTCGTAGTGCCTCCTGTAAATGCTTGAGACTGATACATGTGCTTCGTCCACAACGGTGAGCTGTGGTTTAGGCACTGTCTCCATTCGTTTAGGATCGCGGAGTGAGTGAATAGAGATGACGCGACATCGCTTATTTATCTCATGGCGGCGTCCTTTCACCACGCCGATATCATCGGGGTCAATTCCCGCATCCAGCAGCTTCCTAATTGTTTGGTCAATTAGTGTGTCTCGATGCAACAATATGTTTACGCTGCTTGTTCGTGCGCTATTTAGAACTTTACCCGAGATATCTGCCATGACTACTGTCTTACCCGTCCCCGTAGGCTGTTGAATGCCGAGACGGTGCAAGCCTTTGGCGTACCCGTTATGCAGGGCCGTCGCGGCTTGTTTCTGGTAATCACGTAGTTGCACGGTCATGGCTTTACGAGAGGTTCCTCAAGTGAGATGCGCTGGTCAGCGTGGGCAAGATAGTTTCCGATTAGCTCTTCGAGTAGTTCAGTTGCCGGCCACACTAATTGCCGGTTTTTGTGGTTTATTAACCAAGCATGTACTTCATCTCCGCGCCGCGCAACCACTCCACTCGGATTCACAGCAACTGCCCAGACTTCGCCGCATTCCGAGCAAAACAACTCGCCCTCTGGCGCGAGGTTACGCAGCGAAAGGGGACGGTTCGCCACTGCGTGGATGTGACTGCATTTGGGGCAATCGAAGCGGCGGGTCATTTGTGAGTCTCCAAAACCTTAGCGCAGCATTCGGCGAAGTACTTACGCCCTCGGTGACCGTAGCCATCTGATGTGCCATGGATCAACGAGCCAGGCTCGAAGTCTTCGCCGCAGCCACGGCAGCTACCAGGGAACTGGGAGGCAAACCAGCCGCGTGTGGCCAGCTCTGCACGAAACTTCTTCTCCTCGGCTTCCTGCTTCTTGGCAGCTGTCTTGCCGCACGAGTACAAAGGCAGCTCGCAGCACTCACACTTCGTGGCCATGATCGCTTCCCATGAAGTACTTGCGAACGTAGGCCAGGGTGTTAAGGGCTTTCTCGCTGGCACCCCGTCTATCGCAAGCTTCGTTGCCATGTGTCGGGCACTGAGAATCACGAGCCAGGCAATCAAGCTCCCGGTTGTAAGGGCAGCTGCACTTGAAACGCAAAGCCTTAATCTCTCGGCGTAGCTCGGCTTTCTTGCCTGGCTTCAACATCGGACTATCAAATGCGTCAACTCCATGCGCGGGGCAATCGGGACTCGGCATGATTTTATCTTGGTCTACCCAGTAAGAGCAGCTGCATTGACGTTTCCGGGCGGCTAGCTCCTGCTGCAGCTCGACAATCTGACTAGTCGCGTTGTCGTTAGAGTGGGCCAACTTCTGAATCTTGTTATTAGAGGAGGCCAACTTCTGAGTCAGCTCCGCTACGTTGTTGTTAGCACGCTCTAGCGCTCGACCCAATGCCCGCACATAATCTTGTTGTCGTGTCAACTTCCTGGCTGCCTCAGCGGCCAGCGTCGCGGCCGTGTGGTCGCCCGTGACATAGTCACCAGGGCAGGGACAGTTGGGGTCTTCTTCGAGCGTGGGGGCCTTCTGGTAGCCGAGTGTTTCGGCTAGGATATCATGGATCTCGGCTAACTCGGTAAGCTCAGCACGTCGCTGATTAGATAAGTGCACAACCAGTTCGTTGAAGTCTGATGGGTCTGCGATTACTTGGAACCAATCATCTGCCATTCTTCTCTCCTTTCAGTGCGTCAAGTTTACGAGTAACCATCTGCCCGACGCGACGCACCGATTCAGTTGCCGGATTCTTGGGGTCTATGCCTCGCAGCGCAGTGTGAAGTTTCTTGCAGTAGTCAGCCAATACCTCAAAATCAGTGATCCGAGCTGCTTGTAATTCTGTTATATCCTGTCGGAGTATTGTGTCTCTCAGGCGTAGCCGCTCCACCTCAGCAACTAACCAACCCGTGTCGGTTTGTGGGTGCAACTTTGGGTACTTGGCTTTGATGTTTTCTAGTCGGTCAGTTGCCACCATCGCCCTCTTTCCCACGCAAAGCTTTAAGCTTATGGTTGATACTTTGCGCTAGCATGCGCAAAGCGCCATGCGCGGGGCTATTAGGATCAAAGCTTCCAAGAGCCCGGCTGCTTCGCCTAGCTTGGTCTAACAGTTGCTCTAAGTCAGTAATCCTGGCCGCACGTGGCTGCTCAGTTTGTTGCCGCAGCATAGCTACCTGACCAATAAGCCAGTCTATGTCTTTTTGTGTTGCACGATCTCGATCAACGCTGCGGGCAAAGATAGCTTCGAGATCTTCAGATAAAGATGGTAACTCGGTAATACGAGCTTCTCGCAGCCGCTCGACTTCAGCAATCAACCAATCGGCATCACGGTTGCTTACATAATACTTGCTCTGGTTTATTTTTATCCACTCTAGATGATCCATCCGTCCACCTCCTCGATGTCAAGGCGGCCGACGCTACACCCTGTCAGGAGTCGACGCAAGTAGACACAAGTAGTCAGAAGTAGACACGGCCTGGCATCCGCTGTACAGTCGCCCCGGTGCAGGTCATCGAGACGGAGCTAGGACTACTGAGGGTAGTCAACACCCTGGAGGACGCCTCGGCCCTCTGGGAGTGGACGCGTGAGCGCCAAGGTCGTTGGCTGGGGCTCGACGCAGAGACCAACGCGCATGACCCCTTCTCCGCCTCGTACCAGCTGCGTACCGTGCAGGTGGCCGATGAAGCATCCGGTTGGGTGATTCAGGTCCAACGACCAGACATGTCCCAGGTTGTGCGGGCCGTGGTGTCCAGTCACGACGCGTGGTGGGCGTGGTTCGCACGCAATGAGGTCAACTTCATCGAGCGGGGCGTCCCTGGGTCCGTGCGGCTGGGCCAGGCCGCTCCGCATATATACGATGGGCAGCCGCTGCTGGCATGGTACAACCCACGTACAGTTACTACGCAATCAGCGAAAGACAACATCGATCCTCGTATCTCTCAGCCGCGCGCACTGAAGCCAGCCAGCGCGTTAGATCTTGGATTTGACTACCTTCACAAAGCTGAGCAGATCTTGCACGAAAAATTCAAAGCCATATATAAACGAGACAATGGAAGCACCCCAGCTGAGAAGATCTGGAAGCCTTATGGCTTCGAGCACATAGACGACAATGACATAGATTATTTGAGGTACGCCGGGTTAGATGCGCTCGTTACCGCTATCTTTGTTAATAAAATGGGTCGTGAGGTGCATCAACGCAACCAATGGGATAACGGCTATGCCAAAGGTTGCTGGTGGGATCTTAGATGGCAGTGGCATGCTGACCTCAGCCAGTATCGTGGGCGGGTCATTGATGGTCCGTATGTCATGTGGCTCAGCGAGCAGCTCAAAAACATTGTCGACAGCAATAGAAGGTTGCTCGACTGGTACCATATCAATCCGAGTGCGTCAGGGGTTGGAATTGGTAACGCATTCGAGTGGCTTAGCAATCAGGGACTGATGCAGTTCAAGAATACCAAGACCAGCAAGAAAACTGGAACAACCTGCTGGGACAAATTTGTCTTAGCCGACATCATTGCCAACGAGCCCGAAAGCTATGCAGGCAAGCTAGCTACCGCGATTCAAGCTGTGCGCAAGGCAGCTAAGTTCGATGCTTCTTACCTCAAGCCCATGCGCAAAGTACTAGAATTTGACGGCCGAATCCACCCGGATACCCGAGTCATCGGAGCTATTAGTTCGAGAAATAGTGAGTCTCGGCCGCCTTGTCAGCAGCTGCCGAAGAAAGAGAAGAAGCTCAAAGTACGTCCAGCTATTTGTGCTCCGCCCGGATGGCTCATCGTCACGGCCGACCTTAAACAAGGAGAGCCCCGAACCATGGCTGGTTTGTCCGGCGACCAGAATCTTAAACGTGATCTGCTCCATGGCGACCTATATAGCTCACTGGCTGGTCTGACTTATGGTGATAAATTCAACTCAGATCCCAGGATCTGCAAAGAAGACCCGACTTCAGTGCATTACAAAATGCGACAAGCTGCAAAGTTCGGTAGTCTTGCAACAGACTATGGGTGCGGAGTCGGCAAATATGCTGGGCTGCTAAGCATCCATGGTGTGCTAAGTATGTCAGTCAGCGATGCTCACGTAGCGCTGAAACGTAGAGAAGTCGCGTACCCTGACCTTACTAGATTTCGTAACCGAATGAACGCCCAGCCGGCTATAATACTGGAGTCTGGGTGGATTGCTCCGCTTTGGGACCGCTATTTCGTTGATGAAAAAGGCATTCATCTATCCACCAAACCAAGCCGACTAGGTTTGAATTACGCGACTCAAGGAAATCAACGGTACGTGTTTTCTATCGCCGTGCATAGAATTATTGACTGGGGTTGGTCTTGGGCGCTTTATTTCTTCATGCATGATGAGTTAGGGCTGTGCGTGCCTGCGCATATGGCGGATGAGGCAGCAATTATTCTAGAAAAAGCCATGACCCTTGACTTTCATGGTGTACCGATTGAGTGTGATGTTGACAAGCCGCCTTACAGTCCTAGATGGACTAGCTACCCAGATGAATACTTCACAGCCACAGACGTGGCGACACTTGATGACCAGGTATTGGAAGGTTGGTAGAGGACGAATGAACGAATTTGATCAGTTCCTCAAAGAGCTGCGAGAAAATTTACTCGCTGACCACGTGATTAAACAGCACGACGAGTGGGTAAAGCCGACCCCGGAAGAAGCAGATGCCATTTGCCACGCGGCTCGTGATCTCTTCATTTACAGCGGCTGGTTTGTAAAGGAGAAGGCATGATGGACTGGAAAGACCGCGTTGCACTTATTGCACTAGGTGAGATCCTGTATGACCATCTTCGTGAGCATGAAGACGTGAACGACACAAGGCTTCTACTTAGTGATCGTTTACGTGGGGCCATTGATGCTCTTGCTCAAGGAGACCAAAAAATATGACAGCGACTGAGATCATAAAAGCCACGGATACAATCCGAGCTGGCGAACGCCGAGAACTGCGCTCTCTGGTGCGGATGCGCGTCAAGCTACTGCGAGCTGAGGTCGCCGAGACGCACGCCGCGCAGATGGCTGAGATCGATGGCCGTGTAGCGGCGAAGTTCCAAGACGATACAGAGCGCATCGCGGCGCTACGGGCTGATCTAGATCAACTTGTGGCTGAGGCCAACCACAAGGCTGCCCAGACGTTCGCTCGGTACTCGGATGTGCTCGAAGCACAACGGTCAGAGGTCTTCAGTCGGCCGTGGTTCACGCGGCGGGAAGACCACAAGAGCAAGCTGCGCAAGGCCCTCGCTGCCGCTGTGGAGGCTTCAACTCAGAGGGCGAAGCTCCGGGTTGCCAAGCTCGAAGCCGAACTGCTGACGGCCCTCTCACTCGACGCGCTGAAGACCGAAGCAGCGCATGAGTTCGTGGCCAACATCCCGACCGTGACCGACCTCATGCCAGCGGAGCCACTGCGAGAGATCGAAGATCAGTTCGGGGGCTCCCATGATGAACGCTGAGCAGCTGGCCCAGTTCTTCCATGAGACCTACAACCGCCTTGCCCCTGAGTTCGGCCATCGGAAACGCCAAGCTAAAGCAAAGCCTTGGACTGAGCTGTCCGAACCGAACAAGAACCTTCTCACCGCAGTAGCGCGAGAGATGCTTTTCGTTCTAGACAGCGAATATGTTCTTAAATGGAGTACGGAGTGTGCGAGTCACCAAGCGGCTGAGCAAGCCCGTGTCTGCGCGTGCGGGCATGTGGTAAGCGATCACATACCTATGCCAGCCCCTGACGGCACACTTTTCCTCCTGTGCACTGCTATGCCGGATAATGACCACACACCAGCTTGTGGAGAGACTCAACTGCCCGGTTGGATTTTCCCTCGGTGCTCTATTCCGGCGAAGGTGGCAGGCTAATGGGCTATGCATGTTACGAGACGCCTATGGGCCTCGCCGGCTACGCGGTGGATGATGTGTGCTTTGAGGATGGCTGCTCAGCTGAGATCGATCGGGGGCTGAGCTTTTTGTGTGGCACAGCGCCAGGCCGCGCAGATGAGAACGGCTGCGGCCACTGGTTCTGTGATGCACACCTGTGCGTACCCCCTGAGGGCATTAACGGCTATCTCTGTAACGGATGCATTCTGAAATACGACGGGGTAGACAGCGAGGATGAAGAAAATGGCTAATATGCCAATTAAATACCCACCACCTGCTGGTGAGCTGTGGGATTTCTGGAAGTGGTCGGATATCCCATCAACTGTGAATCCTGGGCAGGTCTATTTGCGTCGACTTCGAGTAATCAGCACACCTTGGTTTGCTGTGTACCTACACAAAATCAACGAGGCCGACGCCGGTCGATATCCTCATGACCACCCATGGAACTTTTGCTCTTTGGTCTTGCGAGGCGGGTACCGGGAAGAGATATGGCCGACCGAACGGCATTTTGATTTATGCACTTGGCAGCGCTGGTCGTTTCATAAGATGGCCCTCTCGTCTGCGCATCGAATCGTTTTGATCGAATCGGATACCGTAACTCTGGTGGTGACGGGCAAGCGCCAGCGCAGGTTCCGTTTCTGGACACCCGAGGGGAAAATCCCATGGGATAAAATGAAACCCAGTGAGGTCAATGATGTCGACTAGTGAAGTACAGAAACAACTAGACGCAGTCACAGGTCACGCCTCTTCCGGCAACTGGCAAGGTTTCCGGTCCGTACTGCTCAACGCTGCGCATGCGCTGGGCGCCGAGGTGAACGCCGGGCGCATGACCCGAGATGAAGCCACCATGCGCCTTGGCATCGCGATCCGGGCTGCCGGTCATGTGCCTAATACTGATGACCGGCGTTGGATCGCTCAGGGTCTAGAGGACGCATGTGCGAGGCCCGCAAACCCACGAGAAGACCTCGGTAAATTAGTGTGGGCTACGTGGAAAGAAACAGACGTACCCCTTCCCGTTGACATACGGTGGGAGTCTTTGCCTCCCAGCTATAAGCATGTTTTTGCTACCATAGGCAAAGCTCTTTATGATGCTGGATTCCAAGCCGGCGCGGATTCGGTGCATCATGTTTAGTCCGATCCGGTACTCCACATCTCCAGCACCTTGGGTGCCAGGCGCCTTGCTGCATCGAGGTGAGTGTCTGCGGGTGCTTCGTTCGCTGCCGGACGCCTCGGTCTCCTGTGTCATCACAGACCCTCCGTACGGGCTCTCAGACGTCTCCAGCGCGGACACGATCCAAGCGCTCACCGCGTGGGTGTCTGGTGACCGTGAGCGGGTACCAACCGGCCGAGGGTTCATGGGCAACGAGTGGGATCGGTTCGTGCCTCCTCCGGCTGTCTGGGACGAGTGCCTACGGGTGCTCAAGCCGGGCGGCTATATGGCTGTGTTCGCGGGGGCTCGCACGGCAGATTTGATGGGCCTGTCTATCAGGCTTGCTGGGTTCGAGATCCGCGACACCATTACTTGGATGTATGGTAATGGATTCCCAAAAAGCTTAGATGTCGGCAAGGCTATTGATAAAGCCGCCGGGGCTGTACGGGAAGTAGTAGGTATTCATCATAGGCACGGCGGGGGCTCACCTAATTCTAGCTCAATGAGCGGGCCTCTTGGCACAGGAAGCCAACTACCATTAACAACCCCTGCCACCAAAGAAGCCAAGAAATGGGAAGGATGGGGCACAGCTCTCAAGCCCGCAGGCGAGCCGATCATCGTTGCGCGTAAGCCTTTCGTCGGCACCATCGCGGCTAATGTACTGAAGCACGGCACTGGTGGGATGAATATCGATGGTTGTCGGGTGCCGACTTCTACAGCCGACGCTCTAGCGATGGAACGCGCTAATACACCAGGTAGTCACCGAATGAAAAAGGGCAGCAGTCCAATCGGAACTTTTGCCCGAAGTTCATCAAGTGGTGCGCTGGATACTACTGCTGGTCGTTGGCCCGCCAACGTCGTGCTTTCGCATGGTGAAGATTGCGAGGTAGAAAGTTGTGTTGCTGGGTGTCCAGTTGCTGAGCTTGATCAGCAGAGTGGCCCAACAGGATCTTGGTCCCCTAAAGGTCGGGCCACTTACACGGATACAGGCAAAGGTTCATCATTCATGATGCCTATCACCGAGAAGACTCATTACGGAGATTACGGAGGCGGAGCATCTCGGTTCTTTAACGCTTTCCGCTACCAAGCCAAGGCACCGAAATCTGAGCGGCCGGTTGTCAACGGGGTTGCGCACCCGACTGTCAAGCCACTGGCTCTCATGGAATGGCTCGTTACTTTATTTACTCCGCTTTACGGCGTAGTGCTCGATCCATTCACAGGGTCGGGCACTACAGGCCATGCTGCTCTGAAGCTGGGGTTTAGCTCGATTTTGATTGAAAGAGATGCCCAATACTGGCCACTGATTGACAAACGATTTGGTGATTATTTGGGTTCGTTGAAAGCCGAGGTGGGCTGAGCGATGATACCCAGATTCCAAGGTGACCTGCAGCCACCGCCTGATGCCGACTTCATCCCGGCTGATGAGCTGCCGTACCCGTACTTGATTCAGGTGCTGCACGCTACTGCCAGCCTAGCTCTGCATTACGGCATCAAATATGTTGTGATCGGCTGGCATAGTGACCTCGGTAACGGAGAGAGCGGCATTCGACTGTGCTCAGATGGCTGCTTCGACGGTATACACAGCACTTACACAATTCTACCTGATATCCTTTACATAGAGGCTCAGCTTAATGACGAGATCCCGCCATACGAAACACACAGTCTCACTATCCCTCGGACCGATGGCCGCTCAGTGGTTGTGTTTCGTGGAGACGCTGAGACTAAGAGTTTCTGGTGAGAGACATCAAGGAATACTACCTATTATTAATGGAGAAACCATGGACCAGATCGAACATAGGCATAATAACCAATTCGGTGCGCGGATGGACCACGAGCATGACGGTTTGCCGTATCATGGCCATGATCTAGATAGGAACGATGGGCGGGCGCAATATTACCAGGTAGCCAGCCCTGAGCAGTCGGTCACCCTAAACCCTGCCGACCCGTTCGACGCGGCACTGATTCCTATCGTCAAGACGAATCGGGCCAAGCGCAAAGATTACGCCAAAGATGGTGACCCATTCTCGAACTTCAAGACCACAGCAGCGATGCTGGGGCTTGATGGGTTCGGGCCGGCCGAGTCGGCTTACTTCAACGTGCTTCAAAAAGTCGCCCGGCTGCAGTCGTTACGCATGAACGGCCGCATGGCAGACACCGCTAATGAGTCGGTGCTCGACACCTACCTCGACTTGGCAGTGTACGGAGTCATCCTTTATGCCATTGTTTTGGGGCAGGCGGCGTGTGAAGTCAGAAATGAGATTTTCCATGATGCGGGCTGAGTTGCAATTCGGGGTGTGCTACCTGTCGAGCGGCATCGTCGTGCCGACGCGCACAGACAAAATTGCTTATCGCACGGTGGACAAGCTCTTAGCCCTTAATGTCCCAGCCGAGGTGAAGTGCCGGAGGATCACTTACGGGGCCTGGGGACGGCCGCAAATAGAATTATTGAGCAGGGGGTAGTAGAGACATGGACTTTAAGTACCCGGTAATTGTGGTAGACACTGAGACTACCGGGCTCGAACTAACCGAAGGACACTTTGCTGTTGAGGTGGCCTGGTGGAACCTTGTCACCAACGAGCGAGACTGCTTTATCCCACCGCACAGCGTGACTCTTGCGCTGCGCATCGGTGACCCTGCAGCACTAGAGATGAATAAGTATCGGGACCGGATTGCGTTGCGTATCTCTGCCCAAGACACCAGCGGCCACCAAGCGTCGAGGCTTGAAGACCAACTAAGGGATAGCACTCTCGCCGGCTCCAATCCACGGTTTGACGCCAGTTTTCTAGTACCGAGGGTTCTCCGGCCGGTCTGGCATCACAGACTCTGGGATCTAGCCCCTTATGCGGCTGGGATCTTAGGGCTTGACTACCTGCCAGGCCTCGCTGATGTGTGCGAGCAACTGGGGGTGCAGCCGCCCGGTCACACCGCTGAGGGCGACGTGACCGCTACCGGCCGTTGCTTGTTGATTCTGCGGGCGCGTGCGGCCATGGACCCTCGGTGAGTAGCGCCGTGCAACCTCAAAGTGTGGTGTCTGTGTATGGGTCGGTGGCGCAGACCTACTACCAGCGCGGCTGGGAAGGTGTGCTGCCACTGCCACCAGGGGCCAAGACCGAACCCCCCAAGGGCTACACAGGCGACACCGGGCGGTACCCGACGCAGGCTCAGGTGGCCGGCTGGGCGAGCACCCATGCCGCCGGCAACGTCGCCTTGCGGCTGCCGGACAATGTCCTCGGACTCGATGTCGACGCCTACGAAGGCAAGCTGGGTGGCCAGACGCTAGCGGCCTTAGAAGCCCGGCTGGGGCGCCTCCCGGCTACCTGGGTGAGCACGTCCCGCGAGGACGGCAGCGGATCCGGGATTCGCCTCTTCCGGGCACCTGGCGGCCTGGTATGGCGCAACGGCATCGGCGCGGACATCGACGTCATCCGCCGGTCCTGGCGCTACGCTGTGGTCTGGCCGAGTACGCACCCCAAAACCCGCAGCACCTACCGCTGGTACGCGCCCGGCTGGATCCCGGCGGTCGCACCGCCTGGGCCTGGGGATCTTGCTGAGTTGCCTTTTCCCTGGGTGCAGTTTTTGACCGAAGTACCGGAAGTAGGGAAACCGAGGGCAAGCAAAGGAGTAAATCGTCTTAAGTCTGATGACTTTTTTGAACCGCCGATTCCTTATAAGGAGGCTAACCGCAGAATCCGGGCACGTTTGGATGCTGTGACTGACCATGCGCGTCGAGGGTGGGCTGGCTTCCGGGATACTTTACGGGATTCTTCATATGATATTGGTGGATTTGTTGGCGGAGGGCATCTTAGCTATGAGGAAGCTCAGCAAGCTTTGACCCAAGCTATTATGTACGCAAGCACACCAGACCGTCCAGTATGGCCAAATACAGATGATTTGTTGTGGATTCAACAAGGGCTTGATGATGGAGCTTCGTTAGCGTGGAAGGTAGCTAAGCCTAGGCCGGTGACACCTGACCCAAAAGTAATAACGGAAGGACGTAGTGACAGCGAAGAAGTAAAGAAGGGTGATGGTAAAAGGGGGCGCAAGCTTCCTCTTATCCCTGACCATGTGTGGGAAAAAAGGAGCTGGTTGCAGGCAATCCGAGATAGGTCGCGAGGCACATCCGATAGCCCGGATGGTGTGCTTGGCGCTGTGCTAGGCATTTACGCTGCTAGCGTCCCACACAATGTCAAGATTTCGACAGGTATCCGGCGGCCGATCGGCTTTTCGCTCCTTGTTGGGCTCGTGAGTAAATCAGGTCGGGGCAAGTCCAGCGCCTGGGGGATGGCGTGCGATGAGTTTGCCCCTGATGATGCAGCACCTATCTACCCCGTGCCTACTGGGGAAGGGCTCACCGAAAAACTAATGGGGAAGGTGATCACGATCGATCCTTTTACAGGCAAGGAGGTAAGCGATAAGAAGCAAGTTCGGTATAACGCGATATTCCATATCGATGAGGGCGCAGCACTTAACGCGGGGATGCTTCGGGATGGGGCCTCGGTCGGCGCCGTCATGCGGGCTATGTTCTCAGACCAGCAACTTGGTAACGCTAACGCTGATGTAGACCGAGCGCGCAACATCCCACGCGGGATGTACTCTCTTTCTCTGATCGTGGGCTATCAGCCGTCAACAGCTATGCGGATAGTTAAAGACACCTCTACAGGGATGGCTCAGCGGTTCCTGTGGTTCTCTGCCCGCCGGCGGCCGACGATGGAGCCCGGCATCCCTGAAGTGCCGAGGTTTGTGCTGCCCCACATCACGACTCTGCCTGCAGCGAATACATCGAGCGGGGCGGCACAGCATCTCGTGCACGTGGCGCCGGACGTGGCGGCTCTGATTCAGCACGAGAGCGATGCACGGGACGCTGCGGATGAAGACGACGCGGAAGACGACCTCGACTCGCAGCGGCCTGTTGTGGTGGCCAAGGTGGCGGGGCTGGCCTGCTTGATCGAAGGCCGGACACAGATCACCATGGACGACTGGCAGCTGGCCAGCGAGCTGTACGCGGCTAGTTGCGCCGTGCGTGACGAACTGATCGAGCTGGACGAAGAGCGGTCCGTTGTCGAGCGCCGGACCCAGGCGGCCCAGCAAGGCGAGGCTGATCAGGTGCGGAAGATGTACGGGGTCGAGGTGGTCAACGTCGCCGGCACGATCGTGCGACGGCTGCAGAAACTTGCTCGCTCTGTGCCGCACCGGGATTTGGTGCATGCAGTTGCCTCAAAACATCGCGTTTACTTACGTAAATCCATAGAGTTAGCTCTAGAACAGAGCTGGATTGTCGAGGTAGATGGAAAATTTTTGATCGGCGATGTGCCGTTTGAGTAATACGTAAAATAAAATCTGGTCACTCTCTGTAATAGGGGGTGGCCATTTTTTTATTCCCGGAAAAATTTTGGTGGAATCTTCATGCCCGATTTAGGCAACCTGAGTGTCCGTTTTGGGTAAATCAAGTTCCAACGTTGGAAGGGGCGGTGGAACACATCGTCGCAGCTCAGAGCACGTTGGAATCGTTGGAACCGTTCCACCACCCTCCCGAGCCCCTAGGCAATATTTTGTAATATTACAGATTACCGAGGGTAATTATTTCCTCTGTATTTAATGTATCGTAACAGTGTTATAAAACTACTTATACATCACGTAAGGAAAATATTATTTATTCACAAATATTTACCCCGTCGGGTGTGGAGGGTGTTGGAATCGTTGGAACCGTTCCAACGTGCCCTGACCTGCGACGATACGTTCCACCACTGTTCCACCGCCCCCAGAGCTAGCAGCGTTTGCCCAGGTCAGAGGCTTTCCACCGTTGGAACGCTAGGGCGTTTGCCCAGGTCAGAGCGCTGGCTTCTTGATAGATTAGTCATCGTTGCAGGTCAGGGCACTAGCCTTGCGGAAAACTAGCTCTTGTGTGATACGATCACGTCATGACTGATCACGAAACGGAAGAGTGCCTAGTGGCGCCGATCCAAACCATGTACGCCCCCTCGGACCGAGAACGGATCCGAGCGGCTGCGCGGCGCAAGCATCTGGCACCCTCGGTCCTTCAGCGCGTTGTGGTGCTTGAATGGCTGGATGCCCAGGAGCGTGGAGTATGATGCGCTGCGCTCTTTACCGACATTTTGATGTTGATGATGTGCTTCTCTATGTTGGTATCAGTGAACGACCAGGCGCTCGATCTAGCGGACACGCCGCTGATAGTGTGTGGGTTCAATTTGCTGTACGTGAGGAGGCTGTGTGGTTGGACAGTCGTGAAGAAGCGTTAGCAGCTGAGCGCATCACGATCCAATCTGAAAAACCTTTGTTTAACCGGCAACACGTCAATTACGATAAACAGCCTACGATTGATTATCTCGCTCGCCAACTCAAGTGCATTCAAGAGCATACAGTTTGCAATTCTATGCATGGAATTGCTTCCGCTTCAATAGAACGGGCGGTTTATCGGTGGCTTGATACAGCGACGTTCGCGGACGGACAGATTCTCAATGATTTTAGTGAGCCTGTGGAGCGAGCTGTCAGAGATTGGCTAGAAAAGAAACAACCTCCGCTTATTGTCGCGCCGTGGTCTGCTCAGAATGGAGCCCAGAATGCCAGCATGTAAGCAGCTGCGCCAGCACGACACCCTCAGCATCGCGGCCGGCGCACAAGTTAAGATTCTGGAATGTGGAGATGAAGCGACGGAGACGGTCGCCCTCGGTGGCGAGGTGTACGAGATGTGCCAGCGGTGCGCGACGGATGCGGTCAACCAGTTCAGCGCTGTTGAAATCAAGGCGGCCCAGGAGCGGGACGCAGCCCGGCTCCGGCAGTACTCGGAGATCATGGCGACCGGCGCGGAGGTCTGGGTGTCTTATCCCGAGATCGCTGGGTGGTTCGGTGCGTGTGCCGTGCAGCTAGAGGCCATGGCGGTTGATGTCTTGGAAGGGAAGTTGTGAGCCAGTTTTTTGACCCTGGCGCTGAGCTGCCCCCGGACCTTGAGCGCATCGCCGAGGCGCTGCAGGGTATCCGCAAGGAGCTGGGCTTGATCCGGCACTCACTGGAGGCGATAGCCAAAATCCAGCTGCTGTGACCACCACCACGGCGCCCAGATGCCCCGCCAGGGCTTCGCTCACGCCGCTAGGGCCGGCTCGCCCGTGTCCCTGGTAGGCCCAGATGCTCTACGAGGCCCTCAGGCTGTGTTTTCATGATCGATAAGTAAAGAAGGGACAAACCAGACATGACCACGGCGTTTCCAGTGCTCGACATGGCCAAGCAAGGCCCCCGGCTGGCGCACAACTCCCGAGCCGTGATGGCCCAGGTGGGCTGGCTGGGACACTCTGGGTCGGTCTACGCACTCGATGACGAACCGCACGACCAGCGAGAACGAGGCGGCTACAGCCCGCTCTACATCCAAATTGGCCGCTGGGAGCATCTTGGCGACGGCAAGTACGGGATCAAAGACTAGGAGGGTTGATGGGTATTCATTTGGGCGGCGTAGGGCTTGGCGCAGCCGGCGGCGGAGGAGGCACATGGGGTGAGAATCTATGGCCACTTGATACGGCGTTGCATAGCTGGCCGAGTGCGAAAGACGAGGACCGATAATGTCAATCGAAGAAGACCGACAGCGGTACCTGGCTGCCGCGCATGCTGTGCAGACATCGATAGCCTTTACTATGGGCCGCGATACTGAACCTAAGCATCTCCGTACTGGAATTGATCTCACGAAAAGTGATCAAGGCGCGCTGGCGACTTTGCTGATCGAGAAAGGGGTTATCACAGAAGCGGAGTACTTTAAGGCACTCGCCGATGGTATGGAGCGCGAGAAAGAAATGCGAGAGGCTGAGATGGGGGTTAAGTTAAAATAATGGGATCTTCACCCTCGGCTGAACTGTACTGGGGTTTCAACCTCGGCGAGATGGTAGACGAAGACTGGGAACCTACTGGCCCTTCATGGCTTGTGCACGAAGAGAATTTTGATGGCGGTGATCGGGACTGGCGGGAAGAGTTGGCTACGCGGCTGGGCTGGGAGGAGGTACCGTTCCCGGAAGATCTGTGCCCGGCACGACCGAAGTACACATCTGACCCGCGCAAAAACCGGCAACTTGGACAAGAGTATGGGGAGAAAGAAAAAGCTTTTTATCTCACGCCGGAGTATTTAGCATACTCGGCTAGTCGAGATCGTATGCGTGAGTTGGTGAAAGACTGCCCAGTTGAGTTGCACATCTGGAATTCTTCGGAAGACTCCGAGTACTGCGTGCGAATTTTGGCGTCTGTGCAGTGTGCTGATGATTGGGGCTCAATTGAGTTGCAGCCGCTTGAGGTTGATCCGGCATGGCATGATCAGCTTCTTCAGTTCATGACCGTATTGGAGTTGCCCGTGCCAGAAGATAAGCAGCCGGGCTGGCACATGTGCTGTGCTTATGGGTGAGGGGTTTTCTATGGACGACAAGATGCCCTGTGGTGCGCCAATTGGTGTTATGTGTTTATGCCACGACTATGTGAAGCCGGCAAACTGGGACCTTACTGGCAGTTTGCCGGCGGCCGAAGTGTGGGTGCCTCGGTCAAAACGGTCGGTCGAGGTACCGAATCTTAGCGTCTCCGGCGACGGACCGGCCTAGCTCGTCAGTGGCCACATACCAGATGTAAACGAACGGGTCGCCGACGTAGGGGGCAAGACCGGCGGCCTTTTCTTTGATGAGAATGTGTGTGCTTATGGCGGGCTCGTGGGCCGAGCTGCCGGTGAGCGTGAGGTTTAGTCGTTGCGTGAATGGCACCTGTACGCGGTCTGGCGGGTACCTAGGGGATCCATTGAGCCAGTCTCGTAACCAGGACATCATGTCTTGGTAAGCCGGGTGGCACTCGCCAGGCGGCGGGGGCTCTCGCATGCCCGGATCATAGCACCTCGGCAACGTAACGCTATCCGTTGCAATTCTGCAACTGATCATGAACTTTCGGTACTACTCGTCAGAAGTAGACACACGGTGGTAGCATCCCGAGACATGGCGACGGACGGACAGTTAACCAGGGGTGCAGCAGCGTGCATACTTGGTATTAGCGTTCGTCAATTAGATCGATACGGTGACGAAGGCATATTAACCAAGTACTCCAATGGGTCCAACCGCGTTCGGTACTGCCGGCAGCAGGTGGAGACCCTCCGGCGTCGCCGTGACCAGTTCGTGCCTGCCCGCGAGGCCTGCTGACGCTAGGTGCCCCCTGTTGCGGGCTGTTGACCCTGCTTGACCTGCGATGTTGTGCCCTGTTGACCCCTGGCTAGCTTTGCGGTAACGTTGTTGAGCAGACCAACAAACTGAGGGTGTCAAACCCAACGGAGGGGAACTATGCATGAACGAAGCGCGGTAGATGGTGACGAGCTGGTAACCATCGAGCCGGCCGCAGAGCCCCGGCAGTACCTCACGCGGGTAGATGAGTTCGAGGTGTGGAGCATCCAGACTGCAGCCGAGATTGCCCAGGACTACGAGTACAGCCACTACAGCGGGTGTGGTCGCCCGGACGTCATCATGCTGTTGTCGCTCGATGGCACCGCACCGGAGTGGGTAACTGCCGTGATCATGGCTCACTTGGCCGACGAAGACGATTACCTCTACACCACCTATGAACTACGGGATGCATCAGGCAACACACATGACCGGTTTACGGTCAAAATTGATGGGAGAGCGTGATGACTGTTTGGGGTTTTCTTACAGGAGACCATAGCAAAACTAGCCTTCAAAGTAGCCGAGAGCCTGAGCAAGATGCGGATTGCACGTGCTACAAAAATATGTTCGGGAGCTGGGTGCTCGACCCTCGCTGTCCATCTTCCATCCGACGCAAGGCCGCCCAGTGAGATGAGTAAGCAGCGATGTGCCCGCTGCGGACATACAACGCCCTATTGCGAGCGGTGCAAGCGCAGCGACCCGTTCCTTGGTGGTCGAGTCAATAATCAGTATTTCTGCCACACATACAGCTCTGAGTATCCGACGTGTTATATGCGCGAAACCCAGGAAGGTTCCAAATCATGAATACCACAATGACAATCCAAGATGCCAACGTAATTCGGCTGCGTGAGATCAATCCTGAGCGGGTCTATGCTGAGGCAGTAGGCATCGAAGCCCGGCAGGCCTGTGACACTGATTTTCTACACGGCAAGGCCGTGGTGTCGATCTGGCCGGAAGGCCACCCATACCTCGATGCGGTGTGCATGGCGTGCGCGGTGCCGGTTATCGAAGGATGGCTCACCTTGGATGTCTGCGATTACGTTACGGTTCGGGTGCTGGCATGACTTACCAAGCGCCAGTCGAGTTGCTCTCCGCTGCAGAAAGTGTTTTCGATGGTTGGTATGCGGAGTCTTCTCGTATTGATTGGGAAGATTTTATTGACCGGCTAGAGACGTACGCGGGTGTTGACATGGGCAGTGACATGACGTCGCCAGCCATCCAAGCTGTACAACGACATATACGGACTTACCGGAAGCTAGAGAGTTAAATTATGGCGGCCCTATTACAAGTTCTTAATGACCTAGCCCAGACGGGCTGGGACGGGCTGAGCCCAATCTTCGCAGCGGTTTGGAGCAAGGGTGTGCTCGCCACGCTGGCGGCCGTGGCGTTCGTGCTCTGGGCATGGAAAGCCTCGTGAGCTGTAACACTGTTGAGCTGAACAACGACATACTGAGTATGGAAGACAGCAACGTAGTCGCCAAGGCTCTAGCCACCAACCTTCTCATTGCTCTGCTGAAGGCTGGCGCCGGTTGGGTGACAGGCTCTGCCTCGTTGCTCTCTGAGGCTGCGCACAGCGTGGTCGATAGCTCTACGGAGGTCATCCTCCTTGGCGGCAGTTGGCACGCTCAGCGGTGGAATAATGCCCGGTATTTTTGGGGCCTAGTGGCCAGCATCAACATGTTTGCCATCGGCGGTCTTTACGCCATCTATGAGGGCTACCAGGCTGCCACAGAGCCGGCCAAGGCCGGCACGGCACTTTGGATGGGACTTATCGTGCTGACCGTCTCCTTCGGGTTGGAGTGCACGTCTTGGGTGCGCGCGGTCCGCACGCTGGCGGCTGAGCGCGGGGGACAGAGTTGGTACCGGCTGTTGCGCACAACTTGCAGCACAGACATCAAGGCTGTGCTGGTCGAGGACTCTGCGGACTTGACGGGATGTGTGCTGGCTGGCTTGGGGCTCAGCCTCCGAGGGCTGACCGGCTCCGCTGTTTGGGACGGCATAGCTTCCATCCTGATCGGCTGCATGCTCATCGGAATGGCTTACGAGCTAGGCGCCCAAAATTTCAAGCTGTTAGTTACCAAGGAGGTGACAGCATGAGGGTTGAAGCAGAGATCACGGCAATGCATGATCGATTGATGCGAGACAGCATGATGTTTACAGGTAATCATAATCACCCAGCTATTGTCGCCCTGGGCTGGGTGTGTGATCGGCTAGTACCCGATGCGGAGATCCTTGCCGCTGCTGACTTGGCCGACGATGACGAGTACGAAATCCGCGCGGAAGATGTTGCTGAGCGTCTCGTTGAGCTAGCTGAAGATGACGTGTCGGCACTGAAAGAGTACTTTAGTCGGACGGTTAATGTGCGTCTTGTCGAGATAGCCGCAGCTGCGCGTAAAGTTGATCGGCTGTGCAAGGCTGAAATGAAGAGAAGAAAGGATAGTAATGGCTAGGATTGAGTATCAAAGCTGGAAGCCCGGCAGCGAGGCGCGAGAAGCCATCGCACAAGCGAACGCTATTTGCCGGGAGTACCAGCTGGCTGGGTACGACTTGACTCTGCGGCAGCTTTTCTACCAGTTCGTCTCGCGCGACTTAATCCCCAACTCCCAGCAGAGCTACAAGCGCCTCGGCGATATTATCAACAAAGCGCGATTGTCCGGGCTTATGGATTGGAATTACATAATCGATCGCACACGTAACCTGCAGTCGCTCTCTCACTGGTCGACTCCCGGTGAGATCATCCGCTCGGCCGCACAGTCGTTTGCCTTGGACAAGTGGCGCAACCAGCCGACTCGCGTAGAAGTGTGGGTAGAGAAGGAGGCCCTTGCTGGCATCGTCTCACAGGCCGCTGATCGATACGACTGTGCGTGGTTCTCGTGCCGGGGTTATGTGAGCCAGAGCGAGCTTTGGGGTGCCGCTCAGCGTCACCTGAGGTACCTCAAACAAGGGCAGCGTGTTGTGGTGGTGCACCTCGGCGACCATGACCCATCCGGTATCGACATGACCCGCGACATCACAGACCGGCTGATGATGTTCATCACTCAGGACTGGCTTAATCAAATGATGCCGCCTGGTGAGGAGTCAGTGCGGGTATCTGAGATTATTAAACACATGATCTATAATATCGATAATGTTGGTATGCTTTCGGGTGACCACGCAGGCCGAGATCCTATTACGGTTAACCGAATCGCGCTCAATATGCACCAAGTAGAAGAGTACGATCCTCCACCAAACCCAGCGAAGCTGACCGATTCCCGGGCGCCTGATTATGTGGAGCTTTATGGTGACGACAGCTGGGAGCTTGACGCTTTATCACCAGAAGTGTTAGACAACTTGATCAGTGAGGCTATTAGGAAGCAGTTAAACCAGGAGTTGTTTGAGGACATGGCAAGCGATGAAGAAAACCACCGTGAGGTTCTCACCGCTGCATCTGCCCGGTGGTCCGAGGTGCAAGATTTCTTGGAGGCATAGTGATAAAAGACGTGATGGACACACCAGCGGTGGCCGCTTACCTCGGTTATGCAAATCTTAATGGCGTCAGTGTGTGGGCGAAACGGCGTGGAATTAAACCGCTGTATAAGCAACCAGGGCACAAGGGTTTCAATGTGTATGCACGAAAGGATGTTGTCGAGGGCAAGGAGAATATGCCGGGACAGGGCAGGAGGTCAACGAAGTAGCGTAGCTGACTACTGCGTGTCGTGCTTTCGCTAGCCCTCGGTAACTTAGCAGCATCCTGGGCACCTAGGCTCTCGACGGCAACCGTCGCCCGTCCGGGGCGTCTATCTGGGCACTACCAGTAGAGGGAGCCGTGTATATGAAGGGTCTGCGGGTTACGCAGCTGCTTGAAGCCTGGTGGGGTCACCACCGCACGCCGCGCGGCCGGCACAGGTTGGGACGGCTGCACTCCTCCGGCGGTCGCCACCTCGCCGCGTGAGCCCGGTACCGGTGCTCTACCTCGATCTTGATGGCACTGTGCGTCACGGTCTTGACGAGCTGGGCAGGTTCGTGACCAGCCCTGATGATGTGGTGATCTTCCCTGAAGCGGTAGAGATGATGCGGCGCTGGAAGGTGGCCGGCGGCCGGATTGTTGGTGTGTCTAATCAAGGCGGCATCGCCCTCGGCCATCTAACCATGCATAGTTGCGCAGAAACGATGATGCGCACTCATGAACTAACTAGTCAGCTGTTCGATAAAATTTTGTGGTGTCGTCACCACCCACAAGCTGAAGATCCGCTGCAAGCTCGTTGTTGGTGTAGGAAGCCCGCTCCTGGTCTCTTGATTGAGGGGGCCTTGTATATGGCTTTGGATCATAAAACAGAAATTTACCCTCTCTCCATGGCTTTGATGGTGGGAGATCGACCAGAAGACAAAGAGTGTGCTCGATCAGCAAGCATTGATTTTCAGTGGGCTCACGAATGGAGGGCTCAAACATGACTGATCATCGTTGCGCACGAGGTAGCCGGTGCGCACGCACGGAGACCGTCTCCTATGATCACTGCGCTGGGGAGTGCCAGTGTCACCTGGGCCCTCACTACCTCTGTTCAGTGCCAGGAGGCTGCGGGCATCTGCACAAGGCCACCTCAGCTGATGTAGGGGCCATGATCGAGCATCAGCGTGGTTTGTGTTCGCTCTGTGAGCTGGTTGTGGCCGATGCGCTTGCTGATTTGCCTCAGGACTACGTCTCGCTGCGTGCGGCGCAGCATCGGGGCGTGTCGCCGGCTACTGGGGAGCTGGTCATGGCCACTAAAGATCTCCCCGTGCCGATTTCGCTTACACTCACCACGCTGGCTGACCAGATCGAAATCGAAACAACGGCATTCGCTGAGCCCGTTGCGGAGAAGCTGCACATAGACTGGGACAGAGCCACAACCCCACGGGCGGTAAGTCGATACGGCGTGCCACCACGTTACAGTGGTTCAGTGATACTGAATAAAGCGGCAAACTTGCTGCGCAATTCTGTTTATACTTTGCTGAACTTACCTACTTGGGAGTATCGATTATGGGGTGAGGACGGCTGGGTTGAAGTGGCGGTGGATGGGGTTGGTGCTGCACTCACGCTTCTCGCATTGCACCACGCTGCCCGATCTACGCTAGGTCTTACTCGGGCAGTAATGACTATGCAGGCGCGATGCCCCTGGTGCAGGGCGCAATCTATTGTGCAAATATCAGGCAGAGCCCACAAAGAATGTCAACTGTGTCTCGTTAAATTCACGGAACGTGAATACGAGCAGCTAACGATTATTACCATCAACGATCATCCGAAGCCTCCGAAAAAACCACAGCGTTTCGGACCTCAGCTTTCTAGCTCAGTTGAGGGCTCAGTAGGCAGGCCAATGCCAGGGTGAGCCGGCCATGGCCGTGGAAAGAGACCCCGCTCAAGCAACGAGAACGGGTAGCCCTGAGCTATCGGGCTCTAGTGGAGAAACTCAATCCAGAAGCGTGCGCTCAGCTTGATGCCGAGATGCTGGAATTTGGCGTGCGCTGGGTTGTGCCGCAAGTTGTGACTTACATAGACACGGATTTACTTGATGCAGTGATGGCCGCTAACTACTGTCAAGTCAATGTTAAGACGATGTATGTTTGGCGGTCCCGAGGGCTTGCCTCGGTCGACACACCGGACGGCATCCGGTTCCGGTTCGCTGACTTGCAGCGGTGGGTAGCTGGTAGTCGAGGCTGATACGCTGCGTGATCGCTAGTGGTGTAAAGGAGGCAGGGGTGCCCTGGCCAGCGTGGCGGCAACGGCAGACCTGCTCATGACAGGCAGCGTCAGTTCCGCGTGGCTTCAAGCACGCCGGCCGAGGGGCCGGTAATGCTGGGTTCGAGTCCCAGCCTAGCGATCAGTGCTTGGTTGCAAAAATGCAATCACCTCTCTGACCTGCGAAGTTTGCACATAAGCTGTCGCTTGACTACCGTCTTTCGACAGGACGACGTGTGCCTGCAGCACAGCGCCGCAAGTTCCCCTGCGTGGGGAAGCCACGAACCGACCGAGGCGAAGCAACCCCCGACTCCCCGCCTCGGTCGGTTCGCACACATTTGGGGATAATATGCTTCTCACCCTGGCCTACATCTGCATCGTTATTGGGGTGATTTTGATCATCCTTGGAGCCCTCGGTGTGACTGCCGGGCTGACTCCCTACGGGACGCACGGCGGTGTGACGCTCTTGGTTATCGGAGTCATTCTCTACGTGGTTTTACTTTTGCTACCAGCTGCACCTGCGTAGACTGAGAGTTCATGAGCAGCAATACGGCGACAGGCCCGGATGACCGGTCAATAGGTGAAAATACACTAGTTGACCGTGAAAATACACGACATAATATAGCAAACTGGGTAAGACGGAACTATCCGCAGCAATGGGATGTTTCGTGCGAAGAGCTGGCTGAGCTGATAGACATTCTAGGGCTTTGGCCCAGGTATGACCCACCAGCTGGCACTACCCCGACGCAACGCACGAAGATCACAGACTGCGGACCGGTGCTCCTGAGCAAGGCGTAACCCAGGGCAGCACACGTCGTTACTGAGGGCATGCGCTCACCTAAGCTGGCTGTAGTCGGGGCCGTAGCCACGGTAACCGCGTCCGTCGCCCTTGGCCTGCTGCTGGCGTTGCCAGCGTTTGCTGGGCCCACTGACTGCCCTGAGGGCTCTCTGACGAACTGCGTCATCCCCAGCTGCCCAGGTGGGGTCACTCAGCCCTCCCCCGGTGTGGTTCAGTGCGATCTGGGTTCGCTCGTGCTGGCGCGCGCCAGGGCTGAGGTCTTGACCCCTGATCAGGTGGTCAACCTCTGTGTTGATGCGAAGATTCGCAACGCTGCGCGCATCCGTATCGTGATCCGGCGGCCCGAGCTGATTGTGATCGATGGCAAGACCTGTGACGTTGTTGTGCCAACAACGAACACCCCAGCTCCTGTAGTGCCTTCCGCCACGGAAGCCCCCGCGCCACCCGTTGTTACGGCTAGCCTGCCTGTGACTCACTAATGGGAATTATCGTAGCGCTGCTGGTTTTGTGGCTGGTCTGCATTGTGGTCGGCTTCTTAGTGAAGACCGTTCTATGGCTAGCCATATTCGGAGTTGTGGCGTTCATTGTGACAGTAGGCGCTGGGGTTATTCATGCGGTGCGTCGCTAATCAATGGGCGCATCAAGCTCCCCGTGCGCGTATTCGTCGTGCTCAGTGTCGAGCAGTGCTGTGATTTCTTCGTCAGTGACCATGTGACCTCCCTGGTGTGTTTTTCGGCTTTGAATTATACCGCAGCTAACCGCTCACCGCAGAGAATCAACCGTTCACCGCTAGATGGGTTTACTTAGCCTCTTCCATCACAGAGGCTGCCCGGCATGTCTGGAAAGCATCGAGCCTGCGCGTCTCGCCGGCCCCGCGTGCCTGGCTTCGTCATCGCATCTACGGTCGCCGCTATCGGTGCCACGGTTGCCGGACCACTCGTAGCGCACGCCGATACAGGCACCAACTGGGACGCCATAGCGGCATGTGAGAGCGGCGGAAACTGGGCTACCAACACTGGTAATGGTTTCTATGGGGGTCTGCAGTTCACTCGGTCTACTTGGCAGGCTAACGGTGGCTCAGGAGAGCCACAGAACGCAAGCAGAGCTGAGCAAATCCGGGTAGCTGAGAGTGTCAAGCGCACCCAGGGTATCGGAGCGTGGCCGGTCTGTGGTCGGCACGCTTACGATGGTGGTGCTCAGCAAGTTGTGCCGGTCGTAGACCATCCGAGCGTTGCACCTCAGCACACTCGGCCGGAGCCGGCCCCGCAGCCTGCTGTAGCTAAGCCCGACGTCTTGATGGGCCCTGAGCTTGTCCCTGGCAGTGCTACTGATGTAGTGGAGCCCGGTGGCTGCGTGAGCACGGTTGCTCAGCGGAATCACACGAGCTGGCAGCAGCTGGCCGAGGTCAATCATCTCAGCGCGCCGTACACGGTCCAACCGGGCCAAGTATTGCAGCTTCCCTAGTGACTTGGTGGGGCTGGTTGCTGGCCGGCCTTGCTGCCGTGGTTGCGGTGTGGACGGTGCTTCGCTAGCCAGTATGCGGCGCGCTCGGCCAGTGTAGGTCTTGCCCGTAGTCGGTGCCGGGGATCACGCGGCCGGCGGTAGTTGGACACAACAACCAGGATGCTGCGCTCCATGGTGGGCCTGCTTTCGTTAAGGAACGGCCCGTACTTACTGCTGCCCAGCAGTCGTGCCTGGGATGGTAACGCGTAATTGAAGATCTAGTTACGCGATCCACCTGAATGGATTAAATGAGGTGCTTCATGGTCGCTGGCAAAGAAGTCACACCTAAAGACGCTGAAAGTACCGAGCGCTTGATGCGCTACTGGTCAGAAGGCGAAGGCGCGACTAAGTTGCAGTGGGGTGTGACCGGAGATTTTAACCGTTGTCGAGTTGAGTTAAGTAAGTATGTGGGGCCAAGCACTGTGGATGGTTTGTGTGCGAACCTACATAAAAGGGCTACTGGTTTTTGGCCAGGTCACGCCCCGACTGAACAAACGCCGGGCGCCAGCAAAGACAAGGGCAAAAAATGATGGCCGACCTGCTGATGATTGTGCCGTCACGAGGTCGCCCTCAAAATGCCCGGGATCTGTACACTTCGTGGATGGCTACAGCGACCGGAAACTCACAGTTGCTTTTCGTTGTTGACGACGATGATCCCCAACTCGGCACATATGAAAATCAGATGGCGTGGATGCTTAATGCCCAGCTGCTTGTAGGGCCGAGGCTGCGCATGGTGGGTTCGCTCAACGCGGCCGCCACGAGCCAAGGGCGGCAATACAAGTATGTGGGTTTCATGGGCGATGACCACCGGCCCCGCACGGTTGATTGGGATAACCGCCTCATGGATGTGCTGGCTCAATCGCCGGCCAGCATCGCGTACGGTAATGATTTGCTGCAGGGTGAGAAAATGGCTACGGCCGTTGTGATGACCTCGGATATCGTTGCGGCCCTCGGCTACATGGCGCCGCCCTGCTTGGTGCACCTTTGTGTTGATTTGTGTTGGAACCTGTGGGGTGAGCGCCTCGGCACGTTGACGTACCTGGATAATGTCGTTATTGAGCACATGCACCCAGCTAACGGCAAAGCGATGAATGATGCTGGTTACCAGGATGCAAATAGCACAGAGCGCATCGCCTCAGATTCCGCCGCGTTCTACGAATACCGAGACGGTGGTCAGCTAGACGCTGATGTCGACAAGTTGCGTACCTTGTTGTAGACTACACAGAGTAAGGACCCCAGCGAGTGCGGGAACACTCCTGGGGCCGTGGCTAACCTGAGAGAGCAGGCTCGCATGAAGTATGATACACGTCCATGCATAATTTGCAATGTACCTTATAATCCTGTGCGGGTCGATTCACGTGCATGCGGTAAGAGGTGCCGGAATATACTAACTCGTCGTGAATCTGATGCGCGTAAGCGTGGGGAATTCGTGCCGTTACGACGTCCTAGAATTGTAACCAGTACTTCAAAAATGTGCACTCTGTGTGAGAAAATCAAAAAATTCACAGAGTTTGGCAACAAAGCGGCAAGTCCAGACGGCTTTAACACTTGGTGCCGTGCTTGCGCAAATGATCGAAGTCGTGTGTGGTATTGTGACAATACCGAACGTGCTAACACTAATACTCGCGCGTGGCGCCTTCGACAACGTGGTTTTACTGCGTATGAACTAGCTTATCGCATGAATGAACAAGATAACAAATGTGTTGTGTGTCTTAGTCGGTTTCATTCTTCTGGTAAGCGCACTCCTGTCATTGATCACGACCATGCCACAGGCCATACTCGCGGAATTATTTGTACATTGTGCAACACAGCTATAGGTCAACTCGGCGACAATGAGACGGGATTGCAACGGGCGCTTGAGTATGTACGTCGAGGGAGTCTGGTGAGTGCATGACCCTGGTTGTTGTGCCGTGGCGCGACGACGGCCACCGCGTCTTGACCTGCACGGCTGTCTGTATCGCCCTCAGGCACATGCTGCCGAGGTCGCCCATGGTCTTGGCCGACTCTGGCCATGAGCCCTTCAACCGCTCGGCCTCACGCAACCTCGGCGTCCGCTCCGCAGATCCTGGGGAGCTTGTAGTGGTGTGCGACGCGGACACGCTTCCAGATCCTCAGGGTCTCGCCACGGCCATCCGACGCGCCTATGATGGCCGGCTGCACTACCCCTTCGCTGTCGTCAACTACCTCTCTGAGGCTGGCACGCTGAGCGTGCTGCAGGGTAATCAGCCAAGCCGGGAGCACATCGAGCGTTCAATACCCAGCGCGCAGGGCGGCATCATGGTCATGCGCGCCAGTGCGTGGCTCGAAGCCGGCGGCATGGATGAACGATTCATAGGCTGGGGCTATGAGGATAATGCGTGGTACGCCAAAGTAGCGAAGACTATCGGGCCGCCAATTCATCATGCAGGTGTGGCTTGGCATCTCTGGCACCCAGCGCTGCGGTATCAAGGTACTACCGAAGAGACCAATAACTTTTTGATGGCCCGGAAAGCGATTGATGAACGGTAATGGCTGAGTATCGCTTCTTCCCTGAGGGCACTGTCCCTTACGTTTCTACCGAGCAATTCCATCATGGTCGAGATCGCGCGCCGCACCTAGAACAACAAGCACACCGTACCCGGCTCTTTCGAGTCGCTCATATTGTGAGATCACTGCATCCCGATTCCGTTGTTGACCTTGGCTGCGGAGATGGCGGATTGCTGTCTTTGCTCAAAAATGTGGATTCATGGGGTTATGATTTTCAGCCGTCGAATGTTGAGGGCTGGGAAGAACGCGGTGTGACAGCGGAAACCAAAGATGTGTTGTACCCAGGCGCGGGTGTTCGTTGGGCTGAGGTTGCTGTGATGACCGAGGTACTCGAACACATTGCCGACCCTCACGGCGTTGTGGCTTGGGTAGCGAAACACTGCAAATACCTCGTGGCATCTTCACCCCATAGCGAGACACCTGAGTGGCATGCTGAAGAGCATGCTTGGGGTTGGGATATGTTGGGATACGCGGCTTTGTTCTCGGAGCACTGCGAAATCGTGCAGCATGAGTACATAGACTGGTGCCAGATTCTCGTAGGTCGGAGCAGATACGTATGAACAAAAAAGCTCTAGTGACCGGTTCGGCCGGGCTGATCGGCCGTTATTTTGTAGAGCACTTGCTTAGCGGTAGCTGGGATGTCACAACAATTGATATAAAGTATCGTCATCGAGATGCGCGCGAATACTTCCGTCAGATTGACACACCTAAATTTGACCTGGTCGTGCACTGCGCCGCGCACGTAGGCGGTCGGCTGGATATTGAGGGCAAGGCTGCTTTTATCGGGGCTTATAACGTTCAGCTTGATGGTGCGATGTTTGAGTGGGCTTTGCGCACTCGGCCAGCGCATGTTGTGTACTGGTCTAGCTCTGCTGCGTATCCTGTGTGTATGCAAAAAAGTGACCATTACGAGAGGCTTTGTGAGCCTGATATTAACGTGAATTTTCCGGCTCCTGCAGACTTTACTTACGGCTGGGCCAAGCTCGTGGGCGAGCGGCTTGCTCAAGAAGTTCAGGCTGAGGGAATCAAGGTGCATGTATTTCGCCCATTTTCGGGATGGGCCGATGACCAGGATACCTCATACCCGATGGGTGCCTTCTTAGACCGAGCCCGCCGCAAGGCAGATCCGTTTGACGTCTGGGGTGACGGCAATCAGGTACGTGATTTCATCCACATGAGCGACATCATCGGCGCGACCATGGCCGCGATAGACCAGGACTACCCCGGACCGCTCAACTTCTGCACAGGCGTGCCTACGAGCTTCAACGAGCTGGCCGAGTTGGTCACCTCGGCGGCTGGCTACCGTCCAGCGCTGAAACACCACTCAGACAAGCCTCAGGGTGTCCGTTACCGAGTTGGTGACCCTACCGAGCTGCACAAGGTCTGGACGCCTCGCGTGAGCCTTGAGGAGGGCATCACACGAGCGTTAGCAGGTAGAGCGTGATGCCGGCCAAGAGCACTAGCGCGCACAGGCCAATCTGGGAACCTAGGTAGTCGAGCTGCACGCGGCGGATGTTGCGGGCCTGGGCGATTCTGCTTGCGTTCATACTCTTAATATCGGAGCTGGGTGGCCGAACGTTACACACGAAAAAGCCCCGCCGTAGCGGGGCCTAGTCGTCACAGCTTCTCCGCTTGCTTCGGCCGCTTGTAGATGGCGAAACTCGCGTCTCCGCCCTTGCTCGCTACTACCTCGGCGACGAAGCGCACGCGCTGGCCCTTGAGGCGGTCATAGCAGCCAGCGGTAATGATGTTACCGATTAGGGAGCTAGGAACACTGCCCCAGACACGGTAGCCGTCGCACTCAACAGTCATTTTCCAGTCGACGGTGTTGTAGGCGTAGCCGGGCTGGTCTTTGACGCTGATGATAGTGCCCTCGATTACGATGTTCTTGCCCAACGGAGCGGCGGTCTTGGTGGCCTCATATGCCGCTTTCCTGGCCGCGCGATCAGCTTCTTCATTCATGATCCGCCGGACAACCTCGGCCTGACGCTCGCTGAGTGGCTTCTGAGACCTGACCACA